CAGCGGTAGCAGGGGCGAAGATGTCCATACAGCGTCTGGCAACCCACGATAAGGTCGAAGTCATCCACATCATCTCTAAGTGTGGCGTGAAGACCGAAGAGCGGAGCATCCACTGGCTCAACTGGAATAACCTTCTTGGTGCTACAGTGCGCCCACACAACGTACACTTCGTACGGAAGCGGCACCTAAAGGCTCCTATGGCACAGGCCCTTGAGCTTGACATCTTCATTGATGACCGCGAGGACGTCATTGACTCTATGCAGGGCGTCGTCAAGCATCCGATTCTCTTTGAATCATGGGAACAAACGAACGCAGAACTGGAAAGGATTTTTAGTGGGAAAGCATAAGGTAGTCGTCGGACTCGGATTCGGTGACGAGGGCAAGGGTACGATTGTTGACTACCTGACCGCTACAGAGGAAGTAGACTTTGTTCTGCGTTTCTCTGGTGGACCACAGGCAGCACACAACGTTGTCACGACTGACGGTCGTCACCACACGTTCTCTCAGTTTGGTTCCGGGTCTTTCAATGATATCCCGACCATCCTGACAAAGTACATGATGATCAACCCGGTGTACATGGGTAATGAATCTGATGCACTGTCCGAAAAACTGGGCTACGACGCCATGAACATGATGACCATCTCGGAGAACTGCCTGCTGATTACTCCGTGGGCAGTTGCCTACAACCAGCTTGAAGAGCTTCGGCGCGGGGCTGATGCCCATGGTTCTTGTGGGCAGGGTGTCGGAATCACACAGAAGTTTGCTCTGGATTACCCTGACCTTGCTCTCCGCGCTAGCGACATGCTGCTTGATCGGGACTCCTTTACCGCAAAGGCAGCACTGGTACAGGAGCTTCTGAAGGCTGAATATGGCAAACCGGGCAAGGAGTTCTTCATGAAAATGGATGGAAACGTTCGGACGGACCTTGTTCGTACTCCGGGAAACGTCCATGCCATGTTTGAGTTCTTCATGAAGGACTATATGCCAATCATCGTCTCTGACGAGGAAATCCTGAACTTGGTTCGGGAGTTCAACTGCGTCTGGGAAGGCTCACAAGGCGTTCTGCTGGACGAATGGAAGGGTTTCCACCCATATACCACGTGGAGTACCACAACGTCTCAGAACGCCCTACAGCTTCTCTCAGAGGCAGGTGTTCCGAGGGAGGATGTGGAGGTTGTCGGTGTTACCCGTACATACCACACCCGTCACGGTGCTGGACCCTTCCCGACAGAGGACCCCAAGCTGCTTACGGAGTTCCCAGAGGCCCATAACGCCACTGGAGTATTCCAAGGCGCATGGCGAGTTGGTGCTTTGGACCTTTCTCTGCTATACTATTCTATAGCGGCAGACGGAGAGATTGATTCTCTGGCTGTTACTCATGCTGATGTGGAGAAGGTGTATGTCTCTGACAACAACTACGTCCACATCAAGGATCGAATGGGTGGGCTGGATGAGCAGGAAGAGATCACTAAGTATCTTTCCAGTCTTCCTCTGCCTTACCGCTGGGAGATGGCGAACTTTGGCCCTCTCCTGCAACTCATCGTGCGTGAGACCAAGACTCCGATCTCGATTCTTTCGTTCGGTCCTCGGGCTGATCAGAAGATTCCCGGTTCTGTGGGATTGAACTGGTATCTCACAGAAGTTGACACTCCTACTGAGAGTATGGTAGAATAGATATACAACGGCAGGGAAACCTGCTTATACATCCTTCGTCTAATGGCTAAGACTAGAGCTTCCAAACCTCTCGATGTGGGTTCGATTCCTACAGGGTGTGCGAGTTTGACTTAAATGTCAAGCTGTGATACAATTAAGTATCACTTTCAGGGTATGGGAAAGTCTGGCAATCCGTCTGATTTGGAATCAGAAGACCGCAGGTTCAAATCCTGCTATCCTGACGTTAGGTACCTGTGAGGTTCGCCCTCTATGGTCGGTGGACTGGGTCCACGGTAAAGCCTATACGCCTAGCAGTACCTCCGTGAGTGATGGAGGCTAATATCACTCAATCGGGGTGTGGGCCAGCTTGGTTAGGTCGCTCGTCTTGGACACGAGAGTATCGCAGGTTCGAATCCTGTCATCCCGACTCATAATTGAATATCATGTTGTTGAATTTCGTAAAGGGAAGCTGTCTCTTATACAGGAAAACAACGAAGGAAACAACATGAATAACAATGATGAACTGCAAACACTTCGCGAGCGTTGGATCGATCTCCCAGAAATGGGCTATTGGGACTACGAATGGGATGAATTTGCAAGCTTTTACGATCCGGTTACACGGATGTTCTACTGGCTAGAAGGCTCAGGCTGTTCTTGCAACTACCTTTGGGATGATGTAAGATCAGTAGGCGATCTTAGTGTCGGTCGAAAAGAGGAACTTTTGAGTGCAGCAGCTTCATTCTCGGATGGACGCTACGACTCAGAATTCCAAGCGCTTCGTGACGCTGTGAGTAAAATCCAGTTGTAACGGGCAATCCGGGGAAACCCGGTCAATGGGCGTGTGATGTTCAATGGCTAACATTTCTGGCTTCCACCCAGACTATGCAGGTTCGAATCCTGTCACGCTCACGCAGTACAATGCTTCTGTCGTATAATGGCAATTACCTCTCCTTTGTAACGAGAAGATGGGCGTTCGATTCGTCTCAGAAGCTCGCAGTAAATAGTGCTTTCTTAGCTCAGTTGGTAGAGCGGCTGTCTTGTAAACAGCAGGTCGTCAGTTCGATTCTGACAGGAAGCCCGTAATAACTAAATAATGGTCCTGTAGCTTAGACGGCAAAAGCGTCGGCTTGAAACCCCGAAGACCACCGGTTCGAGTCCGGTCGGGACCACGATTGGACGGCTCAGCAGGTAAAACTGCCCCTGAGGGGAAGCTCGAACCGCCCAGCATTGTCCCATGGTGTAATGGCAGCATAGGAGCCTTTGAAGCTTTTGGCCTAGGTTCGAGTCCTAGTGGGACAGCGTAAAGTATGATACAATTGATTAGTCCGACCGTAGAATTGCCGATAGTTTGGAGAAAAACCATGGCAGAAAACGAAAAGTACCCCAAGAAGGAACCGATCCGCGAGAAGATCATTGGCTCTGTTGATGGAGACAAGGTCAATCAGGGACAGCACTACCCTGAAAACTCGACCCCTGTCACCACCGATCCAATCGAGGGTGCAAACTACGCAGATGGCGAACCACGCAAGGTTGAAAAGAAGTAATTCTTTCCAATAGATAGGCGGGGCGAGTCATCGTCCCGCCTTTTCTATAGGTATTGACAATAGAATATGATCTGGTATGATGTAATTGGCAGCATGAGACACTCTGAATGTCTTCGTTTAGGTTCGAGTCCTGATACCAGAACTGTGTAATTCCGGACGAGGCCTAATTAACCTCAGACGGCGCTGGAATAGCCGAACTCGCGATTCGGTCCAGAGGTTGTAATAGTGTATTGGTGAGCACCGGCCCCGCGAAGGGGCCAAGGTAGGGTTCGATTCCCGTTACAAGATTACATTTAATGGCATATGGTGCAATGGTAAGCACGTGATCCTGATAAGATCAAGATTCGAGTTCGATTCTCGGTATGCCTACGGAAATATCAAACGACGAAAGGAAAAGTAATGGATGCTCTTGGAATTGTATTGGCAATATTGGTTGGTCTCGCAGTTTTGATAGGCATCGCATTCTTTGGTTTCGTTGTGTGGTTTATTTACAAAGTCTTCCGGCAGGTCTTCAATGGCCATAAGGAATTCGATAAGCGTTGGAATGAAGGTCCCTTCAACCGACGATAGTCGAAGTTATGCCCCGTTGGTCTAGTCAGGTTTAGGATTACTGGTTTTCACCCAGTCGGTCATCGGTTCAAATCCGATACGGGGTACGCAATATTACCATGTCCCTATAGTATATTGGAAGTACGCCTGATTCTCAGTCAGGTAGGGCGGGATCGTTACCCGCTAGGGATACGAGGCATCTATGCCGGTAGTACAGGTCGCGGCTGCACCTAGTCTACGAAAATAGTATGGAGTCGAGGCGACTGGAAGCAAGTAGTCTTGAAAACTATCGTGGGTACCTAGTACGGCCCTAGCAGGTTCGAATCCTGTCGGCTCCGCTCGTTGGGCAGATCGCATCTGTCTAGGATGGTAACCTGTTCCGGATGCATACGGACAAACAGCCCCAAGCCTGCTTAACTCAGTGGCAGAGTAGCTGCATGACTCGCAGCCGGTCAGAGGTTCGAATCCTCTAGCAGGCACTCGATGGTACCGGGCCAACGATTCGATAAGTATCTAAAACCAAAACGGCTCCTGAAACGGAGAGAAACTACCCCAGTAACCGAGGAATAACGGCCAGATACCTGTAACTCTCGAAGTGCTGAGATGGAAGCGATCCGAATGGTTAGGGATCATCTTGGAAAGGTGACGCGGGTACCTAGTACGGCCCAAGTGGGTTCGATTCCCACCGCTTCCGCAATTAGGCCGGTACCTCTTGGTACCGGCCTTTGCTGTATAATGGATAGTTGATATTCATCATACTAGAGGAACCCCACATGAACAACGAAGATCGCGTACTAGACTGGGCACCCCGCCACGATCCACGATCACTAGCCTTCCCTGTTGCCGCTGTAATCGCGGAGAGGCCCCGTAGGAGGAACAAACTATGGAAGGTCGGGGAAATACTAGACCAAGGCCGTGAAGGGGCCTGTGTGGGCTTTGGATGGACTGCTGAGGCACTTGCAACACCTGTGGCTGTGGACCTCAACCGCTTGGCTGTAGACGTACCACGTCTGCCTACACAGTACGCTTTGAATTTGTACAAGCGTGCACAGAAGATTGACGAGTTCGAGGGAGAAGACTACGGCACCTCTGTAAACGCTGGAGCTAAAATCTCGCGAGAGAATGGCATCGTGAAAGAGTACCGCTGGGCGTTCGGTATCGATGATGTTGTGGACGCAATCCTGACCAAGGGTCCGGTTGTTCTCGGTATTGAGTGGCGTGACGGTATGTACCGGGCACCGAATGGTGTTGTCTCTGCGACTGGTAAGGTTGTGGGAGGCCACTGCCTACTAGCCGTAGGCTATGTGGTAAAATCGGAGAAGCTCGGTGGAGAAGACGGCATCATCCTTCAAAACTCGTGGGGCAAGTCGTGGGGCATCAATGGACTCGCACAAATCCGAGTCTCCCAGCTTTCTGACCTGCTCGATAATAACGGAGAAGCAGCAATCGCCACAAGACGTAGCTATGGTCGCACACTCCCCAAGAAATAATGGTACAATAGATAAGTAGAAAACCCTACGGAGGAATTATGTCAAAAGAGAACCCAGCAGATTACGGCTCTCCGAAAACCGAACTACCCCTGAAGAACCTCGCTGATCAGCCCCTGAAAAAGGATGTGAAAGCTGGCAAGGTTCTCACAGCCGACTCCGAAACCAAGCTCTCCACCGAAACTCCCGACCCGAATGTAACTTCTGTTGGCGGCACCGCTGACACTGTCACCTCGGGCACTGTGACTGGGGATGCTAACACCACCCGCAGCACTACACGTACTTCGCGAAGCACATCAACGACTGACGGAACCTAACTCGAAGAAGTTCCCTTAGGCCGTGATGTAGCCCCGAGTCACGTAAAACAAATCGGGGCGCTTTGCGTTTGACAGACCTACCAGACTCTGGTAGAATAGTTACATATGGACGGGGCGCTGGGCGCAAGCATCCTTTACACGGAAGCTCCGGAGGGTTCGATACCCTCTCCGTCTACGTATGGTTACTGAATCCATCTGACCGCTCTTTGGTAGAACCCCTAGAGTCCACAGTAGTCAGGCTAAAATCAGTATGCACCCTTATCCCAATTGGCAGAGGACTACGGCTTAGACCCGTAGCGTTGAGAGTTCGAGTCTCTCAGGGTGCACGGTGGCCAGTTAACGGGCCGCAAGGAAGGATGTGGGTTCGATTCCCTGCTGGCTGCAAACATCTTTCCGCCTGCTTCCTTACCCCAATTGGCAGAGGGGCTGGCCTCAAAAGTCAGTAGTTGAGAGTTCGAGTCTCTCAGGAAGCACGTAGTTGACATTCAACCAGAGTCGTAGTACACTGGGGGGATGGAAACGACATTTGATGATGTAAAACGAGAAGCAGTTCTGTCCGGTGGACAGACAATCCACGCCTTTCACAAGAGCGGTCAGTGTTTCGGGGAATTTTGCCCAGTACACGATCCGTCAGATCATAAGCTTCGGGGGTATGATCTGCACTACAACTTCATGGCTGGGAGCTTCTTCCGCGATGTAGACGGTGAAATGGTGGTCGATCCTGATGATTACGTCCTCAATACCGCAGGGAAAGTGATTGTTTTCAATCTCATTTCTTGCAACCATTGTGGTGATCTGGTAGCATCCACACACAGGCACGATTTCCGTAGCTGTTCCTGTGGGAAGGTTGCCGCAGATGGTGGAAGTGCATACTTACGCAGACTGGGATCGGCGGGAGACTTCAAGGAACTGTCGGTTATTGCGTATAAGTAAGTAATTTGCGCGGTGGTCCGAACGGTTGACGGAAAGACTCTTATAAGGTCTCTGAATGGGTTCAACTCCCATACTGCGTACGCCCTCGTAGGCTAGAGGATAAACCGGAGCGCTACGAACGCTCAGTCACAGGTTCGATTCCTGTCGAGGGCACTTGACCATCTAGTAAATAGATGGTAGAATAGATGTAACACGACGGCAATTCACTTCCGGATGGAAGGGGTTGCAGGATGCCCTGTTCGCCCGAGCAGTAGGACCGTTCTCTTGGCTGAGGTAACCGGCAGGCCACCGGGGAAGTAAGCAATCGGGCAATGCCTCTATAGCTCAACGGAAGAGCAACGGTCTTCGAAACCGTTTGTTGGGAGTTCGAATCTCTCTAGGGGCGCTTTGGGTGGAGTGGTCCACGCAAACCCCGATGCAGGGTCAGGCATCCGTATTTTTACTGGGTTTCACGTGACTAACCTAGAGGTTGGCGGCTAACCAGAAAGCCACGGTGACGCGTACCAGCGCTAGCCCGTACTCCGAGTTGGTATATTGGTATTACATCTGCTTGCCAAGCAGAAAAGACGAGTTCGATTCTCGTACTCGGGACAGAGCGCTTCATAGGTTTAGCGCCGCCAGACACGCCTCCTGCGCGGCGTGAAGCACGTTCTGGCTAATCTACAACCCAACAGCAGGCGGGGAATGTAGTGCAACCGGCAGTAAAGGGTGATCCACATACAGGCGCGAGCCGTGGCATCCTCTGGGAAGCGGAATAGACCAGTGTGAGTAGATTGGAAAGAGGGATAGGTTCCTCCTACGGCAACTCCTAGCCCTGTCCATCGGGGTCTCACGTAAGTACATGGACAATGGAGCCGATCCGAATGGTCAGGAGCCTGTTTGCTAAACAGGTACGGTGTAACAGCCCAGTGAGTTCAATTCTCACCGGCTCCGCGTAGTACAATGGCCCTGTATCCCAACTGGCAGAGGACGTAGGTTGAGAGCTTACGCGTTGGAGGTTCGAATCCTCTCAGGGTCACGTTTGACAGAGATTTTTCTCTGTGATACAATGTAGGTAACGAAAGGTAGTTATGGAATTTGTAACAGTTACACCTAAATACACGGTTCACCGGGCAGTACAGATTACCAACGAGAACATCGTTGAGATTGCGGAATCTGTCAATGGTACCGTAGAAGAAGGTGTTCTGAAATTCACCATCTCTAACCACGATCTCTACGGACTCGCTGGTGACTGGTTGGTGTTCTTCGGCACAGATGTTCACATCTATACCGATAAGTACTACCAGAGGAATTACGATCTGGCTTGATTTAATGAAATGACTGTGGTATACTTAATAGTATGACTAAAGTTAAGTATACCAAAGAGCTTCTACAAGAAACTGTAGATGCAAGCACGTCTATGCGTGGTGTACTGGCACTTCTAGGTTTAAAACTGGCAGGCGGGTCCTTTACGCACGTGAAGAAGCGCATTGATGGGTATGGTATATCTACCGGACACTTCACTGGGCAAGGGCATATGAAGGGTAAACCAGCCCAAAGAAGAAAAACCTGCGAAGAGATTTTTATAGTATTACCCGAAGGTTCTAATAGACCTAAAGCTATACAACTGCGTAGAGCGCTCCTAGAAGTAGGAGTAAAAGAGGAATGTGTTGAATGTGGGCAAGGCCCACTCTGGAACGGTAAGAAACTCCAGTTGCATGTTGACCACGTCAACGGAAACTGGTACAATAATCTTAGAGAAAATTTGAGATTTCTTTGTCCTAACTGCCATACACAGCAGGAAGAGACTAACAGGCCTCATAAGAACTCTAAATAATGGGTGTGTGGCGGAACGGCGAGACGCGCTGCGCTTAGAACGCAGTACATAAGAACCACTGTGGGTTCAAATCCCACCATGCCCACGAATGTTCGTTATTGACATTGTGTCCGCATATCTGATAATATGTGGGTAGCACGAAGCGAGGAATTATCAGTACCCTCACAAAATAACATGTGTTTGTGATTATCTCTTGGACTAATTGGAAACTCGGGTACCGCGAGCGTATCAGACACAGGTTCGATTCCTGCGGGGAGAAAACAAGCACGAATGCCTCTATAGTATAACGGCAATTACTGCTCGTTCTTAGCGAGTTAGATCGGGGTTCGAATCCTCGTGGGGGCACGCTTCTGGATGGCACCAGAAACCCCTTCCTCGGGGTTATAATGAGGCGTGCGAGTTAGTGTACGTAAACTTGACTAACAGGGTTCGGTCGGAGAACGCTTATGGGACTTACCGACGATTTGCAGCTTAGATTAAAGCTCCGGTGATGGACGCCAATCCTAGCCCGTAATGCCTCTATCGTATAACGGTAATTACTGGGTACTCTTAATACTCAAATCGGGGTTCGATTCCCTGTGGGGGCACGCAATGCGGAATGGTCGAAGGGCCGGTAAAATTCTATAGTCACAGTCTCGTCCATAGGCTCCTTGCAGGATGATATCGCCGTCGCAAAGGCTGTAGAGCACCATTCCGCTAAACTAGCAGGACTTACCTCTTATATGGTACCTTTGACGTATGAGCCTGCTTTGCCCTTATGGTCCAATGGATACGACACTGGTCTTCTAAGCCAAGGATGGGAGTTCGATTCTCTCTAGGGGCGCGATTCAGGCTGGAGTTTACTCCAGATTATCTCTCCATAGCATCCTGCTCTGCGATTGGACCAGTTATGCCGTACTGGACAAAAACGGCTTCGCCTCTATGGTCTAAACGGCAATGACTCGCGTCTTTTACACGTGAAATTCCAGTTCGAATCTGGGTGGGGGCACAATTTGACACTCTCGCGAAGAGATGTTAAACTAGATACAACAAAGACAAACGACGAAAGGTAAATTATCATGACTAAGCTTAATCAGATTGTTGCAGTGGAAAAGGGCGAAAAGGCTCGCGCACTCACCGAGGAAACCGTACTCCACCGCGAAGTCCAGAAGACCCCTCTTCTCGCCGGTATCTCCCGTACCTACAAGCCCAAGGACGACGATGGCGACCAGCTTCCCGCTGAGTCTACCCGCGTTCAGGTCAACGCCGAGGACATCCTCGAAAAGCTGGGCAAGACCCTGACCAATCTCTTCGACATCACCCTCACCAAGGAAGTTGCCAACACCAAGGCGACCGCAGATGTAGTTGTTGATGGCAAGACCCTCATCAAGGGCGCTCCGGTCACCTACCTGCTCTTCCTTGAGAAGCAGCTTATCAACCTCCGTACCTTCGTCGCCAAGCTCCCGATCCTCGATCCGGCTGAGAACTGGACCAAGGACCCGAACACTGGTGCTTGGGCAACCGATCCCACCCAGACCGTCAAGACCAAGAAGGTTCCGAAGAACTGGGTCAAGGCTGAAGCTACCGACCGCCACCCGGCACAGGTCGAAATCTTCCACGAGGATGTCATTCAGGGAACATGGACCACAGTCAAGTTCTCCGGTGCCCTTCCCCAGACCCGAGTCGCGGAACTCACCGAGCGTGTCGATGCTCTGATCAAGGCAGTTAAGTTTGCCCGAGAAGAAGCCAACAACGCCGACGTTGATGACACCAAGGCAGCTAAGGCTGTCTTCGACTACCTACTCAAGTAGTCCCCTAGATTCCTACGTGAGCGCGTAGGTGCACGAAAGTGCTAGACTGAAGTTGATTCCTCAGACTAAAAAGTATTCTCAGCCCCAGTGGAGGTTCGAATCCTCCCCCTGCCACCAATTCATGGCAGGGTAGTCCAAATGGTAGAGACAGCCCCGGATACGTATTAGACTCAAGTTATCGCTCAAGTCTTAGTACCGTACCACCCTTGTGGGTCAACCACTACACTAACTATTTATGAGATAAGGGTTCGATCCCCTTTCCGCCCTCTGAGTCCTCGACTCTATGTAACACCCAAGGGCGGATGGCTTAATGGCATAGCGCATAAACTTCAAACTGAAGTGTAGTTTAAACGTATCACAGGGGAATGATGGAAACAATCATGCAAATATGATCAAACATTTGGACCCCCTAGAGTCGGATATGCTCTAGGGGGTCGTTTCCATTTCCGGGGTATAATGGTTTGTCACCTATTAGGAGAAACCATGCTCAAATCCCTTTGGTCCTCGGTCCAAAATGACCCTGTATTCATGAGAAAAGTGAACGGATGGGCCGCAATAATCTGGTTCGTAGCCGCATTCCCCATCTGTATTTTCCTTTCCACTTCCGTCCCTTTCCTAGTTTTCATCTCTGTCTATGCTGTTGTTACAGGACACTGGTCCTCGTGGCAGGCTGCAAGGGTTGAGGTCAGGCAGGAGGAAGAAGCGGATAAAGCCGAGAAAAAAGGTAAGACAGAATTTGGAGATACGTCTTACCTGTGATAGACTTGTATAAGTAAGCACAGCGGACAAGGCTATGGAGCGTGATCCGGGAAACGGTAGCAGGAGACTTCGGTCGTTTAGACTACGCCGCAACCGGAAACAAAGCTGTGGGATGCGCGTGGCTGACCAGCTTACTTCACACATCTACACTATAGGAACCAATGATTCAAAATCCAGTATACGTAAAAACAAACCCTGACTACATCTACGTCGGGGAAGTCGCGGACTGGACTGACGGGGACACAGTCAAGGTCGATATTTGGATTTTCCTAGACCTAGGATTCCAAGACTATCAGCACAACCTCAAGAAACACAGCTTCAGGCTCACAGGCATTGACACTCCAGAAAAGGGAAAACCGGGATACAAAGAAGCAACAGCCTTCAACGAAGAAAATTTCCCTGTCGGAACCGAGATCAGGGTCAAGACCTACAAGATGTCTACAGGATACACCTCCGGTGAGAAGTACGGAAGATACCTTGCGGACATCTACTCGACGGATATGGACTTCAATCTCAACGAAGCTCTCGTGGCTTCCGGACTGGCCGTTCATTACGATGGGGGCAAGAAGTTGACAACTGCCTAGAGCAGTGCTAGCCGTTTTCGATGGTAAAATAGAGGGTAACCTCTCTAGACTACCATCGGAGGCGACTCATGTCGCTAATTGCTCCCGTAACCGCACGTGTGTCCCAAGTGTTTGGGGCAAACCCAAGTTCAATTCAGCCTAACGGCCACACCGGTAAAGACTATGCCATCCCGATCAACACGCCTGTCATGGCTGCTGGTGCGGGAACTGTTGTGTGGGCTGACTGGGCCACCAAACTCTCCGCGTCTAACAAGTGGTGGATCGCCCCGGCCTACGCCGGTATCTGCGTCGTCATCGACCACGGAGACGGCTTCCTGACCCTTTACGCCCACCTGAACAGCACTCCGCTGAACATCGGAAACAGGGTCACTCAGGGGCAGCAGATCGGCCTCTCAGGCACCACAGGACTCTCTACCGGCCCTCACCTCCACTTCGAGGTGCTGGGCTGGCCGCTACAGCCTTACAACGGCTTCTACGGGCGTCTGAACCCGGACAAGTACCTGACGACTATCGTTCCGGCAGCGTCTCTCGCCGCCAACCAGCGTAAGGCTGGGGCCGACAACGTGAACATGCGTTCCGAACCCAAGTCCAGCGCCAAGGTTCTCCGTGTCATCAATGGGAACACCGTTGAGACATTCACCGGATGGATCGACGGAGAGACTGTCAAGGGTATCAACATCTGGTACAAAGACGCTCAGGGTTATGCTTGGTCTGGTGGATTCACGTCCCAGTCCACTACGGGCCTGACTAATCTCAACCCGAAGCCTCCTGTGGTTGTCAATCCGGCTCAGCGTACTGCTGGCACCGATAATGTGAACATGCGCTCCGAGCCGAAGACTTCTGCCCCGGTTATCCGTGTCATCTCCGGGAAGACCAACGAGGTCTTCACCGGCTACGTGATCGGTGAACCGGTCAAGGGGATCAACGTCTGGTACAAGGATGCTCAAGGCTATGCGTGGGCCGGTGGCTTCACCTCTCAGGCGACCACAGGTCTGAATAACCTTACGCCAGCACCAGCACCAGCACCAGCACCAGCGCCTAAGCCGGTACCAGTGCCGCCAGTAGTAGTGCCTGCCCCAACTCCGGAACAGCCGAAGACTGTCGAGAGAACAGTTGTAGACGTAGGTGTACGCGTACGTACTCTACCATACCTGACTGCACCAGTCAAGGAAGTCCTACCGGCCAACACCAAGGTGACTGTAAAGTCCTTCGTGAACTCCGATAAGGCACTTGACACTTATGTATGGTACGCTTTGGACAACGGATACGCTCACGCCTCCGGATTTACTGACCAGACTACATCCGGACTCACTGAGTCTGCTAAGCCTGCTGCACCAGTGGACCCAGAGCCTGAGCTAGGGTACTCCTTCACTCCGGACTTTGACTTTGTCGAGTACCGACCTGCACATACCGATAACATGGGTGACGGGAACTTCCCGGCCAACCCTGCTATGATTGTACTGCACCAGATGGACGCGAAGGAGAAGCACCCTTCCCTCGATGGCGTGATCAGCTTCTTCCAGACACCCCGCCCGAATGCACCTACATCGGCTCACTTCGGTGTCTCAGGTAAGCGAATCGTTCAGTTTGTCTCCCTAAAGGACCGTGCGTTCCACGCTAAGGAAGTTGGCAACAATTACATCGGCATTGAGGTTGACCCACAGGAAGACCCGGATACCGTTGAGTCCGTGAAGAAGCTCATTAGGGCTTTGAACGCCAAGTATGGTAAAGTATTCCAGTACATCAAGCACCAGAACGTTCCGGGCAACTCCACCTCGTGTGGTAACGATATCCACCTAGAGAAGTACATCGTGGATGCACCTACACCGCAGCCACCTGTGATCGTTGTTCCTCCGATTGTGGACCCAGAGCCAGAACCGACACCTACCCCGGAGCCTGCTCCAGAGAAGGATGAAGAGTTCGAAGCTCTCGTTGACGATCTCCTAGTTTCCTTGAAGAAGGTTCTTGTTCATCTGAACAAGTAAAACACTTGCTTCACCGCAGAAGGCTGAGACTTGACTCTCGGCCTTCTGTCGTTATATAATTGTTACTTGTCCATGCCGCAACCCTACAAGAAAGAAGAAGGCAGCCTAACAGCATTCGAAAACTATCAAAACGGACCTATGAATACTAAAAATAAACTCACTGCCCTTGTAACTTCTATCCTGCTTTTGGTCGGCTTCGCAGGACCCACACAAGCCGCCCCAGAGAAACACGAACCATCAGCGATTACCCGCACCGCCGAGATGGTGTCTGCACCCGCAGTTTCTCTTCGCTACGTCAAAGTAGCCGTCCAAACTACCCACACTACCCCTCTTGCCCCAAAGCCGGAACCGGTGTACACGCCAGTAGCGCTTCAGAGCGTCCCTACGGCCCCTGTACAGCCCCAGCAGACACAGAGTGGGCCAACTACCCAGACAGTGGCTGCAAGGGCCGCTACGACCGCTGTAGCGCCTCCTGCGCCTGTGGCCCCTTATGGTTCCGGTAGTGGTGCAGCCCTTCTGGCCTCTGCACGATCTCAGATCGGCCAGATTCAGGACTGCACAGCGATGGTTGAACGTGCCCTAGGTTCCATCGGAATTGTTACCGGTGACCTTGCTCCAGCGCAGTTCTTCCAATTCGGTACTGTTGTCGCAACTCCTGCTCCCGGTGATATCCTCATTTCGGCGGGTCACGTTGGAATCTACGCCGGAAATGGCATGATGGTCTCCGGTGGATTCAACAACATGCACACCGTTGAACACCCTGTCAGCTACGTCGGCGCTTTCACTGCCGTACGTGTTGCATAACTTCTAACATCGTGTTAGAATAGAGTGTCGGCCTTCGGGCCGATACTTCTCCCCTCTGGCTCTGGGAAAGCGCAGATTGCTCATAACGATCTTGGCTGGTTGGTTCGATTCCAACCTGAGGGACATGGACAATAGAATGATAAAGTACAATGAGGAACTCACATCGTGGGACACCATGACTGACGAGGAATTCCTGTCTGCGGCTGAGGGCTGGCTCGCTAAAGCTGGCCTAGCCGCTGAACAAGGGCATAACCTTGTCTTTGTGGGTCGTGGCGGCATCAGTCGTCTCCTAGCCATTGCTCGAAATAGCGAGGCACTACGGTGACGGTTAACCAACCCATCAACGAGTTTCAGGGAGACTATCGCTTCCTGTCCAACTTCTACGTAGGTAATCCCCTCCGTGTCCACGGTATGACGTTTCAGACCTCTGAACACCTGTATCAGGCCCTGAAGACCACTGACCCTTCCGAGGTAAGGGCCGTCATCTCCTGTCAAACACCCGGAGAATCAAAACGTTTGGGTGCGACCTTGACATTGCGTCCGGACTGGGATAGTGTCAAGGACAGAGCGATGGAAATATGTGTTGCCCACAAGTTTGCGGCCAATCCTGATCTTCTGGAGAAGCTTCTAGACACAGGCAGTACCTATCTTCTCGAAGGAAATACGTGGCACGATAACTACTGGGGCGGCTGTCAATGCGACAATTGCACCTTCGTTGACTGGCACAACAAACTAGGCTACACTCTAATGAGATACAGGGATACAATGTCACGCTGGATGAAAATCGACATTTAGTAAGGTAGCTTATCTGTGATATAATAGTAACTCACCGTTGATTGGAGAATCACATGAGTACACTATTGGGTGCAGTATTTGCCGCTATTATTGGTGTCCTTCTACTTGTCTGGACCGCACACATCATTCTACACATCCTCGGATGGATTTTGATTGTAGGCGGAATCATCTGGGCGGTAAGGTTCCTTGTAGCTGGCACCAGTAATCGAACTAGATTGTAGCTAACTAAGGTGAATAGCGGCCTCGACTCTTCGGAGTCGGGGCCGTTTCCTATCAAAGACAATGAAAGGCGAAGGAAAATGAGCATCGAAGAAATTATCATGCGGGAGGAAATGTTCTCCCCCAAACCTCTCGATTTCCCGTTCGAGGAAACGGAGGCACGCCTGAAGGCTGTTGGCATCGAAATGCCGGAATTCCGCACCTTCGATGAGGTTGACCCGACTTCATTCCTCAAGTACTCCGAGGAAGACAAGGTTTTCTACTCGGATGAGACCACTCTCGAATCTGAGAAGCCCTACGACATCTACAAGGAACTGAAGGAGAATGGGTTCGACGTGATCGTACACCAGTCTGCCCTCGATTCCGGCCAGATCGGCGGACGCGAAGGTATGTGGAGCGTCGAATCCGAACGTAAGGGTTTCCGCACGACCATGATCGGACCTGTGGACACTCGTGCACTGGACTTCGCCCACTTCTACCAATGGCTCAAGGAAGCCCGTGAGTGGATCGAAAATCAGGACGACTTCATGGCGGCATACGGCTTCCTTCAGGGTCACCCGGCTTTCTGGAAGCGCTCGCGCCCGGAAGAGTACCCCAACCAGTGGTCCACGGATGAGGGTGTATCCACCATCTGGTCCTACCCCTCATACCGTAAAGACGGCTCTATCGTCATGATGATGGAAACCGGCTCCATGGTGTCACCTGAACGCAGCCGCCGTTACCACGACCTACGCCTCGACACCTACGAGGACACCTACGAGAAGGGCATCATCGCCACGGCCAAGAAGGTCCACAAGTTCTTCGAACTTGACGGATCGGAGCGTTCTGATGTAGACTACCAGAAGAGCGAACTTGAGATTACTCTCGACAAGCGACTAGCCGAAATGAACGAAGCTCTAGAGCTTGACAAGGCTGAGGAAGCCTGATAGAATTTAAGTACTGCCTCACACTATAGGAGAGGGACTTTTCACTCCCGGTGGGTTTTGGACCCCACGCTTGGCTCCTGTGAGGACGTTGGTGGAGAAGTTAGCTCTCTAGAGCTACGCCCCTGTTGACTCCGGGTCTTCGGACCCGGAGTTGACATCACCAACAACTGTATGCTATAATAGATGAACAACATTGCGGGGTAGACTGGAGTTAGGTTCCAGCACGGTCTCATAAGCCGATGACGGTGGTTCGAATCCACCTCCTGCAACTCCTGAATAGTCTGGCGAGAGTCGTTCTCTCGGGGACGAAAGGCTTAGGCCTGACTGGCGCTGGGGTCACTACCGATAGTCGTCAGTATCAGTATTCCCCTGTCGTTCAACGGCAGGACAACGCACTGTTAATGCGTGAATCGTGGTTCGAATCCACGCGGGGGAGCGAGTAGTGAAGCCCAAGATCGAGAGGTTTTCCCCTTTCAGGCCTATCCTGCTACAGTTAGACCAGTAGTATCGTACGTACAGAAAACTGATCTATCGTAGGTGAAAGTCCTACCTCACTGTAGGGGGACACCTACAGACCGACCCTTATAGCTCAGTCTGGCAGAGCAGAAGATTGTTAATCTTTTTGTCGGAGGTTCAAATCCTTCTAGGGGTGCGAGTAGTGAAGCATCACGCGGCATGGTCGCGGGTTGCCTCTCCTACCAGCAGTCGCCAATGGCTTACTAGTAGCCTGCGGAGTTACGATTGCAAATGGGGTCACATGTTCCAAGGTGGCGAAGAACACTGGCAGTGTTCCTGTGAAGAGTTCGATTCTCTTTGGCTCCACGCAATTCCAGTGTGACGACACATGATCAACACGTACAACAGGGTAGTGATCCCACCACTAGGGCAGCGTCTTACCTCCCAGCTTGACTGGGTGTGTATTGCACAGAAAAAGACGGTTTGGGGGCACATGTTCCAAGGCTGGCGAATCTCCCTTGCACGGAGATTGGAAGGGTTCGATTCCCTTTGCTTCCACAAACGCGTAAGTCCTTGTCCTTCGGGGCGATAGCTTACCGGGTATAGGATTTGGCGAGAACTTCGGTTCCGAATGCTACGGCACCCCTATACCGGCTTTTGCAAGTATGAGCCTTATCAAGCTTGCATCCGCTTTACCCTCAGGATACAATGGAGTTGACATGGAAGAGAAAGATTTCCAGATGATTGTTGAGAAGGCTCGTTATGAGTTGAAATTGATGATCGGGAATAGCTGTATCGATCATGGCAGGCTCCTGAGTATTCTTGAGGGTAAATAGCGGGTATAATGTGGATGACCGGTTTCGACAGGTTACCTGAAATAAGAAACGCAACACGAAACGGACTACATTCGTAAAAGTGGTCAAAACAATAATCGCAAAAAACGATTTCGCACTAGCCGCGTAGGCTAGCCCGGAGACCGAAAGCCTCGCAGGTCTTCAACGGGTCATCTAGAGGCTACTACGACCCAGCCAACGTAGACGGCAGTCGGAAGAGCTAAGCTACAAAACCTCTGTGGAGTCCTAGAGCGACACAGTTGACTTAGTCTAGGAATTGTTGTAGAATGTTCTTATGGAAAGTATCTTGGACGGGGGTTCGATTCCCCCCATCTACACGAAAGGGAGAATATGTTGAAGAACGGTAAGTCTCAGAAAACACTTTGGAACCTTCACCACCTAGGTTGTTCCTGCTGCAACTCTAAGCAGGAGCGACGTAAGGCAAAACATTCCGCTAAGCGGAAAGAGAAAGTTGCACTTCGTAAAGAAGTGTGGTAGAATTAATGTATTAACCTCTTATAGTGTAGTCAGGTCTAACACGCTACCCTGTCACGGTAGTAACACGGGTTCAAATCCCGTTGAGAGGACTTGCCAGTTACGATATTCGGTACCACGCCGGGTTGAGGTAGTTGGAGTTGCTGATCCTAAGTTGGTGGAGGCAGTGACACTTGGTGGTCGTAATCGAGCGGTCTCAGATACCTGCCTGTGAAGCAGGGTACGCGGGTTCAAGTCCCGTCGATCACCCGCTATAACTAAATATGCCGTCATTGAGCAGCGGTCGCTCAGGAGTCTGTAAAACTCTGGCCTTCGGGTGTGTCAGTTCGAATCTGACTGGCGGTACTGGGACCTCTGACTGTTTCGGGCTAAACATCCCGCATGTCCCAACCATTTTATGGTTAGAATACCTAGGTGTACTACTTTGTACGCCTAGGTATTTTTGTGTAATGAAAGGAAAATGATATGAGATACGGACCAGAAGCATTCATCGACAAGCGCGGTAACCGAGTTGAAATCGGGGACCTACTTGTGGTAGGCTTCAGATCAGGCAGTTCGGCAGACATCCGTGTGGGGCGCATCGTTGCCTTCACGGATCAGGCTAGTGCTTACAGCAGTGAACGCCAGCCAATGATCGAACTCGAATGGGAAATCGAAAAGGCAGGCCGACGCAGCTACGCTCCGAAGACTTCGAAGATTTTTGCGGATAATGGGCGGTTCCTGATCCTCGAACGTGCAAAAGTTGACGATGACCAAGATAACTGATATGCTTGGGCAAGAGGTGTTCGTTGGGGACCGGATCGCGTCATCATTCCGGTGCCTCTACGGGACCGCCGCTGAACTTAGAGTGGGTACAGTCGAAGACATTGTGTTCCGACGATCCTCGCAGCGGAATGGGTCATCTGGGGCTAAGGAACTCCACCTTAGAGTCAGATGGGATGCATCCTCTCAGGATGTAGAGACTAAACAGGGCGTAGAGAAGCTTCTCCAGAAGAGAGAAGAACGGACGGGCCAACCGCAGCCCAGACCGCCTAAGCTGGATCAAGAGTACAGGAAAAGAACCTCCGACATAATGGTGAGCCTCCAGAGGTTTGCCAAGATCGGATAACGACAAAAGAAAAGGAAAAGAATGAAGATTGATGTCAAGGAAGCAACCGTAGAATCCAGTGGTTCGTTCGGCAAAAAAGTGCAGATGGGTATCTCCCAAAAGGGTGTTGCAAACCTCATGTTCCTGCTTTCCAACCTCTACAATGACCCGGAACTTGCGACCATCCGCGAGTACACCACAAACGCTCTGGATGCTCATATCCGTGTAGGCCAGACCCGTCCGGTGGACATCTACCTTCCGACCCGCGACAACCCTCTCTTTGTGGTCAAGGACTACGGCGTTGGTATGTCTGCCGCTGACATCGAATTTATTTACTCACAGTACGGCGAGTCTACCAAGGCGGACTCCAACGATGAGGCTGGCGCGTTCGGCCTCGGTGCCAAGGCCGCTCTGGCTATCGCTACCCAGTTCTCTCTGACCTCCATCAAGGACGGCCTGAAGACAACGGCGCTGGTCTCCAAGACTGAGACTGGTATCAACGACGTTGACATTCTCCCTTCCAAGCCTACTGATGAAGGCAACGGCACCACGATCACCATCCCGGTTCCGCACGTGACTTCCTTCCTTGAAAAGGTGTCCGAGTTCTTTAAGTACTCCGATCCGAACAAGGTCCTGATCAACGGCCACAAGCCTGACAGCGTCCTTGCAAACGCCATCAAGGTTGATGTCGGGCTTCCGGGAGTTGAGGTCCACACCGAGCAGAATACCACGTACTACCGCGATCCGAAGTTCCGTGTTATCATGGGTAACGTACCTTACGCCATGACTACTGATGAGGTTACGGACAGCATCCGGCGTACCGGTGAGAACTTCGATGTCGGCCATGTCAACATGTCACTGTACATCGTCGTCGGCATCGGTGATGTGGACCTGACCCCTTCTCGTGAAGGTCTCCGGTACACTGACAAGACCAACGCACGCATCGATTCCATCATGAAGGCGTACATCCAGTCAGTCCGAAAGCAGGCCGTTGACGAGGTGGAGGCTGTACAGGAGCGTGCTGAAGTATTCGGCGCACTCAGCAAGTGGTCCAAGATTCTCCCCAAGAACTACCGCCAGTGGCACGGAGAAGAAGTCCCTGAGAACGTTTCCCTGCCGCCTGAGACCCCTTCTGTGCACCGGTACGGCAAGGACTCCGAACACACCAAGACAAACCGCGTAACGGCAAAGGGCGGGTATACCATTGTTTACGGAAGGGATGTAGCGGAGTACCGTAAGGTGGCCGCTTACCTCACGCCCTACCTCGAAAACGAAGGAAAATACTCAGGTAATTTCTTGTTCGTCACCAGCAAGTCGGACATCTCCGACAAGTGGATTACCGAAAATAGCGGATTCGCTCTCATTGAAGCTGACAAGGTTGTTGAGATTGGTAAGGCTAAGCGTAAGGCTGACCGGCTTGCAGCCAAGGCTAACAAGGCCCCAGTCGAGAAGTTCCCCTACCCGGTACTTGACCTTGTCACGAAAACTGCTAAGATGGTTCCGTACAACGAAATTCCTGCTGGGACTCCGTACCTCTCGGTAAGCGACTTCAGCTATACTGTTGGCGGATTCTTCAGCAAGTACTTCAACGGTACCGAACCCGGTTACTACTACAACCAGAAGAAGGAAGCAGAACTGGCAACGGCTCTGGCCCACTTCACTCCGGCCAAGCAGGTCATCATCTTCGGTGGTAACCGTAAGCTCTCGGCTCTGGAAGACCGAGTAAAGGGTACCTACAGCCTCGTGAATGACTTCAGCAAGGCCGTAAACAACATCTTCAAGACCGTCCACATGGATGTCCGGAACCTTGCCTCTCTGGAAAGCACGGAACTGAACCATGTACTGGAACGGGCCAAGACGCTGAACCTCCACACCGAGATCAAGGACCGAGAGATTCGCCGCCTGATCAACCCGACCAAGAAGGCTAAGCGAACCTACGACAAGCTGAAGAACTACGAAACGATGCTTGCAAAGGTCCGTCCGGACAACAAGGGTGCAACAATGCCCCGCCAGTCGGAGAAGATCGCTGAGCTTGTCGAGAAGTATCCGCTGATCTCTGCCGTGTCTGTCTACTCGATTCGTCAGAACCACGTGGAGCACCTGATCAAGTACATGAACGCGATCCACAACGAGTCCTTGACTCCCGCAGCATAAACTGTTATACTGGAAACTACGAAAGGATTTAATTAATGACAAATTACAAACTGAGCAGTGATTCAAAGGGCGAAAGCCTCATTCTGATTTACGAAGACGGCGATCCCGTAACCGTTCCGGGTACCCATCCTCGATTCTCTGAGATTCTGGAGCTTCTGCGCTCCGGTGACGCAGAGGATGAAAAGGTCAAGGAACTGGTAAACATCATGCACGCCGCAGGTAAGAAGCTCTCAGCTATTACCGACCGTGTCTCCATTGCACCCTACGGTGTGTTTTTCGACGGCGACATCCTACGCTCCGAGCTTGCCGAGATTATCGGTGATATGCTGGACGAAGGCCGTGGTGATGACCTCGCTGCTGTTGCCAAGTTCCTTGAGAACGCCGCAGCAAACCAGTCCATAGAAGCCATTGACGCCATGTACCGCTGGATCACCAACCGGGACATGATCCTGACCTCCGAGGGCACCTTCCTTGCCTACAAGGGTGTCAAAAAGGACGCATCCGGTAAGATTGTCTCCATCACCAGCGGCACCGCTCTGGTGGATGGTGAAGAGTTCACCGGTAACATCCCCAACCCTGTTGGCTCTGTCATCACCATGCCTCGTTCTGCGGTTACGGCGGATACGGCAGTCGGCTGTGGTCCGGGTCTCCACGCCGGTACCTACTCCTATGCACGTAGCTTTGCTGGCTACAACGCTCCGATGCTCCTTGTGGAGATCAACCCTCGTGACGTTGTATCCGTTCCGTCCGACTCCTCCTTCCAGAAGCTTCGCGTGTCCCGCTACAAGGTCATCGAACACATCGAAGGCCGTCAGGAAAGCAACTACTACGAGTTCGAGGACACCGCGCCTGTAGAAGATGACGGTGACTTCACCGAGGAAGGTGCAGTGGACGAGCAGGAAACCGCTGGTAACGTCATCGGCACCGCTACGGTCAACGTAGTCACCGAGGAAACCAAGGACGAGAAGCCGGAAGAGACCAGTATCGGTACTCTGACAGTCGGTACGGTCAACGGAAATTCGCCAGTCTTCGGTGATCCTTACACGCTCAAGGTGGATGGATCGATTGACGCTTCGAAACTTGAAGAGAAGGAAGAGGAAAAGCCTTCCACACTCGACAAGTTCAAGAAGTGGTGGACAGGCGAGTAAATCTCGTGTATAATGGAGGTACTGGTTCTTCGGGGCCAGTACCTCCTACGCCCTTGTAGCTCAGCGGATAGAGCAGCAGTTTCCTAAACTGAAGATCGAAGGTTCGAATCCTTTCGAGGGCACGCAAGACAAGCTGGGTTAGTATAATGGCAATTACGTATCCTTGGTATGGATATAATAAGGGTTCGATTCCCTTACTCAGCACGATATCCGGTGATAACGTCATCAGGCGAAAGTCGTAGCGACACTGCGGATATTTTATGATCATATGGCCGAGGGGCAAGGCGCTAGTCTGCAAAACTAGTCACGCGGGTTCGAATCCCGCTATGATCTCCAGCATTTGCTTTTCGGAAGCAAATAAGATAAACTGAATAACATGAGAACACTATACCTTGATGTAGATGGCACCCTATCGCCCTTTTCTTCCGGTCCTCCCAGACAGAACACCGGATGGAAGGGCGATTGGCGTACTGTCAAAGTTGGCCCCTACGACATGCTTTACTCCGTTGAGCTTGTTGACCGGCTGAACGAACTTGCTAAGCTACCTGACGTGGAGATCGTGTGGGCCACGGACTGGCTCTCAGAGGCTCCAGAATTGCTTGCACCGGCCATCGGCCTACATGGGGAGAATTGGGCCGTCCTAGAGGCCTCTGCAAGCCGTATGGCGGACTCCTACCCTTGGTGGAAGATGGAAGAAATCGAAAAGCACTTTACCGACACCGAGGTAGAGGTCGCTCTCTGGGCCGATGACAACATTCGATACGCATCCGGTATCGATGCGTGGCGGGAAAGGCTGGGTCCGAACTTCTACACCATGCACCTAGACAAACACCATGGCCTGACAAAAAAGAATATGGTGTCCATCGAGAACGCACTCACTAGGTTGACACCAGCGTAGAAGCAATGGTATACTAGTATCACACTGCTTCCATAGCCCAAAGGCAGAGGCGGAGAACTTAAAATCCTCCACAGTCTCGGTTCGAGTCCGAGTGGAAGCACGATACTATAGCAGAAAGGTAGACAAGTGAAGACAGCAACATATGCATCTGTCCGTGTACAGGTGCACAACTTGGGTGGTGAGCCTGTGGGCCACACTTGGTTGGATCGCGCTATCGTACTTGTCAGCCGTGGGGATGCAAGGATTGTAGAGGCTGATGCGTCTCGGTTAGTGCGCTCCGCGACTGGCGTTGTACTGAAGCTCCCCAAGGTCATTGAACTCCTAAGGTACATCTACGTACCGTTCATGGACCGGGAAGAGTACTTCTCCCCCAAGGGCGTCCTACGCCGAGACAACTACACCTGTGGTTACTGCGGCACTAAGAAGGGTACCATGACATGGGACCACATCCACCCGAAGTCAAAGGGTGGTCAGGACTCATGGATGAACTCCATCACAGCGTGCCAGAAATGTAACTCCATGAAGGGCAACCTCACCCTAGCAGAAGCCGAAGAGCAGCTAGGAATGAAGCTACTCTTCGAACCATCAATTCCAATGAAGCGCTACTTCAAGTCGGGGAAACGACCCGGAAGTAAGAAGCGCCGAACATAAATGCTAAGTCCCTGTTCTAGGACAGGGACTTAGCCATACCCCTGTAGCTCAAAGGATAGAGCATGTTCCTCCGAAGATCAGGTTTGTGGTTCGATTCCACACTGGGGTACTTGACATTATAACCACCTTGATATAAGCTATTGTGTGACCCCCTTCACTATCGTGGTATGATAGAGTAAAATAATTCTATTTTGGGGGCGTAATGCCAATAGAACTACCATGGAGTGACAAAAGGGTTGCTGAATTACTAAGATGTGAAAGTGAAACTGCACAAGCGCTTTCAGAGCTTCTAGTTACTGGTGAGGCTGTAATCGGACCTCCCGGACCTACTGGACCCACAGGACCGGCAGGACCGGCAGGCCCAAGTGGTCTGAAGGGTGACACAGGATTCACAGGCCCTACTGGTTCACAAGGCCCACAGGGTCTAAAAGGAGATAAAGGGGACACCGGAGCCACAGGCCCTAAGGGTGATACGGGGCTGACAGGCCCTACTGGAGCAACCGGGCCACAAGGCATCAAGGGAGACACGGGGGCGACCGGAGCTACCGGCCCTCAAGGCGGAAAGGGTGATCCCGGAGCTACGGGATCGACCGGACCTGCTGGCAGTGACGGAACATCCGTTACAATCAAGGCGACAGTTGCCAATGCTGCCGCCCTGCCTACCACAGGAAATACCAGCGGAGACGGATACATCACCGCGAACGATGGACACCTGTGGGTGTATGCTCAGGACACGTTCATCGATGTGGGTCTTGTGCGCGGTCCAGTAGGCCCCGCAGGACCGACCGGGGCTACCGGACCTGCTGGCTCTACCGGACCTCAGGGCATCAAAGGCGATACGGGTCTAACAGGTCCAACAGGCGCGACCGGTCTGCAAGGCGTCAAAGGTGATACCGGGGACACCGGACCTCAAGGTATAGCCGGTCCTGCTGGCCCGACAGGAGCTACAGGGTCAACCGGACCTCAGGGCATCAAAGGCGACACAGGAACAACCGGTGCCCAAGGTGTAGCTGGCCCTGCCGGTCCCACAGGTCCGACCGGACCAACTGGTGCCACTGGCCCTGCCGGTGCAGCAGGAGCTACTGGAGCCACCGGCCCTGCTGGTCCTACAGGCCCCGCAGCAGCCATAATTCTAGGCCCACAGGACCCGATTCCGGCCAACACTCCCGCAGGCACAGTAATTTTTAGGACTTCCTAATGGCTGTCACACGCGTTGGGTATGTTACGCACGATAACGCTGGCGGTGGTCTGAACCGGACCATCACACCTGACGGCACCATTGCCACAGGTGACTGGATGGTACTGGTTATTGCATACTTCACTGTACAGACTATCACACCTCCATCGGGTTGGACATTTCTCTACAACAGCGTCGCCACAGGAACCCTGAACACCGCCGTTCTCATCAAGAAGCGGGGCAGTACTGACGGATCATACACTGTCAACTTCTCATCTGGAACCGTTGTCTCCATGGCCCTGATGTGGTTTAGAGGCGCGGCAGACACTGGATGGGTTACCGGAACTGGGCGTGCCCGTAGCACCACAGGAAGCACTCTCAACAACATTGCGGACCCTATCACCACAACCGCCGCCAACACCCTAGAACTCGTCATCTCGACGGAGCGAACTACAGCTACCGAAACAGACATCACGTCCATGACCGGAGCGACGAAATGGTTCTATAAGGCTCAGAACGGAACCGTACTCGAAACTATCGCCATAGGCTACGCCGACCGTCCGACAGCCGGGGCAACATCGTCTGTGACCATAGCCTACCCTAACACGCAATCAAGTAACGGATGGGCTGTGCAAATCGGTATCCCTGCTATACCACAACAGATGGGTCTTCTTGGCTCTATCTGGACTGGAACAGTTGAGGCCCCGATCCATGCAACCAAGTGGAACGGAACTACGGAGTCAGCAGTATCCAGCTTTGACCTCTACACCGGAGACTACCGAATCTCCGACCTGCTGTCAACCAGTCCTTTCTACATAGCACACCGTGGCGGCGGGGATAACTGGCCGGAACACACCTTCCGAAGTTATTCATCCGCAGTGAACTATGGAATGAAGGCTATTGAAGTTTCTACTCATATCACTTCGGATGGCGTCATTATCTGCCACCACGACCCCAGCACCCTGAGAATGACCGGCACGGATTTGACTATTGCATCCTCCACCAAGGCTCAACTGGATGCCCTGACAAATACGGCTGCGTTTACCGACAACCCCAGCCAGAATCGAGAACCGATCCCGACACTGGTCTCAGTACTCAACGCCTACGCTGGGAACCATGTCATCTTCGTAGAGCCGAAGGCGTTGGGTAACTCGTGGCGTGTCAACACCCTACTTCCGCTACTGAACAGCTATGCCAACTCTACCCAACGAATTATCTGGAAGAGCTATATCAACGCGCCCGAGTTTGCAAACGCCAAGGCAGCAGGGTACACTACGTGGGGATACATCCTAACGGCTGATCCTGCTCACACGAATAACCTCGGCACCCTGATACCCAACCCCAACATCGACCTAATCGGCGTCCAGACCTCCGCGTCAGACGCGTTTGTGACAGATGTTGTCAGCCGAGCCAACGCGGTCGGGAAGAAGGTCATCATGTGGGAAATTCACACGATTGCGGAACGAGATCGAGCAGTCGCGCTTGGATGCGTTGGGATGATGACTTCAAATCTGTGGGTGGTCCTCCCGAAGTTCCCGTAGCCAACAATAAAAGAAGGCCCGTACTGGAAAGTACGGGCCTTCTTTTTTATAGTCTATAGAACAGTGAAGCTCTGTAGGTCCAGACCGATCTCGGAATCGACTACGAAAGCCATAAGACCGGGATCAGAGTCTGATCCGGACTTGTTGGCCCACCAGTCGCTACCGTTGTCCAGTGTCGGAGTAGCAATCCAGTACTTCTGCTTGCCTGTCTTGCGGCTACGTCCTGAAGGCTTGAGGCCCAAGGTGTGGTAGTGCGCGGTGATAAGGATATCAGCGTCTGCGATTGGTGAGTTTCCGTGGACCTGCTTGGCCCACCAGTTCTCCATCTGTGCAAGCGTGGAGTCCTCGCCGTGTACAAGGCCGATGTCCAGCCCCTGAACGGGGACAGAAAGGCCTTTCTCCCAGTCTCCGGGGTAGAGGAAGTCCACATGCCCGAAATCGCTTGGAGCGAGCTTGTAGGCCTTCTCAATCTGCTTCAGGAGGAACAGGCCCCAGTCATCGGACGGACGGCCTAGAATGTTCTTACCGTTTCGCCATGCTGAGTGGTTGGAAGGAACACCGCCTACAGTCACCTTGTCGTGAGTCTGGGCCAGAAGAGTGATAAACTCCTGCTCCAGTGTTCCGGCAAGATCAAGCTGCTGCATGATGCTGAGATCGTTGGTGAAGCCCTGCTGTGCAGTGTTCTCGAAGCTCTCAACAACGTCTCCGCCGTCAAGGAAGACAGCCTCGGAACAGTTCTGTTCTGCAATATACTTGCGTAGTCGCTCTTTCTTCTCCATGACTCGTTCGACAAGTGCAGCAGAGTCTCCGCGAGAGCCTACCTTACCGGCCTGAAGATCGGAGAAAGGTACAATCAGAGTACGATTACTTGCCTTGGGGGCCTTCACCTCCATGGTGGAAATCAGAGGCTTGACATTCTTGACTTCCGCATATAGAGTTGGAAGATCGAAGGTGTTGGGGTTCTTTCGGACGAGGTCCAGCTTGTATGCTGTACGCCACGATCCGTCATAGACCTGCCACTTGGAGAATTTAATAGTACCAATAGGCTCAAACTCGTCAAGGTCTCCGATCTCGGCTAGAATAGCAGAGAAGTCCGTGATCTTGTCATCCTCCTGCGGAGGTGTAACAACGATACCGGTGTCTCCATCAATCTCTACCTTTGCTTCCCATCCCTTGGGAGCCTTGACAGGTGTTGGTACACCCAGTAGAGTAGTCGGAGTATCTGTTTCTTCGGGATTCGTCACTTGTGTCCTTGCGTGGAATCTGATGTGATTTGACAACGCATCGGATGAGATGGTAATGTTGTGGGTATAAGCCAAGAACCGGGAAATCTCAGTGTACGGGCAACCTTTGCGGAACATCTCGTGGAGTTCGTGGATAAGGTCTGTACTGAGGTTACACGTTAGGCACTGACTATGATAATCGAATAGTTCGGTTGTGTCTGTCATTCTTCCATTCTACCACATTTTGGTCGTTTGCGAAAGTCGGCGCGTTCTGGTAGAATAGATGGATGAGTGACAGAGATAATCATACGCCCGAACAACCACACGAAAACCCTAAGCGCGTACAGCTTACACAGACTGCGGCCAGCCTGATCACAGGTCAGCGACAGGAAGACTACGGACCTCCGATCAAGAACTTCCAGCGCATCGCCAACCTGTGGAATGACCACATGGAGACTGACATCTTCACGCCCCGAAAAGTGGCAGAGCTTATGTTGCTTCTGAAGATGGCTAGAACCATCAACTCCCCCACAGAGGACTCGTACATCGATGCCATCGGTTATGCCGCAATCGCTGGCGAACTGGCTGGTCTCGAATACCTCGCTGAGCAGGAGCAAGACAAGTGATCGACCCTAAGAAGCAACCAATGGCAGGGGAGATCACCTTCTCCTACGATGCTTCCATCTTTGACGGTGATCCGGATGACAAGTTTGAGCTTGCTCAGCTTGAATATCAGGAGATTGTCGATGAAGTTCTGGAGGCTATCGAACGTATTGTAGGACCGACGACTCGTTTTACCCTGAGTATCAATCCGGAGTAACTCCGTGTCGTGATATGATTATTGTAGCAAATACTACTAGAAAGTGCTACAATGAATCAGTTTGAAACGGTGCAAGACCTTATTGCACATTTGTCGTCCCTGCCCACAGAAGTAAAGAATGGCCCCGTCCTGACCGCAAAAGGCGTGTCAGACAGTGAGGAATTTACCTCGTTGTCTGGCACGTCTTTTATGTATGTAGACAAAGAGTTCAAGTCGGGCTATACTGACGAAGTATGGGATGAAGAAGACCTACTGGACTCCGCCGAAGACTCCGATGAAGAGAAGGAGATTCTTGCCAAGTTCAGAAAAACTTTGGTCCTCTGGTTCGAGTAAGTTGACACCAATGATCTGATCCTGTAGAGTGGTCCCAAGACCAAAACGACGAAAGACAAGGATCAGACATGGAAAATGAATCGAAACGCGAGAAGTTCCTCTTCTGGCTCATTAAGAACTCGAAGAAGGTATGGCTCTGGCTACCCGTAGTCATTGTCTCGTCGTTCTTGGCAGGTACTGGCATAAGCGGCCTCACCGGACTGGGGCTGACCCTCTGGGGTGCGCTCACGTTCGCCGCAGGAATCAACCTCGCACTCGAAGGCGTACTAGGTGCTGACTACGCCAAAAAAGATATGTGGAAGAAAAAGACAAAGTAAAGGAAAGAAAAATGACGCAACTGACTGACCTCGTAGACCTCGACAAGCTGAACGCCCTCATCGCAGACAAGCGTATCGCTGTGCAGGTCCACCCTGCCCTGCCCCTTCGCATCTACAACTACACCAACCGCGCACAGTTCGCCAATCAGTGGACCACTGAAGAGCGCGTGTGCCGTGGACTGATCGTTGACGAAAACGATAAGGTCATCGCTCGTGGTCCGTCCAAGTTCTTCAACTACGGCCAGCCCGGAGCGCCTGAAGTTGCCCTTTCTGACAAAGTCTGGGTCTCCAAGAAGGAAGACGGCTCCCTCGGTATCGCGTACGCCTACGGTGATCATGTCGGTATCGCTACGCGTGGTTCATTTGCTTCTGAGCAGGCTGCTCGTGCATCCAGCTTGCTTACCAATGCTGACAAGGTACGTATCCGCCACAATCTCCGAAACCGCAATCAGACCCAGATTTTCGAGATCGTTTACCCCGGTAACCGTATCGTCCTCGACTACAAGGGTCTGGAGAAAAACATCCCTCTCGGTTTCGTCAACAACGACACCGGCTTGATTGAAGGCCGTAACCTTGGTGTTCTCTACGGGGACGGTATCTCCAACCATGAGATGACTTTCGCGGAGGCTATTGCGCTGCCGATCCCTGACGATGAAGAGGGCTATGTCCTCGACATTCGAAGCTTCGACAAGGCTGGGGAAATCCGTGGCCACATCAAGCTCAAGGGTGACCGCTACAAGGAGCTTCACGGCGCGATCTTCGGTCTCTCCGAGCGTAAGATTTGGGAGGCCCTTGGCCGTGGCGAGGACATGGGCGAGTTCGTATCTTCTCTTCCTGATGAGCTTATGCCTTGGGCACAGGGCGTTGTCAACCGGTTGAACGGTGAAATCGGTGAAAAGATCATCGGAGTAGCGGAGGCGTGGCAGAAGACGATGGCGGAGTTTGGCGAAAACCCTCACGACATCCCTCGTGGTGACGTTGCCCGATTCTGGTCCCAGAACTTCAAGGACATCACTGGTCCTCTCTTCTCCATGCTTGACTACCGGGAAGAGGCTGTATTTGAATGGGCGCACAAGCAGGTTCGACCTGAGCACAAGCTGTTCCGCGTCGAAGACGAGAACGCGAACTAATGGTTACACCACACGATATCTGGGAGTTCGGCTGGTCGCACACCTATGAAGAACGAAAAGGTTTCATCCAGAGTCTGGATGTTGAGGACCGTGCATGGGTAAGGGCGGAATTCATTCAGCTTGACAGTAAGTTTGCTGCGCTGGTACAATCCAAGACGAATGATATGTACTCCATAGACGTAGGAGATTACCCGGATCGTGTCGAAGCTATCAGGGCTTGGGCACGTGATGAAATTGAACCTGAGAAAGAAGAGGAAAAAAATGACTGAACAAGTAATCACCCTGACTCGCGGAATTCCCGGGTCGGGTAAGACTACCTTTGCACGCGCATGGGTAGCTGAGGACCCCGATTGGCGGGTCCGAATCAACCGCGATGACATCCGCAAGATGATCGCTGACAAGTTCCACGGCCTTTCGCGGCATCAGGAAGAGACTGTTACCCTTCTACAGAAGGCACAGGCTCGTGCTGCCATCGAGGCGAAGCTGTCCGTCATCATCGATGACACCAACCTTCGGGCTTCTACTGTAAAACAGTGGCTGGAGCTTGGGGCGGAACTGGGCGTTCCGGTCCAGCACGAGGATATTCCGTTCGATCTGGAGCAAGTGGTTGTATGGGACTTTAAGCGGGAGAAGAAGGTGGGCGAGGTTGTCATCCGTGACTTCTACTCCCGTTACTTCCAGAAGGGTAAATTCCCGGCTTGGCCTACTCTGGAAGAGGGACGTGTCAAGGGGCAGGCATACGTGCCGAACCCTGACCTGCCTAAGGCTGTATGGCTCGATATCGACGGCACTGTCGCGGATATGAAGCGATGTGGCCGAGGTCCGTTCGAGTGGCACCGCGTTGGCGAGGATGACCCCATCCAGCACGTTGTCGATGTTGTCCACGCCCTGCGGGATGCAGGCTACAAGATCGTTGTCATGTCCGGACGAGACGAAGTCTCCAAGGAAGACACTGTCCTGTGGCTGAAGAAGCATGACATCCCGTTCGATGACATCTTCATGCGCCCTGAGGGTTCTCAGGAGAAGGACAACAAGATCAAGCATGACCTGTTCTGGGAGCATGTCGCGCCCAAGTACGATGTCCGATTCGCTCTGGATGACCGGAACCAAGTCGTTGAGTTCACACGAGACGTACTGAAGATTCCTGTCTTCCAAGTTGCTCCGGGTAACTTCTAAATGGGTAAGTGGAAGCTGACCCCTGAGTGCGGCCAAACGTGGAACCCCGTTCAGCTTGCAAAATGGAGCTACGGGTGGAAGCTACGAGTGCTGGAGAACAATGGAAGACGCGTAGGTGTGGCCCTAGGCCCCATCATGCTCTTCTGGGATTTCAGCTAGTTGACAAGGACCGGCTATGAGTGTAAGTTTAACTCATAGCCGGTTCCTTACAACTGGTGGTAAAATAGATACTACAACCAAGAAGGAGTACGTCATGTCTGATACAGCAACCCTTTCCGCAAAGCCAGCACCTCCCAAGGCCGCTGAAGCTAAGAAGACAAACATCCTCAACGCTACCCATCGATGTGACCGTTGCAGTGCAGCAGCCTACGTCTTGGTGAACCTGAAGGAGTCGGACAGGCTGAAGAATGGCGGTTCGCTTCTGTTCTGCGGGCACCACTTCAACAAGTTCGAAGCCAGTCTGCTCCCGTTCTATGATGGCGATCCGATTGACGAACGCCACAAGCTTGTGTATGATCGACACACAGGCACGGAAAATTCGTAAGTAACCAAGAAAGAGACGAAATGACTGACGCAAAACTATATCTAGTAGGAGGTGCAGTACGAGACCACTACCGGGATGCTAAATCCAAAGACATCGATTTCGCCGTAGAGGCGGATTCCTTTGATGCCATGCGTGATTTCCTCAACGAACGAGACTTTGAAATCTTCACCGAGGCCGAGCGCTACTTCACCATCCGGGCACGTGCCCCAAAGGGTAAGTTCCAGTTCGGGAATTTCGATATGTCCAACACCACGTTCGACTTCACCCTGACCCGTAAGGAACGCGACTACACCGATGGTCGGCACCCTGACGTTGTGGAGATGGGAGACATCTACGATGACCTTTCCCGCCGTGACTTCACCATGAACGCCATAGCCATCAACTCCAAGGGTAAGACACTCGATCCCTTCAATGGTGTGGACGACATCTATTACTCGACCATCAAATGTGTTGGTGGAACCGAACGCCTCATCGAGGATGGACTGCGGATTATCCGTGCACTTCGGTTCCGTGTCCAGCTAGGGTTTAGCTTCGATTCGGAGGTACATGATTTCATGCTTACCCCGGAAGCCGTAGATGCCCTCAGGAAGGTCTCGCAGGACCGAGTGAGGCAGGAGTTGGCAAAAGCTCTGAAGATCGATCCTATGGCCACTCTAAGGCTTCTGACGACCTATAGCGAGATTGGTGAGCTTATCTTTGACGAGATGGGAATCTGGTTGGAGCCTACAAGTAAAAACAAGTGAAGAGGGGCCTAGGAAACTAGGCCCTCTTTGCGTTTGGGTGCTTCTGTGGTAGAATAGAGTGGTAAGGCCTTCACGGTCCCTTCTAGTTTAAGTGAATAACACATGAACTTTACCACTTACGTACTCGATACAAGCGTTCTTCTATCCGCTGGGAAAAAGGCCCTGTATTCCTTTCCGGAAAATAGGATTGTTATCCCCCTTACGGTGGTCAAGGAGCTTGAGTCCAAGCGAAATGATCCAGAACTCGGACTAGCCGCAAGGTCTGTCCTCAGGGAACTGGATGATCTCAGGAACAAGGGAGACATTAAAAAGGGAGTCCGTCTCGGAGATAACTCCGAGGTCCGAATTGAAGTCAATCACATTGACAATATCCCGGACATTCTCCGTGCGTACGCAAGTAATGATGTAAAGATCATCACTGTTGCCAAGTATCTATCGGATCAGCCCGAAAACAGGAATGTTGTTCTGGTCTCGAAGGACCTTACTCTAAAGATAACAGCTTCCCTTGTTGATGTCAAGACTCAGGACTTTGTCCCAATGGACCTTGAATCTGACCACATCGACAGCATCGGTACAGTTTATGTCGCAGATGACGTAATCAACGAAATCCACGCTGCGGGCACCACCCGTCTGGACCTCGACGTTCCGATCAATGCCTCGGTAATCCTGCGTTCTATGTCTGATGACAGTAAGACCGCTCTGGCTATCGCCAAGGCTAACTACGAATTCGTCAAGGTGAACTCCCAGAAGATTTTCAAGCTCGACCCTAAGGGTGCAGAGCAGGGAGTGGCAACCCACTACCTCATGGACCCTAAGATCAAGATTGTTTCTCTTGGTGGCCGTGCTGGTACCGGTAAGACCTCTCTGGCCCTTGCTGCCGGTCTTGCACAGGTGGACGCAGGCCTTTACAAGAAGGTGACCGTCTTCCGGTCCATGCACGCCGTTGGCGGCGAAGAGCTTGGCTTCCTGCCGGGAACTGCGGAAGAGAAGCTTTCTCCATGGGAAGCAGCTATCTGGGATTCCCTAGGGTCCTTCCTAGACTCCCCTGCCCTCGAACACCACAAGCGTCAGGGTCACATCGAAGTCCTCCCGTTGACCCACATTCGCGGTCGTAACCTGAATGGCAGGTTTATGCTTCTGGATGAGGCACAGAACCTAGAGCGCTCCACCATCATGACCGCTCTAAGCCGTGCAGGAGCCGGTACCAAGGCCGTCATGTCGTGGGATGTCTCCCAGCGCGACAACTTCAGGGTTGGCCGTCACGATGGCGTTTACGAGGTCGCCAGCCGTCTCCTAGGTGAGAAGCTGTTCGCCCACGTTTCCCTCCAGAAGTCCCAGCGCTCCGACGTTGCAGAGCTTGTATCCCGCAAGCTGGACGACTACGGGGTTTAATCCTATAGCCAAGGCCCCCTCTTCGGAGGGGGTTCTTGCGTTTTATGGCCGTAAGTGGTAAGCTGTAGGGATGACGACTAAAGAGAAAGCACTAGAAAGGGCAGCGCTGATTGCTACCACTGGCAGTATGGCCTACGGGCTGAACCATGCCAACTCCGATCTGGACCAGATGGGAGTCTTCATTGCGCCCACCGTGGAGGTTGCTGGCCTGAACTGGAACACACATTCCGAGTCATGGACAAACACATCCCCGGATGGAGACGACCTGACCATGCACGAGGTTGGTAAGTTCCTGCGTCTGTGCCTCGGTGGTAACCCGACACTGATCGAGTTGCTTTTTATGAACGAGTATAGTATACTTACAGATGATGGCAAAGAGATTGTGGCTATTCGGGATTCAATCATCTCCGAGCGAACTCTTCGTAAGTCCTACTACGGTTATGCTAAATCCCAGTTTGAGCGAATCAGACAAGACGAGGATAACTTCAAGCACAAGATGGCGCGACACACATTGCGCATCGCCAGACAGGGTACATCTCTCATTTCAACCGGTGGTTTCGATGTGAAGGTGGACAACCCCCAAGAGTACTTCGATTTGACTACGCTACCTTTTAACGAGATGCTGGATGTCATCAGAGATGAACTAAACATTCTGGATACGTGCAAGTCGGTTATCCCTGACGAGCCAGACCGAGAAGCTGTTGCGGAAGTTCTACGAGCTATCCGCTTCGAAAACCTCCTGTAGTAACTTAAGATAGGCCCTCACTTTGTGGGGGCCTATCTGCTCCAACGAAAAAGAAAGAGACAATGAACAAATTCCTAAAGCAGATTCCACGCCCGGTCAAGTCAGACGAAGAAAAGTCGTTTGATTTCGAGCAGGCAGTAAAAGATGTCACCGCACTTATTTCCCTTGTCTCAATTCCTACTGGCGGTAACCGGCTGGCACGCTCTGTGACTATGGTCTCTGCCGGTCTCACCATTGCCTCACTTGGCAGGAATGTGTACCGCTACGCCCAGAACGTAGTCCACGGTCGGGACTTCACCTTGAAGATCGAAGAGGATGATTACCTCTACGATGTGGCAGAAAAGTGGCTTATGTCATCCCTCCCGGAGGACAAGAAACGTGCTGTATTTGTCCGCACCGTCTGGACCTCGGCCAACGACTACAGCCCCTCCAAGTTCAATTGGAAGATGACTTACGACGGTTCCATCGAACAGGACATCACCATCAACGGCCACACTGTCACGGTCGGTACAGAGAAGGGGGATGGCCCGGAAAAGAAGAAAGATGAGCCTTCCAAGTTCGACAAGTTCGCTACAGGTCGGACAATCATCTTCAGGTGCCCCTCAGCAGCCGCACGTGACGATGTGAGGGCCGAACTGGTGAAGGAGGGCCAACTACGCACACGCCGCTCTCCGGGCTTCTACACGAGCCGCTGGGGGTCTTTCCACCGCACCTCTTCAATCGCTCGCCGCGAGAAGGATTCTGTCATTCTCAAGGAAGGTCAGATGGACCGCGTCATCGACCACATCCGTCAGTTCCGTCAGAACGAGGAAGAATACGACAAGTTCGGTATCCCGTTCCGAACTGGCATTATGCTCTCGGGCACTCCCGGCTCCGGTAAGACCTCAACGGCGACTGTAGTTGCCAACGAGCTTGACATGGATGTATACTACCTGTCAATCCTTGCGATGGAAGGAGACTCTGATCTGGAGACCAGCATCGGTCGTGTTCCGCCGAATGTTATGGTGGTACTGGAAGATATCGATGCTGTACGCGCCACCAAGGACCGCAGCGAAGAGCTAACAGCCGCAGACGTTCCGAATAACAACGATGTGTCTCTGTCGGCACTTCTGAACGTTCTGGATGGTATGCAGTCTCCGCGTGGTGTTGTGTTCGTTATGACCACCAACCACCCTGAGAAGCTTGACCCGGCCCTGAAGCGTCCGGGACGCGTGGACCTGCACGAACATCTGACCCATCTGGATCACCACCAGCTTACCCAGATGATCAACTACTACTCCGGTGGCACCTATGACGGATTTATCCCGTATGTTGATCCAGAGGATGAGATCACGTCTGCCGAAGTGATGCAGGTCATTCGCAAGAACCTTCCGAAGCAGGAAGTCTACGGCTCTGAAGTTTCAAGGTACGTCTCAGACAAGCTCTTGACAAAGCTCGAATCCTAGGATACAATGCTGCCGCTTTACTTTTTGCTCTAACTCGTGTAGAATAGAGAGTGTACTACCCACTAGACTTAGGAAATACACTCGTGATTAATATTGTAGTAAACTACGCGTATCAGACATTGGGAGCGGCAGCATTGCCCGAAGACCAGAAATGGGGCTTTGGAAAGATGCACATGGCCGCAGAACGTTGGCCCGAAACCGCCGAAGAGCTAAAGGAAGTCGCTCGTACTATCGGCCTAGAAGGCAAATATGAGGCCGTCGCGATCCAGAACATTCGGTCGGTAGACAAGCTGATCGATGATGGTGACATTGTCATCGAGGGGACTATCGTTGACGATGCAGAGTAATTGGGCGGAGGACGCCTCCTGCCAGAATACCACGGTGGACTTCTACTCACAAGACACAACTGAAAAGAAACTGGCAAAGGCGATCTGCGCCGAATGCCCTGTTAGACAAATCTGCCTCCAGACAGCCCTTGACAACAAGGAACGCTTCGGCATCTGGGGAGGGGCAGATGAAATTGAACTCCGCAAGGACATGGCTATCAACGCCAAAGGTGAGTCCCACGTATCAACACAAGGCAAGATTCGTTGCCCGTATTGTGGGCCGCTCTCGACCAAATACCTGAAAGTTGTTGCCCGACATCGTACACGTACTGATATCGAGTGCACCAACTGTGGTACCCATTGGACAGCACGAAAGCTGATCAACAAGCGGGGCACCAACTGGTAAATGGACTCAGACCTTTCCTTGTGGTAGAATTCTATACACAAAACAATGAAAACGCAAGGGAAGAAGTTACATGTCCAAATGGGATGAGCAGTTTGCCCCGGTTCTAGCACAGGGCCGGGAAGTACGAGAGGGGCAGAGAACCCTCGGCAACGCGATCATCGATGTGGTGGAAAAGGGCGGCAACCTAATTGCCGAAGCATCAACAGGCACCGGTAAGTCATTCGCGACTCTGGTGCCTGTGATCGTTGCAGTCCAAAAGGCAAAAAAGAAGAAAGAAGACTACCGTGGTGTTGTCTCTACGGAGACCCTAACACTTCAGGACCAGATTTTCAAGAAGGACTTGCCGTTCCTCGCAACCTTGTATCCGGACTTCACCTATGGTAAGCTCATGGGTAGAAGCAATTATCTCTGCTTCGAGGTCGCAAAAGACAACGCAATCGGTGTCAAGGAACTCGATGCACTGGTAACCTTGCTTGAGACCCGTCAAGCCAACCTTGGCGATGGCGAAAAGTCTGACGTTGAACGTGTCATCGGGCGTAAACTGGAGAAGGAAGAGTGGAGCAAGCTAGCTGGCTCTTCTACTTTCTGTGGCGAGAACAAGTGCCTCCCTGATGTCTGCTATGGTGCCAAGGCACGTAAGACTGCCAAAGAGGTCGATATCCTCGTAGTCAACCATGCTGTGCTTGCAACGGACCTCGAAATCCGCTCCAACGCACTCCCGGAGTCCGGGGCGGAAGATGGTCTCGTGGGTACCTTCGAGACTCTGATTGTTGATGAGGCCCACGAGCTTGCCCCTGTCCTTGTTGAGCAGGGCACTAAGGAAGTCTCCCTATGGGAACTCTCCGCCATGGGCGGGACCATCATTGCCGGTATTGAGCATGCCCAGCTTGTCCTCGCCAATGCCTCTATCGGACGCATTGCTTCTGAAGCTGTGGATGATATTGTAGATGCGTTCAACTCCATCCAGAAGTTCTATCAGCTTCTTGCTGAGAAGTCTGGAGAGCAGTGGACCAACTACAGCACGGCGGTGTGCATCAAGAACCTCATGATGGGCCAGCCAGCGTACATAATCCACGCCATGGATGTCTATGAGCAGCAGGTCCCGCAACTCCTTCAGAACGCCCTAGAGACGCTGGAGAAGGTGCAGAAGTACCTCACCAAGGGTGTAGCTGTAGCCTTCGAGGAAAAACTCAAGAAGCGTGTCAAGATTTCCAAAGCGCTCCGCACTGCGGGAGAGCTTGCCGGTAACGTCCGTATCCTCCAGTCTGCCATGCAGACCAAGGACGGGATCATCTCCGAGTACGGAATCTATGGTGTCACTGTCCGTGGCTGGGAGAAAAAGAAGGACAACTCCAAGGGCATGACCATGAGGATGAAGCCCATGGATGTGTCTGGACGTGCACAATACCTCTTCCACAACAAGACCAACATCCTTGTCTCGGCAACCCTCACAGACCTTACAGACGGTACATTCAAGTACGTCAAGACCGCCACAGGGTTCCCATCCGGTGCCAAGGAACTCCGAGTCACAACCCCGTTCGACCTTGCCACCCAGCAGATGTTCTACATGACTCCTGCCACAGGGACAAAGGTCGGGCACCTCCGTGGCGCACAGTTTGACTTCGATGAACTCGTTGACCTCATTATGGCTGCACGTGGCCGGTCCCTTGTCCTGTTTACCTCTCGCGAGGAACTGGATTGGGCCTCTGAGGCTGTCAAGGTTCTGCATGCTCAGGGTGTGTTCCCATACAACATCCTAGTACAGGAACGTGACGCTGACAAGGCAGAACTGATGGATAAGTTCAAGTCAGACACGCACTCGGTATTGTTTGCTACCAAGAGTTTCTTTGTGGGCATCGACGTTCCCGGTGAAGCGCTGTCCGCTGTGTGGATTTGCAAGTGGCCTAACCCACAGTACAATGCCGAATGCAAGCAGCAGGTCATCTACTGGGGCGGTCGGGGGTTCAAGAAATGGTACGAACGTGAGTCTTTGACAACATTCCAACAGGGTGCTGGACGATTGATCCGGTCATCTGGTTGCAGAGGCGTCGTAGGTGTGCTAGACTTTAGAGTCTCCGACGCAAAGCAGAGCGTCTACAAGTCTGCTCTAACTGGCGTACAGGCCATCGGCTCACCAGTGACAATCAAAATTGATGATGTCAAGACCTTCTTGGCATAAGGAAAAGGAAAACAATGAAACTATCTGATTACGCTGGGGAGGTAAGAATCTCTTCCAATGATGCAAAAACCTTTGTCCAGTCATGGTTCAAGGCGGACGACAAGATTTGCATCTCGGGTCTCCGATCCGAACGTAGCGGCTCCATGGATGCAGTGTCCCAGTCTATGACGGCTAGGGAGTTTGTGTCAACGACCGATGACCAGTCCCTAGAGGATACCGTCTTCGGTGAAGATGGCAGCATGTGGAATATCTACATCTCTGTCTGCCCGATCAAGGAAGACGTGACCCTGAAGCAGCGCGGAACAAAGTCCAATGTGGACTACGTTCCCGGTGTGTGGGCTGATCTCGATGTGAAGGAGGGCGGGTTCTCTTCCCAGAAGGAAATCCTCCAGTGGCTCAACGAGCTTGAACTTCTGCCCACGGTTATCTGTTCCTCCGGGTCCAGCGGTGTGCACGCCTACTGGAAGCTACGTTGGGACGAAAAGGGTAACGAAGCGCTGGTCGATAGCTGGTGGTCCTACCTTGACGAAATGGCTGGCGAGCGTAAGATTGACAAGCTCATTGACATTACCCGTATCCTCCGACTTCCCGGAACCATCCGGTTCCCTAAGAAGGAAGAGACTTCCGGTAAACTGGGTTCTGTCTCCATCATCTCGATCTACCCTGACCGCCGCTACTCTGTGTCACAGATACAGGAAGTATCCGCCGAAGCTATGGCCCGTAAGGCAACCGAACGAAAGCGGACAATCCAGAAGATTGCAGAACGCCGTGCACAGGTAGACGAGATGGCACGTGGACTTATCGATGTCAACACCCACTGGGGATACCTTCAGGCCATTGCACACGTCGAGGACTATGTCAATGAGAACTGGCAGTGGGCGCATATTCTGGAGCCGCACGGATGGAAGTACCGCAGGACACTCTCTGACGGGTCCAAGGAATGGGCACGTCCGGGCCAGAGTGACCGCTCTGCCGTCGTAGATTACGAAGGTAGCCCGGTTATGTCACTTCTGTCTATGAGTGAGTCTACGGGCCTTGCAGACCTCAAGGACGCAGGCGTTCCCCTCACCAAGTACACCGTGGCCCTGCGTCTGATGTTCGCTGATGACGAAGCGGCTATGACCCAGTACGTTGTCGAAGAGCAGAAAGCTTTGGCGACCGAAGAAGCCCTGCGTTAAAGTAACCATACACACAACCAAGAAAAGGCAATAATGAAGAAAATTTACGACACAATCTTCCTCGCTGGCGTACACATCCACATCCTTCTTGACCGAGTTCTCGTGGCCATCGAACACAGGTTTGGGGGTAAGAATGGCAAGAGGTAAGATCGATAGCAACTGGATATCCAATAACTACCTGTCTTCAACCAACCCTATTACCAGTTTCAGGGGGAGTCTCTACGACAACACAATATACCCTGCCGTCGATACGTACGCTGATAATGCCGGAATTGACGACCTCACCGGCAGGGAGATGCTGGAGGTTATCCAGAAGGGTGTCTATAAGACTCTGGTGGTCCGTAGGGACGACGCTAAGGCTCTCTGGGAGGAAGAGGATGATGACGCTTCCTACGGCGAGTACAAGGCCCTGAAGGACGCTGTAGAGCTTCTGGATGCCTTCTTGAAGCAAGCACCCAACGCCCGATACTCGGGACTGAAGCGTAGGGATGATTACAACCGATATGACGGCTACGGACGACTGTACTAACCTATGGCGACCAAAAGAGGGACATCAAACTCCAACAGCAGAGGTAGCTCCTATTCCCGGAGAGTCCGCAAGCAGTGGCTTCTGGACAGCTTCGGAGACGGCGAAATCGCACTTTGTTCATTCGACTGCGGTACAGAACTCACATTTGACACAATCACAGTAGACCGCTACCCGCTCTCGGGTATTGACGGTGGAACGTACAAGCGTGACAACATCCGTCCTGCCTGCGGACCCTGTAATTCTGCTGACGGAGCCGCCATCGGTACTGCACGCAAGCAGGCTAGATTGGCTTCTTAGCCCAAGTTGTGATATCATTGTTGTAGAAACACCCAACCACTAAAAGAAATACCAAGGTAATATGGAAAACAAAAAGAGAATTGATCCGGACTACGTACCAGACGAAAAGAAGGTATGGAGGCCCGTCTCACTGACCCCTTGCGATGCCCCTCCGGGTAAGCCTGCTGGTCTATACTTCATGGGAATCGAAGAGCTTCAGGGCGCTTGGGTCGGTGAAGGTGATGATAAGTACTGGGAGGAAGCCGAGTGTGGTACCATCGAGTTCGAGATTCCTACCCCGGATGATCTGAAGCGCGAGTACCCCGGTATCGGTGATTTTGTAACAAAGCGTGTCGAAGTTCTTCGTGCACGTCGCTATGTCATCAAGAGATTTGAACCTAACGGCAAGGTAAAGAACGCATTCGACGGTGCCTACAGTGGCCCTCGTAAGTGGTCCTAACCTCTCCCTAAACCCAAATGACGAATGACAAAGAAAAATTACAGATCACTATGATAAAAGGTAAAGAATGGGCGAGACTCAAATCCTCAACACGCTCTACAAGGAGCTACGTCTAGACAACTGGTGGAAAGACCTACTAGGCCAACCGGCATCCTATGAAGACTTCGATATCTACAAGGCAATGGAATCCATTCCGCGTACAGAAGCTTCTGCTGCTGCTGCAATTAGTAAGAAACTGGAAAACTACCTATCGTTCGTAGAACTAACGGGTAGATGGTACATCTGGGATGCCCGTATCCACACACCGTGTGACGGTGAAGGGATCGCGGTCAAAATCGTCAAACTCTTCTACCAGACACTACGTGACGCCTTGGCTTTTGTCAAGGACTTCATTACGCGTCAGGCACAGGCCGCACGTGTGGCCGGTGGCGACAAGACAGAAGAGAAAGCTGCTGCTATCATGGCAACATACGAAAAGGGCGAGTTCTCCAAACACCGCAACTTCCGTGACCGTATCGCAACCGATGCCGGAATCTCTGCCGTAGTCCGCATGCTTCGCACTGAGTGTGACGTACCCAGCGACTACTTCGAGAACGATCAGCGTTGGTTTGTCATGCGTAACTATGTTCTGGACCTTGATGACCTCCGCAAGTCCACCAAGGACAACTTGGTGTTCACCTTGCTGGCGCACTCTCCGGAGAGGCCTGTCACCAAGTACTTCGATGCTGAGTACGTCCACGATGCCAACCTGCACCACTGGGACGGCTTCTTGGAACGCTCAATCCCTAACAGGGCGATGCGCCGGTACTTGCAAAAAGTTACTGGTGCTGCTATGATGGGGACATCGAAACTGAGAACCATTCCTAACCTGTACGGACCTCCGGGTTCGGGCAAGTCAGTATTCATCAATACGATGTTCAAGCTGGGTAAGGAAGGTGCTGGATACGCTTGTATGCCTGACTCTAAGGCCATCATCAAGGTCTCCGGGCAGAACTTCGAGCAGGATGCCATGCGTAGCCGTAGGTTCATTGGCATCTCCGAACCAAGCCACAGCGAGCACATCGATGATGACTTCCTGAAGAAGTTCACTGGTGACGTGTGGGTTGAGACCCGTACGCTGAATGTGAAGTCCTCAGGCTGGGTTCCGCAGGGTGTAGTATTTGTTGCGTCCAATAAGCCGCTGCGAATTAACACCCGCGATAAAGCGATTGTCAATCGTGTACAGTTGATCGAATTCCCCATCGAGTTTCAAGCAGAGATGCCCGGAATGTATGTCCCGGAAGAGCGTCGTATGATTCTGGACCTCGAAGATTTGATCCTTGCAGACCGCAGTCGAATCCTGTCTTGGATTATCCAAGGTATGATTGATTTCGTGCTGGACGGCCAAAAGCTGTCTCCGCCCGAAGATGTTGTTGCTAAGCGAAATGAAATTGTCACGGACGCATCCACTGCCCTTCGCTGGGTGGATGAGTACGTAGATGAAGGATACATCCAACTCAACTTTGACGAGGACATGGACCTGAAGCACTGCATCCCTGTGTCAGACGCCTACAGCGCTTACACACTTTGGGCTGCGCTTGCTGGCGAGCGTAAGCCGCTGAGTAGGAAATTCTTTACTCAGGACATTGAAAACAAGTTCCAAGAGAAGCAAAAGGATGAAGATGGTGTGTGGAGGCTCACAGGTTTCGTGATGACCGCCAAATACCTGACCCGTTCCGCAGCAGCCCAGTCTCCACAGGCAGTTGCTCGGTTCTAGTCATTTTGCTTAACCACCCCCAAAATGATAGGATATAACCATGAACATCACAGAGAGCGATTCAAACATCGACATTGAAGAAGTCCGCGAAATTGTCACCAATGATTTCAAAGGTGACAAAATCGAAAGGCTTCTGTACGAAGCAGGCCTAGATACTGAACATAAGGTTGGCGAAGAAGGAACTACGGTTTTGGAAATCACAGCAGAAAATGTTACAGTCATCATGTCAGAAACATGGGAGGCCGATGGTGAGTGGTATATTGATCCCGCAACTGTAATTCTGGACGTACTCGTGAACAGGAACTTCGTCAACACCTCGTTCCCGGATCGAAAAGAAATCCCCTCGGAGAACGAACTGGTAGCGTACATCACTAACATCTTCGAGGAAGAACTTAACTAGGAGTTGACAGGGCTTATCTACCCCTGTAAGCTGTAGATACAAAGCAAGACAAACCCAAACAGAAAAGGAAAATGAAATGGCAACTGCAACCAAGTCTGAGACAAAAGTGACTGCGCCTGCTCCGGGTCTCACCCCGGAAGAGATCGAAGCGGCTGAGGCGGAACAGGTCTTCCCGATCTCCCGCGAAGGCCTGATCGCCCAGCGTCGGTACCACCGTCTCGCGAACAAGATCAAGGAACTGAAGGCGGAACAGGATGAGGCACAGGCCTTCCTCGAAGCTGAATGCGCCTCCAAGGGTGCCAAGAAGCTCACCTACAAGGGTGTCGTGGCTGTGGAGATCGTCGGTACCACCAAGACCACCAACGACTACAAGGGTCTGTGGGCCAAGTTCCCGGCAATCCAGCAGGTCTTCGTGTCTGAGTTCCAGACCAAGGACACCGACGCTACCCGCTTCGATGCAAAGAAGCCCGTCTAATGAGCGAAATCCAGACAGTAGCGGTTCGGCTCTCAGAAGATGTACGCGGCAAGACGGCTAGGGCAAGTTCCGTCAGGCACTACGATGAAAATCTGGCCAAGGTCTTCCCGTACTTCATCGTAGGCGATCCGGGACTGATCGGAGAATTCTCTGACACCCTCAGTGATGGGTACACCCACGATGGGTATGGCCCATTCTGGCCCAGCTTCGCTTCCGTCAATGATGGTAGGGGAGATGGGAAGGTTCTGTGGATTTCCGAGGCAGGCCTTGGTTGTCTGCTTACGAAACACCAGAATGATTACATTTTTGACGTACAGGAAAGGCAATAGTATGGCAAAGACAAATGCACAGGTGGCACTCGAAGCTGCCGCTGAAATTGCTAAAGCAGGGGCGCAGTCGGGAAGCGGAGGAATTGGATGGCTTAGTACTAACGATGTACTAAGAACCGCAGATGCTTTCTACAACTGGCTTGAAAGAAAGTAATAGCTTGTGATATAATAATCACATATGCAGAACGGCGGGAAACGTTCTGTCGCTGGTTGAGATGAGGCTCCCGGCTGGTGAGTATCCCCGATGCCCCATTCCGGGGATACTCACCCTCTAGTTTCACCAATGAAAACAACAAGAAAGAGAAAATATACATGGATAGCGTAGAAGACGACCTTCACTTCAACCGTATCGGACTGCCGGATGCTGATGCAACCAACTGGCGGACTCGTGCAGAGTATTTCATCGGTGAAGAGGAAGTCGAGTACAAGGGTTTCCGGGTCGAAGAGGGCAAGTTCCCCATCGTCACCATCACGGCCAAGGACAAGGAAACACTGGATCGAGTCTTCGATATGGTGATCGCCTACTCTGACTCGCTGGAACCCGCTGCATGACAGAAGACGAAGCCCCCAAGGAATTGGGAGATGGTGAGTGGGAAAATGTGTACACCGCCACTGAAGTCTCTAAACCATGGGAACCCGTTACCCCTAGAGAGGGGAGCAGGCTCTTCATCCAGATCGCGCAGGGTAAGCTTGCTGAATACCTCTACGAGGATGGCCGCTACAATCTGGTAGGTGAAGACCCCAATGACTGAATTCGAGAATGTACTGGAAGTTCTTCGATACAACGCCCGATGTCACCGGGTTTCGGTACTGATGGGAACCAAGGGAGCCTTCGGGGCAACGTACGAGGAAGCCGTGAAGTCTCAAGTACAGCTTGACGAGTACGAGAAAGCTATCGAGATTCTGGAAAACTACAAGGCATAAGAAAAGACCCCCTAGTCTAATTACAGACTGGGGGGTCCTTTTCGTTATCCGAATCTGGAGCTTCTGCTGCCAAAACCACCGGCTCTTTGGACCGGACGCTTGGAGGACACACGACCGGCTCCGCGCCCCTGTGGGAGCCTCAAATCTGCCGGTGAGGTAATCTTGCTCCTGTATGCCCTGAGGCCGGGAGGCGGGTCAATAAGGGCCGCTATGACCCCCCAAACCATGGCATCCATGCGGTCAGGTGAGGACTTGGTGTTCTCCGGGTCGAAGAACATCATTTGGTCGGTCAAATCCGGCATCTCGTCCACGAGCTTGACTCGCTTCTGCTGCATGGCAACGATGACCGGTTCGGCCCTCTTGTGCTTACCATGGTGCGCGTTGACCAAGAACACCTTCAGGTTCGGGTCCTTGGCATTGATGACAGACTGTAGAAGCTGTCGGCCTTGGTTGCCTTCAACCACGATGAACTTGGTTCGATGCTCCTTGGCTGCGTTTACCACGCGGTCCACCCAGATGTCAACCGATCCCTTGATGGAATAGTCTTCAAGGATGTACGCGGTTCTGTCTCTAGGACGCTGCTCGCCAGTTACACCCACAGCAACAATACCACATTCGTCGGCAGGACGCTCGGCCACAGACGGATCGACTGCAATAAATCGTAGTGGAAGGTGAGGAACTTCCTTGGCACTGACCTGTGCATCGTTGATCATGGCTTCGGTGAAGAACAGACCTTCCGCTTCCAGAAGCATTTCCCCGAATAGCTCTTGCTTTGCGAGGTCCGATCCCTCATACTGGGAAGTGATGTCATCGAGGTATGCAGCAGACAGGGATGAGTTGTCATAGGTCGAACCCTTGACAATCTTGATACGCCTTGCTGGGTCCTCAGAGTCCTTGATGAGGTCTTTCATCAGCTTGGTACGTTTAGGCGTAGTGGTACCGAAGATTTGCGGGTTCTTACCTTCACGAACGGCGAACAGGAGGTTGGCCCATGCCGTGGTGCCAGCGTCATCCACTGTAGCCTTCAGAGCCGCTAGCTCGTCTGCCCAACCGTAGTGCGCGGACGGACCACGAAGCTGGTCAGGTTTTTCCGAGGATGTGCACAGGGCGTAGGAGCCACCCGGCCATTCCAGTCTACGCTTGGATGGGATGTATTCGGGCTTGTTATTTGGTGGGGAACACTCTAGAATAGCCTTGACCATAACGTCTCGAACGTCAGCGCTGGTTCGGCCAAGCAGTAGGATTTCGATGGGCTTACCGGCAAGGTCAGCCTGTTCCACCTTGGAGCGGACCCATTCGGCTCCTGCTCTTGATTTACCCCAACCACGCCCAGCGAGTGCAAGGAAGATACGCCAAGAGCCGTCTTCAGGGGGACGCTGTTCCGGCCTGCCCCAGATCGCCCAGTCATAGGCTAGTGCTTGGGCCTGCTCTTCGGTATAGCCGCCCCAGATTTCTTCTTGCTCTTCGAGAGAAAGCTCTGCGATCTCTTCCGCTATGGATTTTGACATTGGTCTGCCTTAGTGCTAGAGTTGGGATGACTCTTCCACCGGAGAGACAATGAGGTATGTGGCACCCACAGGAAGGTCCTTAAGTGCTGCTGTATACTGGTCTGCCAGATCGACCGGAGTGTTGTCCGGAAGTGTGTTGGTCAGCCGGTACTGGTAGCCTGTATTCGGTGGGAAATACTCCGATGCAACATCTCTGGAGATATGGTCGGCGGTATCGTCGTCGGGAGTCTCGTTTAGTAGCAGGATAGCCCCGCTGAATTTAGTAGTCATATCATCAATTATACCGTATGTCAAGGTACAAAATGTGTTGACATTGTATCTGTTTACTAGTAAACTGGCATTTCAAAAGGAAAGGAACATGATGAAAATCTATAAAGCACTCTTGAAGGTCAAGCAAGCCGCTGACCCACTGCGCACTACCCGAGGAATCACGAAAGAAAATCGGGATGAAGCAGTCCAACATCTTGAAACTCTGATGTCCTCGGTCAAACTCGCCCTTGATGCGGGGGCAACCCGCTATGACATGGTCTGCTCCGTTGCAGGCATGGTCCCCGAGTACCTGAAGGAGGCTTAGTGGAGAGCTTCATCGAGACCCTAAAGTTCTGGAAGTGGCCCATCTATGGGATGCTTGGAATCACAAGCCTGATTCCTGTGTTCGTCGTGTCGGTTGCAGCACACTCCGCATGGATGTGTCTCCCGATCTTTGGGGTTCCTGCTCTGGGCCTCCTGATCGGACTCGGAATCTACAACAACTGTGCAGAACTCTACCTTCTCTCGAAGAAATCAGGGCCACATTCTGGGGTCAACTACAAGCGCGTACTCCGCCAACTGGAGCGTAGACGTAAAGTCGCAGTACGTAAGATGTGGTCGATGAAGAATTACTCTTATGATGGCTCAGCCTACTACTCGGATATCATCAAAATCGAGAAGGAGATCGCAGAGCATAAGGGTATCGACTATGTAAGGCCGGAATATCTTCCGTCCAGTCGGTACTCCTGAGTTGACACTGCCCACTGATGCGTGTAGAGTCAGTGGTGTCGGAAGGGAACCGGCACCACTGACTTTTTGAAAGGACTTGAATATGCGACTCGAAGACGCACGAAAGATTTTCCGCGAAGAGATGAACCTGCACGGACTGGAGGCTTGGAAGCTGGAGGTGGTCAATCTGAAGACCACCGCTGGATGGTGCCAGACCCGTATGTGGAATGAGAACCCGCGACGTAGCTGGGGGACCATTGCATTGTCCGTCCCCTTCATGGAAGTCTTCGATGAAAAGGAGGTCCGCGAGACTGCCCGCCACGAAGTGGCTCACGCCCTGAACAACCCCAAGAATGACGCACACGGTGCAGAGTGGCGTAAAATCGCCCGAAGCATCGGCTCCACTGGGAAGCGTTGCGTCTCTATTGATGCACCCAAGGTTCAGTCCCGCTACACCGGTACCTGCCCTCAGGGCCACCAGTACGCACGTCACCGGGAGACGTGGAACATGAAAATCCAGTCGCACTACTGCCCCGGTTGCTGGAAGCAGTACAAAGACAAGCAGCGTGCCTACATCACTTGGTTTGACAACCACACCCGCCGCACGCTAAACTCGACTACACCGGCCATGCCGAAGACGCTGGACACGTCGGTTCCAGTACGTATTGCCGCACAGAAGGTCTCAACGCCTGTGCGAAGGACTGTTCCGGTTCCTGCCAAGGAACTGTCATGGAAAGAGAAATTCGACCGGGGAATGGCCTCGTTCGGTGATGACTGGTAAGAAAGATCACAAACAAGTAAAGGAGAACATATGGTGAAGACAGCAGAAGAGCTAGAGGCCAAAGTAACCGAACTCAAGCAGATCGGATCGCCCAGCGCCCTCTCTAAGGCCCGAGAACTGGAATGGGCACTGGGACATGAGGTAGAGGCTGATGAGGACGCAGACCGCATCACAGACGCTCTCTTGGGCAGTGTGAAGACACAGGAGCCTGACCTGATTGAGCAGGTCCCGGAGTTTGCCCGGACCCACAATCTCTACACCTTCTCCAAGCAGAAGGAAGCCACAGACAAGTTCAAGGACCTGACGTGGCCCGGACATGGTGCTTCCAAGGAAGAGCTTGATGAGTACTTTAAGATGCAACAGGAGAGGGAAAAGACAGAGCAGGAACGCACCCTCGGTAAGTCCTTCAAGTGGGAGAAGCTTCTGGGAACGGAACTTCTTAAGTCCACGCAGAAGCTCCTGAAGAAGAACAAGTCTGAAGACACCTACGACGAGGGTTTCTACACCAAGATTCCGGATGAGGCCGCAGGCATTTCGGATGCTGAACTGATCGCTTCGCTGAACCCTACCGGCAAGCACCGCCCCCTTCTGGACATCGATTTTCCAGCGGCTGTGATCCCTTCCTCCACGGAAGGCCATTGCCACCTGTACATCGACAAGGAACTGGAGTGGAAGGAATACAAGAAGCTCTTGAATGTTCTGGCTGACCTCGGCATCATTGAACATGGATATCGTGGAGCCTCCTTGGCTCGTGGATATTCGGCACTAAGACTTCCTTGGATCAAGAAAGACGAAGAGGACAAGGTCGTAACTCAAAAATTCTAGAAAGGAACATAATGTGGACTAAGGTCCTGAACTGGGTCAAGACCTTATTTATTGGACAGCCGCCAAAGCCGCCCATTGAATATATACCTGAATATAAGACTCCGGAAGTGTGGCCGTACGATTCTCCGAGACCACCTAACGAGGTCATCCATAAACTGAATATGGGGCTGGAAACAGTCAACGACCACATCATGTACCGTTCTCAGGATACCGGAAGGTTTGCTGGACAGATTCAGTGGGAGGGCGAAGTATGGCTTGTCAAGCACTTGACCTACTGGCTCGCCGGTGGTACACTGTTAGAAGGCCACAAGTTCGAGACGATCCGGGCCACCTGTGATTGGCAGAAATGTTGCCGACCAGATCACCTGAAGCCTAAATACGCTCCTTCGAAGAAGGTAGAGGAAAAGCCTAAGCCAAAGCAGCGCAAGCCTAAGCTCGATGTGAATATGGTGGCTGGACCTCCGGAGTACAAAACCAAACCGCAGGCGATCCGTCCGCACTCCAAGACGGAAGACGATCTACTGGGTGGAGACCGGACAAAATGCGTAAGTTCCAAGGTCTACTTCCCGGATGAGCCTGAAGCCAAAGAGGTTGCTGCTGAGTGGAACAGACGTTTCCGAACACCCGGAGGCCGTAAACTTTACGGATACACCTGTGACTGGTGTGCTGGTGGTCACCTGACCAAACAGAACCCGGAAACACGCCCGAAGTACAAACACAAAGGCTCTTGGAGCTAGATTGAAAGGAAAATGAATGACAACGATTATCGCAAAAGAGCATAATGGAGAGGTCATCATTGGATTCGATTCACTCGTATCCGGTGGGGAGTCCTTCGAAATGGAACAGGACAAGGTCTTTGTCAACAATGGGGTAATCTACGGCGTTGCCGGGAGACTGTTGCTCTCCACTGAAATCAAGCACGCCCATATGCCTTCGCCCCCAACTGAGGTCTCGGATACAGATGGTTGGGTCTCAAGCACCCTGTCTCCGAAGATTCGGCACATCCTCAACACTGTCAACCCACGTCGTGGTCAGGACGAATTCGGCATGCAGATTCTGGTTGTCGCGAACAACAGAATCTATGAGATCGGCTGTGACACCGCGTGGTACCGCAAAGTGGACGGAGTCTATGCAATCGGCTCCGGGAGTCCTTATGCCTCTGGTGCCCTGTCTCATGGTGCGACCATCAAGGACGCATTGGCAATTGCGGCAGAACGCGACTCGCACACTGGCGGACGGCTCACGGTCACCACTGCACGCAAACTGCTGAGCAAGTAATGCAGAGCCTGCTCAAACGCCTCAGGAAGGCCTCTGACGACCTCTACATCTTCCGCAAGACCCGCAGTGACATCCGTAGCGCGGAAGCCCGTCTATCGGCCATACACTCCGCGTGGAACGATGCTGGGCCTGTGCCCGACTACCATGAGCATATGAAGAACAAACTGCGCCGCGACTGGCCCACCCTTGCAGGTGCTTTGGACGAAGCTACCAAGTAGTTTGACGGAGCCACCCAAGTAGTGGTAGTATCGAGGGACCGAAAGCAAGCTGGGGAAAGAAAAAGAAAGGTCTGAATAACTTAATGGAAGATGCGATTGGAATTGATGATTTCATTCTGGAGTGCTGGTCTATTGATGATTCTGGTTGGAAGTTCACGCTTTTCTCCGACCTTTGGTGGGAAATCAAAGCTGAGTCTGAGGACCTTGGTGAATTCAGGGCACACTCGTTGTACCACGATGATGTCGAAGTAACTCTGGCTAGGATGCTGGATCAAATCCGTAAGACCGCAGACGCGGTTCTCTAACAAAGAAAGAACACTATGACTAGTATTACTGACAAGATTCTCAAGCAGCTTGAAGAGTACAAGCTGAAGTCCATCATCAACACCAAGACCAAGAAGGAACGCTTCGCCAAGGCCCGCAAGGCTGGCTATAGCGTCGAGTTCGCGGTCATCTTCGCTACCCAGAAGTAGCCGACAAAAGGAAGGACCCAGTACTTGACAGGTGCTGGGTCCTTCTGTATGCTGTAGGTATGAACAACGACGACTTTGATCCGATCACGGAGAGCCTACTCGCCTTACTGCCGTACAACTCGGAGATCATCTTCCCGGACGGGAAAACGTACCGTAAGGAGTTCTCTGCCGAAGACCTCGAATGGACGGAACTGGACGGAAGATGGAGGGACTCCCCTCGGAAAGCAAGTGCTAGGCTGACTGCTGAGTACTCCGAAGCGCAAATCTGGGCTGGAGACCACAAAAATACCAACCACAAGTACGTCACTGGAGACCGGCTCGACCATATCGAAGCTGAAGCGAAGAGGCTGGTGGGACAGTCCCAGCAGTCTTTTAGCACAGCACGGACACAGGATGATCTTCTCAATGCAAAGATGCAGGCCGTACGTGCACAAGGAATGAATGAAGCACTCCGGATGGTCCGGGGATACCACGAAGGGATTTAGCAATGACATCACACTATGAAACTAAAGACACTTGGGGCGCTAAGATCAGCCTCGAACATAACAACAGCCGCTCTGGTGCTTCTGGTCACAATGTGCTGGTCACGGCTGAAGCAACGTTCCGGGATGACATTGTCTATGCCAGCGTGAAGGGCGAGAAGACAATTCGGGAGTTCCTCTACAACTTCGCCGTTATCGGTGGTATTATCAAAGAAGGTGAAACCCTCTCCATTGATGAACCATCCGACAGAGATGTACCTAACGATGGTACGTACAAGCTCACTGGAGCATCGGAGTCTCGCCAGATCGCAATCGTTCAGGGTGGCCGGGTTATGGTTCCACAGCCAGAGGATGGCACCATCATCGACTACACGGATGTCTACCTGTCCAAGTACTCGCAATGGGAACTGACCCCTCTGGAGAAGGCAGAGCGGAGCGTCCGGACCAATGCCTAACTGGCCTACACCCCTTGACCTACAGGAGCGCTATGACCACGCTGAGAAGATGCTCAGCGCCGCGTCACAGGTCCATGATTCCGTGGCGGTCCAGTTTTACGCCGGTCAGCTTTCTGTGTTAGGCTTGTTCGTAGAAGATGATGTACTGATCCCGGAAAAGGAGATAGCCGTCTACTCGCCCAACTCTAGGGTCCATGACACCATGAAGGTGATCAACACAGGTAACCCGGAGGAAGATATCGAATACGCGAACAAATTCGCAGATTCGTACAAAGAACAGGCCCGAGAGGGTGGCATTCATGCTGACAAAGATGCTACAGTGGTATATCGATATGTCACGGAGTGGCAGAAGCTAGAGGAAAGGAACAAGTAAATGGAGATTGCACTCGCAATTTTCCTCGGTACCGTATTTAGTATCGGAGGTCTCGGGACACTGATCTACGTGAAGGCAAAGGACGACTGGAACGCGCTCTTCAGCCGTGCCGCACAGATCGGTAGAGCCAACCTTGGCACCAAGTCTTCCCGGTTGGGGCTGGAGTTTCAGAAAAAGCCGGTAAGCAATGAACTGGCTGTACGGGACTGGCAGGCGGAATATGAGGGCCGTAAGGAACTGGCACTGGTCAACAAGGAATTCCATGTCATCGTCCGTTCGTGGAACGAAATCAACGACAATTACTACGATGGTATCGAAGAGCGTTGGTTCTGGGAGTGCGCCTGTGGCGAAAAGCAGCACCGCAAGAACAGGGAAGCTGGCCGCAACTCTGCACGTCGCCACCTTGAACTGATGGGTGGTCGCAACGAAGAGGGCGTACGGGACGAAGGCTGGCTCCGGGGGAAAGGATTCTAATGCCAGATGAAAAGGAAACCATTGAGGCCAGTAAAATCACTGTCGGGGATTTGAAGGCGGCAGATATAGAGGCAGGTCACATTGCCATCGGGATCATCAACATGGAGACCGGTAAGCAGGGCGTAAGACACCTGTACAGTGATCGGTACCGCGAGCGCTGGCCTCAGGATCAGTACCCGGAGAAGTACGAAGAGGATGGTCCTGTTGAGTAAACATCGCAGGGAGGGTGCAAATCTTACTTGCACCCTCCAAGGCCATACTTGGGTAAAGAACGGCTGGACAGGCCGGTCCTACCCGTACTGGGAGACTGACGCATTTAAAACCGGTGAGGAATACCCTCTCCACCTTGACGAGGTCCGACAGTGGTACTGCAAACGTAGCTGCGGGTCGCACCGCTACACGTTCGAGAACTGGGACCACGAGTTGTCCCGCGAAGAAAAGGCCCTGCTTAGAATTAGGGATCGCGCCACAGTAGCTGCTATGATGTGGTTACTAGACGGAGAGGATGAAGATGAACCAGAACAATCTTGACGTGCTGAAGGCACGCGTGAAGGCCGCTGAAGGGCACGGAGTGCCTACACTGGTGGTGGCGACAGTGGAGCTTCGTGAAGCCCTAGACCGGCTGGAGAAGCTGGAGGAACTGGTGAAGGAGGTTACCTTCAAGGTCGGGGATGTGGTCCGCGAGGTGGGAGATGACGAGCCGACCGGTGAGATCATCCAGATCAAGGAAGGCCGGGACGAGAAGGCGTACGTCGTGAATCTGTACAGCCCGCCGCCAACGGCTGGGTTCACGTCCATCACCTACTACGCGGACGAGATCGAACTGATTGAGAGGCCGAGCAAGTGAAAACCCGTACTGTATTGACAAATTGATGCGTAACGACTAAACTGTAGGTATGACTGAAGTAATCCACAGATACATCGGGACGGTATCCAAAACCAAGGCAACGGATTTGACAGAAGCCTCCATCGTATGGTTTGATGGTGAGTACCGGAGCCTCGCAGCTATTGCCTATGAAGGCAACAAGGTTCGTCTCCGTTTCAACTGGCTCTCCCAAGAATGGGATCGAAGTTTGACAACGAAGGAAACGGTACGTACGCTGGGTACGTACCGAGTTACAGGAATCAAAGAAGGGGAGTAAATGATCGTTTACAGTGTCGGAGAAAAGATCAAGATCAAGGAAACCACCTCTGCCCTCGGGGTAAAGCTGGAGAAGGGTATGAAGGGGATCGTCGTGTACACACTCCCCGAACGGGTTGAAGCCGTGTTCGAAGGGCTAGGTCTGGTGTCGGTGGGCCATGACCTCATCAAGAAAAAGGTGCGCAAGACCGAACGCCTTGTTAAGGCCAAGAACCTCAAGCTCAGCGACGAGGTGCATATCCCCGGATCAGGTGAGTATAACAAAATCGGAAACATTTACCGTAACAACTACGACTCCGACGAGACTACCATCACGGTCGAGACTGTAGAATACGACAGCAAGGACTACGGCTACAACGATCTGGTGGAGGTACGTCGATGAGCTACCTGCTTCTCGGAATCGCAGTCGCTGCGGCCTTCACAGCACTGGTCCACCTTATCCTCGCAATCCGCGCTGTAGCTTTTGGCGGTGGCTTTGACGGATTTGGGGCACAGTTCTACTACACGGGTGTCATCGCGGTCAGCGTCGTCCTTGCCATTTGGCTTGGACCGCTCGCCCTCGCAGGGATTGGACTCCTGTGATGAGCCGCACAGCAAAGCACCGCTACTCCCAGAAGGAAGAGGACCTCATCTGGAAGCTCTACACAGCGGAAGAAAAAGAACAACACAACAAATTTGTCATGGGCTATGGGGAGTTCACGGCGAACACACAATTCATCGATTCTCTGCGGAGTACGGTGATGACACGAAAGGGACAAGATGACACAGTTTGAAAAGTTTGAAGTAGGGGACCTCGTATTTGCCAATGAGGACCACCCGTATCTGGATGTGGACGGCGAAAGCCCCGGTATTGTGACCGAGGTCATGGAGGACTCCTTCGGCGTGCAGGTCGAGGTTGGCGTGGAGTTCTATCCGGACAACAATGAAGTCCGGTTCACCCCGCAGGAGTTGACCATTGTCGGTCGCGATGGTGAGCTTGCCACCTTCGAGGACATCAAGGAAGGTGACCGGATCATGATGATCAGTCCTGATGACGAGTTGGTCAAGGTTGTGGTGGAGGATATCTACCATAAGGGTGGGATTGCTGACATCTACGGGGTATACTCGGAGAACACTGATGAATCCGTCACCTTCGCGCTTCCCGCTGATACTGATGTCTTCAAGGTATCTGCTTGAATATGAACATCACGCATACTGCTGTTGCTACGGGTAACACCCGTCTTACTGCGGGGGACCTAGCAAGCTTTGCAAAAGGCATCCCCGCAGAATCCACCGTGCGAATTGATACGCACAACCCTGTTGACCAGCGGGACAACCACCGCTGGACTATCGAAGCCGAATGGGACGAAGTTGCCCAGAAGAATTGGACGAGGCCACAAACACGATGAACGACAATAATGTAACGGATATGCTGAAGGAAGCCCTCTTGAAGTCGCATGACCAAGGTTATGCCAAGGGCAGGGTGGACGCTATAAAGGCACTGTCCGTCTCCCTGCATTTCGTCTACGATCTTGGTATCCTTACTGAGGAAGAGAAGAAGGGGTACAAGATTACCCTTGACACCGTAGACGCGACACTGAGGATTCTCGAACAGAACAATGAGGAAAACGGTTTCTAGTGGAAAATGAAGATGAACTGTTCGCCAGATGGGAGCAGGAAATGGCAGCCATGCCCTGCGAATCTGACGCACATGATTCTTCGCCAGCACATGCGGGGCCGGGTGAATGGTATATATCGTTTGCCTGCCCCCGCTGTAAAAAAGTGAGCACCATCCTACTGGTATGTGACCGGTACAACAGTTTCCTGCCGTCTATGATGATCATAGCTGGTGCGTCTGTGGTAGAATGTGGTAAGTGTAGCCAGCAATTTTTATATCGGGAGACCATAATTGTCTCCGAGAGAAGGCAAGTGTGACCGACCTATTGGCCCTGCTTCTGGGAGTACTCTTCCTTGTCTTCTGGGTTTGCGTAATGATCTATTGGAATTCGCTGACTAGAGCCTATGACTTAGGGGAGGAAGACTACTCGCGGCGAAAGAATCGGCTGGTGGAGTATAACGGTCTTGCGCGTATCGCCTACACCCGGGGCCGAAGATGTGCAGCCTGTACAGGTAACGCAAAACTGAAGAACAGACTTAAAGGCCGTAGGTTGACAATTTAAGTGTAAGGGGCTAGACTATTCGTAGTTTAGCCCCTTACCTGTGAAAGGACAAAATAAATGAGTAAACTCAAAACAGCAAAAGCCATCCGGAAATCCTTCACCATAGCTGGTGCGATCCTCAAATGGGTCGGTATCACTGCCCTCCTTGTGGGTATTGGTTTAGGTCTATGGGCTTGGGCCAATGCACACTTCCTCAGCTTCGCTGTTGTCATCGGGATTGTCGTCACGTTCTCCATGATCGGCGGTATCTTCGAGGCGTGGGACTGGAGCGAGAAAACAATTGAAAAAGCTGAAGAGGAAGAGCGCGAAGCACAGGAACGTGGTCGCGCTGAGAAGAGGCGGGAAGAGATGCCTTCCCCTAAACCTATTCGCACTCCTGACTTCGACTTCGACTCCACTGACCCGTACGGGCACTACCGGTAATTTTGACAAACCCCGAACTAGCTGATAGGTTATACACATGAAACTTGAACACGTGCTGGAGGTCGAGCAGACCATCCATGAAATCGAAGAACGATCCAACCGCAACCGTCTCGGAATGCTGGTGACACAGGAGGTTGCCGACTACCGCGCACATGGTGCTAAGAAGGACGTAGAGACCCTTCTGGCGGTCGTAAACGCGGTGATGGACAAGCTGGCGGATTCCGGTGATTCCGTCCGCTCAGAAGACATTCTGGCGGTCATCCACGAGGCAATGGAAGAATCTAAGGAGGTTGCGAATGTCTAGGTTCAAGAACCAAGAACGCGTTCAGGTCATTGCTAATCCTTCTGGCTACCACCTCAAGTACGGTACGGTAGTCGAGACAGACACTGCCTCGGTTCGGGTGCGTGTTGACGGAGAAGGCAGGGGGATGAGGTTCTGGGATACAGAGCTTGTGCCTGCCCCGCATGCTCCTGCACCGGAAAAGGAACTCACCCAGACCCAGAAGTACATCCGGGAACTGGATGAGGACACCAAGCTACTGTTCGATGCTGCTGGCCTCTACCCGCAGGGTACAAGCGTCCAGAAGGACCTGCAAGCCTTCGCAAGCCATCAGGCAAAGATCGTCTACAACCTGAAGCTCGTACTGAGTCAGGACGGCGTAACGCTCTGGGAGGCTGAAGATGGCGGTAAGTGAGGATTGGTCGCCCGGAAACACTGGCAATCTTGAGGATGATCTGATAGAGTTGATCATGTTCGGCTGCTCTGACGGGTACGTGACGGATGAGAATATTGAAGCATGTAGAGAAGAACCCGGTACCTATGGGTACGCGGCAGACTTGGTAATTAATTACCTCCGAGAGAAGGGAGTTGTTTTAGATGGGTAGCAAGGTTTGGCCTGAAGCACGAAATGGATACGGTGAAGACATCGTAGCGGTTCGTAAGGCAGAGCGTACCGTAAAGGTGTTCCGCGTAATCCTGACCGTACTGGTTTCGGTGGCGGTGGTGGCAGGGGCGATGTTCATCCCGCCGGTAGTACTGATGTGGATCGGCGGTGTGATCCTCGGTGTGGGCGGAAGCTACCTGCTGGGAGGCGCAATCGGTCTGGGTCTCTACGCACGCAAGGAAGCTGTCAAGACCCTGCAACGGGCAAAACAGCGCGGAGTCTCCGCGAGTTGACATACTGGGCCACCCAGTGTTAAGGTAAGTATATGTCCTAGAGGAAGAGAAGAAAGCAAATGGAGGCGTACATGTCCGACGAGATCAACAAGGCCCACACGGTCTACATGAAGAGCCAGTGGACTGACCCGGAACCGGACACCTTCCGGATGTCTGTGGAGGCCGCAAACCCTCACGGACCCAAGTTCGTGGTCATGAGCGGCTGTGCCACATGGCTGTCGCTGAAGCAGGCCCGAGAAGTCTACGAGACTCTGGGCCGGTACATCGCGTTTATGGAACGCAGAGACAAACGTCGAAGCAGGGCCGAGAACGCCGGTGGCTGACTGGATGGATGAGATGCGTAAGTGGACCAAGGACTACTACAGGACGCAGGAGAGAGTGAACATAACCCAGTTGCTGTTCGGCAACGAGAAGGGCTGGACATGGCCTGACATGTGGGTACCCTACTTCGGCGGTGACCCTGTCAAGGAAGTGGTAGGGAATCCCAACTGGAAGAACAACGTGGTCAAGGAACCCTACACCCTGCACTTTATCTCTACCGGAAAATGGATCACCTACCAGAAGTTCGGAACCCGCTGGATGGCATCCTTCGATCCGGGTGGAAACGTTCCGACTGAAGTTGACATCAGGACTGCGGTGCAGTATGCTGAAGACAGACACAAAGACGATGTAGCAACAATGAAAAAGAAATGGAAATATCTATGAACGTACAGGAACGTATCGCCATTGCCCTCTTCGAGGACTGGAAGACCTCTGACCGGGAACTCACACTGACGTGGGAGACCGCAGGGGCAACGCTCCAGCGCGTCTTCCTCCGGAAGGCTGAGGTGGCTCTGGAGGCCCTGTCCCTGCCGCTGGAGCACATGGTGAGCTTCTTGCACACTGCCGATGCTTTGGACATCGCAACGGAGGACTACCCCCTCTCGTGGCACTTGGAGAACTACCTCACTGACCGTGGTCTGACAGCCTGACTTGCATCTGGCGGTAAGCACTGCTAGACTGATTACAACGAACATGAACAAGAACAAAGAAAGGCACTAAAAATGACTTTTGCAAAGGGAACCAAGGTACGCTACAGGGCAACCATCTCTCCGCTCGAAGGACTTAACGGGCTTGAGGGGATCGTCAGTGAATCTCGCCCCTACGACACGACGATGATCAAGGTCACCAAGGGTTCGGACAGTGGCGACAATGACCACATCATCGGCAAGGTGGAGGGCTTCAGCACGTCTGCCTTGGTTGAGGTGGTTGATGAACCGAAGGAATTCAAGGTGGGAGACCGGGTGAAGGTCAATGATCCGGACGGTCTCAGCCATCATGGACTCATTGGGGTCATCACGGAAGTCGGCTCTGTGTACGGCGGGGGCACCGTCAAGGCGGATGTCGATGAGTCCTGTGAGGCTTTCCAGACGCTCCGGAGGTGGAACCGCGAGCTTGACGGTAAGGACTTTTTCCTGAAGGCCTCCACACTCGAACTCGTTGAGGAAGAGAAGCTGAAAGAAGGCGGGGCGATCAGCTACGAGCAGGTCGAACGCGGCCAGCGTATCCGGGTCTCCTACGAGAGCAAGGGTGTTGTCCACAGCCGCGAGGGCATCGTGGGCAAGGTCGCCAAGTACAAGAACGCCTACGGAACCAAGCTCAAGGACAACTGGACCATTAACGTACAGGACGATGAGGCCGAGCGCTACGGCGGCAAGGGCCAGCGTCTGAACTGGGGCAGCGAGAAGAATAAGGAAACGATTGTTCTTCTGGAGGCGGCTCCTGAGGTTGACGCAGTGCTGGAACGTCTGCTAGAGTCCAAGGGTGGTACAGTGGTTCGGGCATTCGCCCACCGGTTCTTGGTCCGTGATGCCTTCTCTGACACGTGGCGTGACTACTCCAGCGGGAAGTCCTATTCGTCCGAGACCCTGCGTCGTGAAGCTGGCGACAAGATCGCATTCTTTGTAGAAGACATGGAAGGAAACTAATGACGGTTCGTAAGAACAGTATCGTGGTCCGTAAGAACTCTGAGGGTTGGTCCACCAACTTCCGGGTTGAGGCTGTGGACGGGCGTACAGCCAAATTGCGAAGCTTGGACAGCTACCTACTCTCGGAAGAGGATGTGGATGATCTTGCGGTACGCTACCATGTGGATACCTTCGATCCGGGCGACACCGTCCGTATCCTTCGGGAATACGCTGACCGGTACAATGAAGCCGATGGTGAGAACGAACTGACGGTGGTACTTCAGAAGTCGAGTAGCACCCCTGTCACTACGGTGGAGAACAACATCGGGCACCAGTTCAATATCCTCAACGAACGTCTCTACCTTGTACGTCCCGCCAAGGCGTTCAAGGCGGGGGACAGGGTTGTGGTGGACCTCGACCTTGTGACGAAGTACGACAACGATGGTATCTCTGATTACTGGACTAATGTCGGCGTCCTTGTCCTGACTGAGGACAGCGGCAGTCGTGCGGTCAAAACCACCAGCCACGTCCGGTACGAGAAACAAGATGGCATGACTAACAACGTCCCTACGCGCTGGCTGAAGCTCTATGAAGAGCCTGCCAAGCGTGTAGTTGGTTCGGCTATCCGGTCAGGGGATGTTAAGGTTGGTGACACCATTCGAGCGACATATACCCACATGGGCATGAATGTTAGCTCGGAGGGAATGGTGAGCCGACTCCAACAACTCGGCAATGATGAGCAAGCCCTCTTTGCTGTCGGTGGCGCAAGGTTCCCACTACAGATTTTGGACACCGTCTACACTCTGCTGGAGGAAGCTCCTGAACCTGTGGACGAGAACCTTCAGCGTCTTCTGGATGCTGAGATCGGGGACATCGCCCACAGCACCTACGCTGATGAGTACTGGAAGAAGGTTGGGGACGACGCATGGCAGAAGCTTCATGAGGGCTTCGGCTGGACTCGTACGGCAGAGCAGGTGTTCGGCTCGTTCTACAAGCTGAAGTATGGGGAACTGTTCATCTACAGGAAGGTAAACGATGCTGACTAAGGAAGAGTTTCTGGCCCTGCTACCGGGAGAGGAATTCCTCTCTGAGGGCCTACGGGCCTTCAAGATGGCCGATGATGCGTTCGCCTTCTTGGAGGGCGGCAGAGGCATCGTCTGGGGCCAGCCAGCAGGTATCTAAAAAGGAAGGGACTCGGGGTTGATACTCCGGGTCCTTTCTGGTATGCTGAAGCCATGACAAAGAACGAAGTAAACAACAAGAGACGTGTACAGCAGTTGCGTGCCGGTGGCTCGGAGGACTTGAAAGAGTTCTACACCCACTACAGAGACACGTGCTACGGCAGTGGGTCCGTCTCCCTTACATGGGCGAGAGAGGCCTCAGAACTGATCCTGACCCTTCTGGAAGAGCGGGAGTCATTCAAGGACAGGGCGCGGTCCTCGGGGCCTAAGATCGTCCTGAGACTGATGAAGAACGGACATATCTGGGACTACACCAAGCACGTCGAGGACGTAACCGCGTGGTCCCGAAAGATTCTGGCGGAAGAGCCGGATGCAAGAATTGAAGTAGAGTACGCCTCTGAAGAGGAAATGTACCAATGGAAAACGGGAGGATTGTAGAATGTCAGTATTTATCCCTTTTTATGTCGCGGGGGTTGTTATTCCTATGGTGTTCGCCTTCTTCGTCTATCTGGGTGAGGGGCGTGAAGCAACCCGCACAGGGGCGCGTATTATCCTGCTTGCTCCCATCTGGCCGTTACTGATTCCGGTGGCCCTTACGCGGGGCGTCAAGTGGCTCTGGAAGACGGCAGACTGGCGGGGCGTAGAAGAGGAAGAGGCGACCCTTCGGGCGCAACGATTTGGGCGTGCACGTGGTTGGTAACTATCGGAAAGGAAAACAGTGGGGTTTGGTCTGAAGCCGAACAAGAATCGGATTCGGTTTGAAGATGTTCAGGAGGGAGACCGCCTGAGGGTCCGCTACACAGAGGGAGACCGCTGGGAGGATCAAGACATGTGGAAGCCTCCGGGGGCCGCTGTAGGCCGTAGCATTGGCGTCCTACGCACCATTGTGTCTGAAGCCAAGATGCGTCCGCTGGAGAACGTCTGGCTGTCTTCAGACGGGCGCACAGTGGTACACAAGGACTGGGCAGAGTTGGAGATCATTCGGCTTGACAAGATGCACGAGAGGGGTTAGGCTTCAGGTATGACAAAGAAACGAGACCCCCGAGTGGTAGCTGTCGCGGAGAAGCTGGTGGAGGTTCAGCCCTACGGGAAGGACTTCCGCAAGACCGAACCCAGCGTTGCTGACTACCACGCTGCCCTGATCGCTGTCCGGACACTGGACGAAATGGGCGAGTACGAGTACAACATCGAAACCTTGGACCTCGTAACTGGGCATACACACATGTGGCGTGAGCGGTGGGAGCATGACACCGAATGGCTCCAGCGGAAGCTCGATGAGAGACACGCGTACGACCGGAAGCTACTCAACATTCCCGGTGGTGGACCGGTGGAGTACACGCATAGGCTGGTCAAACGCCGGAAGGCAGGAAGGATCGAAGATGTCTAAGTTCGAGGTAGGACAAGAGGTAATCTTCAGCCATGGGGACCTGAAGGATGTGAAGGGCGTGGTACTTAACCCTCACTTTCAAATCAGTCAGTCAGACTGGCCCGAGGTTGTGGTACAGTACGGTGACAACCATCGCTTCTTCGTGGACATGGACAAGGTCCGTCCTGCTGAGGACCCGTACGAGTACGGTGCCACGTGGGCATCTCCCTTTGCGGATGAACCGTACTTCCCGTACTTCGAGATTTTCGAGAACGAGTGGGGCACCCTTGAAGAAGCTAAGCAGTCTGCCCAAGAGGCTGAGAGTGTGGGCAACACTGACATCAAAATCATGCGCCGCCTGAAGGCTGGGGAACCGGAGGACTACAATGTCTAAGTTCATCAAAGGACACCGAAGCATCACGCAGACGTACACGGTGGTGGACGGGCCGGTGGTCGAAACAGAGCCGGGACACCTGACGCAGGGCAAGTTCAAGGTGGACTATCTGGCCGTCTCGTGGATGGACGGCGAGGTGCAGTCAGTGTATCTCAAGGGACAGGGGCTGAAGGCAGACGGAAGTCTCGGGAAGTACGCACGCTCGCGCAGGCTCGTCGGGTCACATATCCCGGACTGGGTTGAAGAGCTACTGGACATTACCCTGTAACTCTGGTAGTCTTTAGCTAACAGGTCAACGACAACGGAAGGAAACCATGAGCAACGCACGAAAGAATTCCACGTCAGTCTCTCTGACTGAGGATGAACTGGTGAAGCTGGACGCACTGTACCGGGTTGCTTGGGGCAGTTCCTACAATCCGGACCGGACCCAGAAGAAGCTTGCGAAGGCGTTGGCCCGGATCGAGAGCCAGCGGGAGGACTCTGGTGAGTAAGAAAGCAAGGGACCACCGCGCACGCGCACGCAGGGACGAGCGGTATCTGACCGGACGGGCCAAGCCGGATGACATGGACATCCACCTGTACGGCTGGAACCGTGCGAGGGTACGCAACCTGCGCAAGTGGGAGAGACAGGAGGGTCAGCTATTGTTCCAGAACAAGATGACGTACCTGAACTGGCTACACTACGGACTGTGGCGACCACTAGTGAAAGGGGACAAATGAAATGGATGAATTGAAAGCTTTTATCGAGAATGAAATCAAGGTGGCTGAAAATGCAGGGGCCTTCTTCGAATTCGCACAGGGGTACGCGGCGGGTTGTGAGACAATTCTAAAGCACGTTGAGACTATGGAAAAAGAGAAGGCAGAGAAATCCAAGGTAATGCCAAACTTCGGGTTCGACGGTCAATTCTAATGGAACAGGGAAGAAACGAATGAGCGTAGGAAATACACACAGGCTCTATCTGGTGGGACCAACACCGGAGAGCGCAATCAAAAACAGCGAGGTCTTCACGGAAGAGAAGTCTGTACAGGAAGGTGTGATCGATGGGTTCAACATTTACTCCATTGATGCTACACTGTTCGCTTCGAGGCTGAAGCCGGTAGAGAAATGGGATTGACATGGAAGGTGACTCTTGTCCATGGTCCGGACAATGAGGACGTAGAGACCCTTGGGAATCTACACGCCGCTATGGAGTGGGCAAGAATGAAGAGTGCAGAATACCACGACTATGGGGTGGATTGCCTTGGGCTGATGATGAACAACTTCGTCAAGGAGGACTTCACGGACGGTGCTTCGTTCCAGTACGGGATGAACTACCATTGGGTAACCTTTGAGAAATTGTCCGAGGACAAGCCCGTACCTGCCGCTGTGACGCTCCCGGAAACGACGAGGGGGGTGGAACTGGACGTACTCTACCCTGCCAAGCCCGGAGAGGACGCGTCAGCGCATACGGACCGGCTTCTCAAGCACGCACGCGAACATGGAACCAACCGGCAGTGTTCCATCGGCTGGCATGATGAATGCTCTGAGATAGACCGTGGAGACGACGCTGATTGTAACTGCCTTTGTCATGCAGACGGTGCTGAGGTATACTCAGTGGAAGGACACGCTGAAGGCGGAGAGGTGACTGTGATCCGCGCAGAGCGTGGCAAGCACCACTGGCCCCCACAGAAGGGTGAGCCGAAAACCATGTGGGCTTGGTGGGTTCTGGGCAGGTCAGAGGTAGAGGCGGCGCTCAATGGTGCTGAGAAGGAAAGGAACAGACTGGCATGACGAATGGGCTACAGCTACAGAAGACAGTTGAGCAGGCAATCATTGAGACGCTGACCAATCTGGAGGACGGGGCAGGCAAGCCTTGACAGACTGGACGTACGTTCCGGAGTACTGGGACATCGGGACGGTGGAGGAACGTATCCACCGTCTTCGGCGTATTGTCCTGCTGCACTCTGTACTCTACTACAGCATGGGTGAGACTCTAGTCCCTGATGCACAGTTTGACAAGTGGGCGTATGAACTTGTGGAGTTACAAAAAACGCATCCTGAAGCTTCGGGACGTGTCTACTACCACAGGGACGCGTTCGCTGACTTTACGGGAGAGACAGGCTTTGACCTACCCCTGACAGATGCAGGAGCGATCAGGGCGGCAGAGAGGATGAAGCTTTACACATAGCCAACGTAGTGCTAGAGTTCTGGAAGAACACAGGGTACAACGACAATGAAGGAGTAGATTCCAATGAAAGCGACCATGAGCCGTGACCGGGAATACCGCACCAACCTCAGGGTTGAATTCCGGCTGGACAAGGCAGAGGTGGCGAACCTGCTAGCGATCTACGCCACGACCTATGGTGAAGAGCATGAGGAACTGTCCGAGAAGAAGCTGCTGGAGATGGTCAAGAAGCAGTTGATGTATCAGGGTCTGGACGTGCTCGAATTCGGAGCCAACGTGGACACCGACGATGCTGTATTCGACTGGGCCAAGGAGCAGGTAGCGAAGTACTGGAAGGCCGCTTGACACCAGCCTATCCATCGGGTAGGCTTTTGTTCTGTCAGGAAGAAACGTACACCACCTAAAAGGAGAAGCCATGAAACTCAAGCGCAAGAAGATCGGTGACCGGAACTACAACCTCGTGGATGCTGTGACGGGAGAGGTGATTGCCAACGCCGTCAAGACCGGGGAAGACGGACGGGACAACTACCCGTGGGAGTGGCATCTGGAGACTGGACTGATCTTCAACTCCATGCGTACGTCCGCCGGTAAGAGCGAGGAATCGCTCAAGGCGTGCGTGGAATACATTGAGGCACAGGCTAGCCGTCTGGGCATCCTCCGGTACGTCGGACCCATCGACCCGTACACCGTGACAGCCGGTCAGTTCTTCCGCTACGGCGGGGACTACTACCGGGCCGATTCGGACGCGTATGGCGAACACAACACCTACATACCCGTACTGAACTACAAGGAACAGCGCTCCGAGATCGTCGTGGCGCACGGAAACACGGTGAGCCTCTATGCTTGAGGGTAATGTTTTCATCCAGTACAAGGGCACTGATCTGTGCGCGGACATCTACTGCGAATGCGGGAAGCATCTGCACGTGGATGCTGGCTTTGCATACGCCGTCCAGTGCGGACACTGCCAGACCATCTACGAACTGCCCCAGATGGTAACAGCAGTCAAAGTTGAGAGCACCCAGTACACTGTGCTGGTGCTGGAGGACGAAGACTAGAGATTGACACGGCGGGCATAGGCGTGTAACGTAGTCTATGAGAAAGGTGAATCATGCCATACAAGAATGAGAAGCCGGGGAACTACATCAAGCCCAAGGATGACCGACGACGCAAGCTGAGCGAGGCGGACAAGGAACGGATACGGGAACTGTATAAGCTTCCCGACTGGTCCCAGCGCCGACTTGCCGGGGAGTTCGGGGTGAGCCGCAGGCTGATCCAGTTCGTCGTGGACCCTGACAAGGAAGCCAGAAACAAGGAAGCCTTTGCCGAACGCCAGAAGGACGGCAGATACTACGACCGTGAGACGCACAACGAGGCCGTAAAGCAGACACGCCGACACCGGCAGGAGCTTTACCTCAAGGGCGAGTTGGAGAGTCCGCTTGACACTGACGGACCTGTGCCATAGACTATCTACGTAAGCAAGACCGACAAGCAAAGGAGAAGGACATGAGCTTCAACGAAGGCGACAAGGTGAAGGTTCTCACCAAGAACTCCATCCACGAGGGTAAGACTGGAGGGGTCACCCGCGTCTTCAGTGACGAGAAAACATGCACCGTTCAACTCGATGGAGACCCTGTAGGTCTGGTCGTAGGGTTCTTCTTCAGCGAACTGGAGCTTGTTGATGTCGAGCGCGAGGCGCTGATCGAACTGGCCGAGACGCTGGACAAGGCACGGCTACAGGCGAACGCGATTCCGGCCATGGCCCCTCAGTCCGGTGTCTACGGGGACGTGTCCGAAGCCCTGAAGCGTGCGCTAGCATACGAGTTCGGTGTCTGGGTTGCAAATAAAATCTACGCTTCCCTGCTCGATGGCAACACCGTCCGTGAAGCAATCGCTGCGGTGGTGAAGAAGTGATCAGCGACGACGAACCAATGGACTGGGATGCCCGGAGTAAACTCTGGGATAAGTACTACAGGCCCGACACCAACGACTGGGGCATGCCTACGCGGGAGAGTCCACTGCGTGGCGTGGAAGTCTGCCAGCGCTGTAGCGCGTTGGTGGATGACACATGGAAGCATCTGGACTGGCACACGGCCCTACAGGGAGAGGATTGGGAACGATGAACAAGAAATGCACTAACGGACACGAGATGGTGGGTATTGACCTGCCCCAGTTTACTGAGATAGTCTGGTACTGTCTCGTGGAGGACTGTGCCGGGATAGAGGTATTTGATGACTGACAAGTATATTCTCGTAAAGGTGCGGGACGCGACCAGCGAAATGCCCCCTAACGTTGTGGTGGCGAGAGGTAAGGTTATCATGCCGACAACGCCAATCGCTCATGTCCGTAAGGCCATCCACAAGGTGGCCGAGGACCAGTTCCTGAGCATAGCGGACATGGTGACGCACACGCGTTTCATGACGCAGGAAGAATCAGATACTGTGGCACGTGTATTCGAGAAGGCAATGAAACGAGCGAAGGAGAGACGTGGCTGAGACTACTGGTGACCCCGGAGTGGGTGGACCGAAGATGTCCAAGTCCGGAGACAACGGGGCGGAAGAACGCAACAAGTCCTATAACAAGGTGCTTGACTTGCAGGCCACGTACATCCGTCGAGTGCAGTCCGGACAGTTTGACGAGATTCCCAATGCACTCTTCCGCTGGAAAAGCAAATCAGAGTGGCACGAGAAAACATACGGCTGGTAAGAAAGGAAAAGCATGAGCGAAGGTAAGTGGGTAAAGGTAAAGCATGGAGAGATCGAAGAGGGGGACGTTGTACGCGTCATCAGCAAGGATGGTCCGCAGACGATCACCACCGAGGGCAAGGTGACCTCGATTATTGTCCATCGGGACGGAGAAAAGGTCTGGAGTATCGAGAACTTCGAGAGCTTCTACTCACGCGAATTCATCCCTGATGAGGACGGGAACTTCGCTACGCTGGAGCGTATCGTTCCACCGTTCAAGTGGCCTACCAAGCTGGGGGCTGTGGTGCGTGGCGAGAATGAGGACGAGGATGTGTACGCGGTTCTGGTCGAAGAGGCCAAGAGCAAGGATGACATTCCTGTCTTCTATACCAAGGAATGGGGAGTCGTCAACATGTATGACATCGAAGGTCTGGAGGATTTGACAGTGGTCTTCGAAGGTGTTACAGTAGAGGCATGACAACAGACGCGGAAGTTAAGTGGGAAGAGATCGGCTCGCTGGAGCAGTTGAATCTCGGTGATGAAGTCGAGTACAGGTGTACAGGTGACAACAAGGAGTTCAAGTACTGGGGCAAGGTGCTTGAGGTTGCGAAGAACTTCCGGGATGAGGTGGTGGTCGTCCGGATGGAGGGGGACTGGAATCTGCTCCCCTCCTCACTGACCGCCTGCGGGGCGAAGAATAAGGTCACCCGTAAGGTGGTCTCGTTCGTCTGGCCTAAGTACGTAGGAGCGTGCGTGCTAGCAACGAAGGATGACTCTGTATACCACTACGTGCGTGTGGCTGAATCCGGGCGCAACGAGTGGGTCCTTGCGGAGACCGGTGAATTCTTCGCTATGTGGGAACTGGACCTGATCAGTACCGGCGTCACACACCGTGTCCTCGGCAGAGGGTACTAAACGAGAAGAGCTTAGCGCACAGGAATTGTATAAACGGTCCCTGCGTGTTAGGCTTACTCGTGCTGGGCTGGTGAAGATCATGGAAGCCAATGAGGCTAGGGAAAGGGAAAAGAATGAACTACAAGGAAAAGATTCTGGAACACGCGATAACGAACGTTCTGACTAACGCTCTGAACTATCCGGGCAATGTCACCCCGCACGTGCTGGGTACGGACATGGCTAAAACCATCGGCGCTGTCAAGGAGGCTGTGACGAACACCGGCCTGTACATCATCGACAACGACTACATGCTGGCGCACGAACGGGTGAACCGCGTGGAACTGATCGACAACTCCGGACGCGCCTACGTGAAGTACGGCGTGGGGGATGTTATCACCCACTTGCAGGATGATGGACGCACCCTGAAGCTCTTCCTTAGGGGTGGATAATGGGGCGCGAGTCGGCAGAGTTGGTAGTCGCTACGTGGGAGGTTTCGACCTACCTGCTGGCTGAGGACCCTCTGTTGAGATATCTGGACTCTGGGCTGGACGCACAGCTTATCGCGGACTGTGTGCCGGGAGTAACACCGGAGGAACTACGTGAGGCTGTTGTACACCTGTTCGAGCGCCTTAGGATGGGGGCTGATACGGAGTACGCCGGTGAGTATGTGGTGATGTTTCATCCGGCCCTTGTGGATTTCTTCTGGGTGACGCACAGGTTTGTCTTTGACAGGGAGTATCCGGGAAAGGTGAACCACCCGCTGGAGTCCATGGGTCTGCCTTATTACGTGGCGCTGTGGGGTCTGGTGGAGCGGATTCGTATCTGGAACAACAACGCTGTTCGAATTGAATACACAGCACCTTCGCTGTGAACGGAAAGGATTAATATGCTAGGATGGACAGTAGCGGTTGACGAGGTCGAGAAGACAGAGCGGGGTCCTAGCATTGCCTACTGGTATGCTGACCCGGAGTTCCTGACCGAGATGGAGAATCTGGTCGAGGCAGGGGATGCGTTTCTTGTAGAAAGCAACGGGGGTTACCCCTACAGGTTCGAGGCCTACTCGGACATCCTGCGGGAGTGGCTGGAGGAAGACGACTCGCGTCTGCACCGGAAGTACCGGTTCTCGGACCTGTACAAATTTCACCTAGACTATGATAGGCTGGACAAAGTTCCAGACGGGGTCCTCCTGTCTGTTGTAATGTGGGACCAGTCCTAGAGGAAGGAAAAGATATGACCAAGACAAGGATTGCATTCGAAGACGTCAAGGCAGGGGACCTGCTGGAGGTCGTGGTGGTGAACAGTGGCGTGAAAAGCGTCATTACCGCCATAGCGTTCCAGCGTGAAGAACTGGTAACTGGCCGGGACTGGAAAGGGAACGAAGAACGTCAGGTTCTCTGGAACACCTCCGAGGGTGGTATGATCGTGGCAAACGGAGAAGAGGCAGTGATCTACCGGATTGACGTGGCTGAGGCCGAGTTCAAGGACATCCGGAAGGGTGACCGAGTGCGCGTCACCGAAGAAGATTACCGTGGTCGCAAGACCACCACCGAAGATATGGTCGGCACTTTCGTGGACGGCATGAACCCGTTCTGGTTGAACGTGCAGGGCAGTGAGGTGGTTATTTTCCAGAGGTACGAACACAAGGGCGTGGACCGCGTCATCGAGATTCTGGAACGGGGCGAGTGAAGAAGTAATGTTCAACTGCCTGAGGGATAAGGACCGGGACCGGGAGATTCGGCGGCAGTCGCTGAAGGACCGGAAGCAATCGCTGGAACAGCGGATCAAGCTGATCAACGAGATTCTGGATGTGAAGTGCGTGCGCGTGAACAAGCTACTGGACGAACGCGCTCTGGACATCGCCACTATGCTGTATGAAGGTTCGGAGATTACTAAGAAGATGACGCGTCTGCGTGAACTGGAAGATGAGCTTGTGGAAGTGATTAAGGAACAAGAGGCTATGGAGGAAGCCAAAGAATGATTGCCTATGTGGTGGCGCTGGCGTTTGTGCTGGCGTTTGTACTGGGCATGCTCGCGCTGGTGGTCTCTGTCGTAGTGGGAGCAATGTCTGTAGGTAACCTATGGGTGTTGCTCCCTTTGGCGTCGTATGCTCTGGTGTTCTGGATGCTTGCGCGATTGGCCAAAGACACTATGTAAATGTAATATGAAAGTACAACACAATTGAAAGGATGTAATGAGCAATTTCGCTGGGGATGAAGAAAAAATCACTTACACTGAGCCGGAAGGTGCCCTGATCTATCGCGGGGAGATCATACTGGCCTCTGAGTATAAAGATGACCGTGTGGGCCTGTGCGTGACTATGCACGGTGGTGGGGACGCTGTTGCTGTGGGTATCGGGGATGAGGGTGATATCCAGCAGTTCCTCTATGAGGCGGCTGTACGGTCGAAGCTGATCAAGGACGGCGAGCCTCTGATCCTGATGAAGCGTGTTAGTGCTGACGCGGAAGATGTCGCGTGAGGTACGGAATCATGAGGTACAAAAAGGGGGACATGGTCGAGATCGATGATCCCGGCTCTCCCTTCTATGGGCGGATCGGCAAGGTGATCTACACGGACCACGAGGCCCTGAGGGTGGATGTCGCGCCCAAGTGGTACTGGGGTGAGGGCGATGTCAGGGAAGCCATGTGGGAGTCCCAGACGAGCCTGATGGCGCTTCCGATGGGTACCATCGTGGAGGACAAGACAGGAGTCGAGTGGGTGAAGATCGGGAGTGACATTTGGGCCACGACGCAACTGGGCAGTAACGGCAGTACACTGACCGGAGTCGAGTCCTTGAACCTCGCAGGTCGCTACGTAAAGCGTACGTTTTTGGGGAAACTGGATTAGTATGCTAAGCTGGGGCTAAGCAAACAAAGGAAGGGACAAAGATGAGTATATTGAGGGGTCGGACGGAACGTCTGTCGATCTATGGCATGGCCGGGATGCTGTTCTTCTTCGCTGGCTGTGCGGCTGTCGTACTGGCTGCTGCGCTGTCGGTGGAGTGGCTGCTGGTCCTGTGGGGCGTGTCGTGGGTTGCCTCTGTGGTCATGGCTGTGGTAGGGTCGGTGAAGAGTGACTGAGTTCTTCAAGGACAGGAACAACCACAACCTGATCCGCTACGTGGGATTCTCCATGGCAGTGGTGGGGATACTGGTAGCAATCGGAGCGGCAATTTTTGCCGGGGTTATCGGGTCTGGGGGCTTGGGGTTCGGCGCGGCAGGAATGTTTGTGCTGAGCTTTGCATTGTTGCCTGTGACCGATATCAACTTCTCGAAGTGGAACTGATATGTGGGTCTATAAGCTGGTGGCGAAACTGCTGACGCACACGGTACTGTATGGACTTGCAAACATCATGATCTTTGGCGGGATGCTTCTGTGTGTCGTGGGAGGGTTATTGTTTGTGGTCACGCCATGGGTCACGTGGATCGGTATGGCGGTGTTTATTGGCGGACTCTGTGTGCTGGGCTGGTCGGACCAGTATCTGCCATCGGAGGAAAAGAAAAGGAGTGAGAATGGAAATGGGTAAGTTGGTGACCCGGTTCGCGGACTGGGTGGACTCGCACGGTGAAGGTGCTGATGACCACATGGTGGCCGGGATGGTCATTGGCGCAATGGTGGCGGGGGTTCTCGGCGTTGTGGCCGCTGTGGCACTGGAGTCTGGCCCGCTGTTGATTCTGGGGTTTGTGGTGTTCACCGTGCACATGATCTATGCAATGGCGGTGCTGTGATGGTGAAGTGGATTAAGGGTAAGTTTGGGGAGGGTGCTGTGCCGTGGTTCTTCCTCTGCGCCCCCATTGTCTTGGGTGTGGCGGGGATTGCGGGGACCATCTTCTTCGCTGTGACAGGGATCGTGGCTGGCCTGTGGGTGAGTGTGCCTGCCATTGTCGTGGGTCTTGTTGGAGTCCCGGTCACCGGGATGATTCTGGAGGATAAGAACTATGTCTGAGTGGTGGGCTGCGTTGGGTCGCGAGAGACTGGGCTGGTTTCTTCTGTCGGGGTTTCTGGCACTGATCGTGGTAGGAATGGCTGTCGGGATCGTGGCACTTAACTGTGTGCCTTTTGTGGAACCTCTGGTGCATCTGGGCTTTGCCACAGCGGTCTTGGGGTTTGTGGGTGCGTTGGTGGCGGTTATATGGTGAGGATGTGATGGTGGAGTACACGACGGACTACACGGCGCTGGAGTTGGCTCTGGCGGCTGTGTTTGACGAGGAACAGGCCTGTGAGTCTTCGGAACATTTGACGCGCCCTGAGGGCCACGCAGGGGCTGCTGAGTGGTATGTGCATGTGAAGCACGAGTGCGGGCATGACGTGGTGAGGGCGTACTGTGACAAATTTAAAGGCATGATTACGTTGCCTACCTCTCTTGCAATCTGTGGCGGGTGTGGTGTAGAGTTGGTGGCATCGGAAGTTGTACAGAGTACTACAAGGATTGGAGCGTAATGGACAAGGAAACGGAACGTTTGGGGAAGTCTGCGGCAGAGTGGCTACAGAGTGAGGTGGACGGCGGTGAGCTTGTGCGTATGCTGGTGGACCGCTCGGACCTACAGGATTTGCTGGACTACGTCAAGGCTCTGGAGGAACCGCCTGTGAAGGTGACCACAGATGTTTACCTGATGGGGGAGTGGTACAAGACGATTCTGAAGGTGGACCTGACGAGGGACCAGAAGGAACTCTTGAAGGGACTGGAAGAGCGATGCGGAGAGTGGAGTACTAGGCTGGAAGTGCGTGACCACAACCCGGACTACCCCCTGCCCAACTGGAAAGGATACACAAGGAAGTGATGCCTAAGTTCTTGCGTAGAGTGTCTGCCATTCTGCTCTACCTGCTCTTTACTGTGTTGGCAGGGATCGGCGGCGGGCTGATTATACACCTCGGACTGGGGCTGTATGTACTGTACCTGCTGTTCTTGTTCTTCGTGGCGGGCCGTATTTTGACGGAGACTTGCATGACATTGTGGGAAATGTAGGCAAGTCTGACTCGGTCGGATTCGTTTTTCGAGGGGTGTTTTCGGGGTGTTTTGGGGTCAAAATCTTATCAAACTGCTCTCTCTGGCTGGTGTCGGAGGGGGCAGTTTTTCTATAGTATTAGTGTAACAAGTAGGTAACGGGGCCAGTACTGGGGCGGCAGGATGGGGCAAAAATTTATAGTGTTTGTGAGACACGAACGGTTCTGGCTGGAGGGCTGGTTGACGCTTAAATGTGTAGGTTGAGGGGTGTTTCTTACTACAATAAGGGTGTTTACCATGTCTAACATGGTTTGCTAGAGTAGGTGAGTAGTGAGTTAAACATCTTTTAAAGTATGTAGGTTTGAGGGGATGTTAGAGTCGTTTTGAGAAGCTCGGAAGTAAGGTCGTTTCCTACTAAATCAAAGGGTTTTGGATCGGTTGACCCTCTGGTTTGGGGCCAAAAACCCTCTAATTCTCTACTATTACTTACTACTATTTTTTACTAACTCTTACTTAGTAAGTAGTAAGAAGTATGTATATACTTCTTACTAGGTGGGTTTACGTTGGGACCTCTTATAAACGTATTTTCGTCTCTTTTTGTATGCCACGGCTGTCGGGCTTGAAACCACTTAGTAAGACTGGGTGGTTGAGGGAGTGAGGGGTTGACAAGTGAGTGACGGAGTGACATACTAGGAAACTGGGTGATTTGCTTTCGGTCCTCTCTTGTGGTAGAATTGATCTATAAGTTAAGGAACAAGAGATTGGAGGCTGTTGTGGCCGAAGAGAACAAATATGTAGAAGGCAAGAAGAATTCCCGAGCCACTAAGACAGCCCGTAAGCTGTGGGTTGAGGACAAGATTCGTACCTACCAGCGTGAGCTTGAAGGGCTGGACATCGAGATTGGTTCGGACGACAAGGTTATCACAAAGCTGGAGAGGTTGGACTCGGAACGTTCCTCTTTGCTGGAGAGTCAGGCATCTGCACAGCGACGGATGACGGAGTTGGAGGGTGAAGCATTCGATGCTACACTGGACACCTACATGGCTATCAAGTCCAAGGTTGCGAAGGTTGAAGCTGAGATGAGGTCAGCCTACTATGGACGATAGGGAAGCACTCGCACGCGTTGCCAAGATGAAGGCCGACAAGGAAGCCGCCAAAGCTAAGAAGGAAGCAGACCGTAAGACTTTCCTGAGCTTTGATCTCCCTCTCGAAGAGATGCTGAGGCAGAGCAGGGCACGTAAGAACTACATGGCCTCCCACCGGTTTGATATGAGTATCCCGGATACACTGGAGTGGGGGCTACCTGCGAGAGCGGCCTCACGTCACCAACAGTTTGAAGATAACATCAGGCAGTATGAACAAGCCGAGGCTTTGTATCAGGCGGCTCTGAGAAACGGAGACCCAGACCTGATCAAGGAACATCGTAAGGAAGCTGACAAGCGTTTGTCAATTTGTCTGTTCGCTTCCTACGCTGTTGGAATGTTGTACAGACAGTTTGTTGACGGTGCACAAAGGAGAGCAGGTTTGGATGGATGACGACGAAGAACAGGTGACAGGGTTTGCTCGCGGAGCGGGTGTTGTGATAACCTGTGATGTTCCGGAGGGTACCGAGAAGTACATCGGGTATGTGATTGGGATGGACGACCTGTATCTCTACGCTCGGGTGACCCACACGTGGGGTGAGCGGGTGGCTGAGGTTACCGAGGAAAGTGTATCGGTACTGAAGGGCATGCTCATGCAGAGGCCGGTATGGTTGCTTCGGGTGCAGGTTCTGTCTAAGGGGATTATGCCCCTGTGGTTGAACAAGGAACAACTGGTTGAGGTGTTGTCGGATGTGATGCAGGGAGAGGCTGTGAGACAGGCTGGACCGCAGGGAGGATTCATTGCTGAAGTGTTGCCTACGGAAATGAGTCTGCCGCACTTCTCGGTTCGGAACATCAAGTCTTTGGCGGATGTGATGGCGGGATCGGTTTTGACCAGTCTTGACTTTGCACCGGAACTAACGTATACTGAAGAGTCGGACGTAGAGGAAGGTGACCATGGAGACAAAGGCACAGAAGGCCCTGCGAGTGGTGACTAACATCAACTGGTTCATCTTCGGGGCGGTGTTCGGGAGCGTAGGAATGTTTCTCATCACCGGAGGTACAGGCTGGGCGGTAGTCGGATTCGTGTCGGCGTTCCTGTTTGGAATGGGAACCGCCGCCGTATCTGGGGCCAAATCAATTGTAAGCAGAGAAGAAGTCAAGGAAAGGTAGAGCATGGAATTTGAAATCGGAGATAAGGTAAAGACCATCACAGGCCTGTACATGTCTGGAGCATGGCGCGAGGCGGGTCTGAAGGGTAAGGTTCTCGAAAGCCCGAACGAGTACGGATCGCTGACCGTGAAGTTCAAGGGCATGGACGAGCATCGTCTCATCCGTCCGGAGTACGTCGTCCTTCGGAAGAAGGCGGCAGAGACGGACACTGAAGCTGTGGCGGAAGAGGAATCGGAAGACCTAAAGGCCTATTACGACGCTCACCGTTTTGTTGAGGATGAGTCGAAGATTACCCCCGGAGCAACGGTAGTGGTGGTCGGAGATGTGGAGACCAATGACAACTATATCGAAGAGCTTACTACCGGGGTTATCAAGTCCGTTGACACCACGGATAGGACGGCTGTTGTGAAACTCACGGATGAGGGCGCGGACTTCCACTACACTGATACCCTGAAGTTTGACGAGTTCACGGTTGTGGATGCTGCATCGGAGGCCGGGTATTCCCCTGAGGTTGTCGAGGCGCTGAATCAGATTCTGGCGAACATCGAAGAGATCAAGGAACTGCTGACCACCAAGCCGCAGAACGAGTTCCACATCTACACGTCCGAAGCGTCTTTTGTAACTCCTGAGAAGGAGGAAGAGCCAGCACCGGAGCCTGTCTTCAAGAAGGCTAAGGAAGTCAAGGTGGGCGATATGCTGTACACCGACGAGGGTGCGTACGATAAGGTGCACCGCGTTGAGACCAAGTCCAGCGGGTATACGTCGCTGTTCGGGGCATTCGGGAACAAGATCGTTCAGGTACCTTCGGCCCGACCGCTGAGGGTTCTGGAAGAAGTTTCGTAAGGACTTGACAGAAGGGCCGTGAGCAGGTAAAGTTACATACATGGAAATCATTTTGAGCCTCATGTTTGTTACACCGTTGCTCACGGCCCTTCTTCTTGCTTTGGGGGCCATTGGCAAGCCAACCCGCAAGCGCCTGTACAAGGTGGCACGAGCGCACTGGGCACCCAAGTTCAAGCGAAAGTCTCTGGCACCTTCCATCGTCCCGGAAGGACTGGTGAAGCTCGAACCCCGCAACAAGGACTGGGGTCCGGACGGGCGGCTGACCCAGATGTGGAATGACGCGTTCGAGTACTGGCAGTTGGAGGACCCGAAGGGTACACTGGAATCGTACCGGATCAAACAGCACGAGTGGGAACAGAAGCGGCTCGCGTTGCAGCAAAGGATCAGCGTGGGGGAAGCGGCCTACAACCTGTACGTCAATGGACGCGGACGCGGAAACCTTAATGACGCTGTGGAGGGCAAGATGAAGGCCGACAAGGCACGAGACGACCTGCGCTCCCATGGTACTGGGCCTAAGTCTCTTACCTCAGCCGAGCGTGTTGTGGCTGGGCTTGCGAAGCGCTACGGTGCTGAGGTATTCTACAACAACGACATGGTCCGACTGTCTGCACAGAAGAACATGCCGACATTTGACTACATCGCACTGACTAGTGTATGATGGTTACACCAACGAACAAGAAAAGGAAACACATGACTAACGCAACTGGTAGCAACAACATCGTAGGACTTCTCGGAGGTCTGGCGGATGTCATCGAGACGGTGGTGGAGATTGCAGAGCAGAAGCTCTCGGACTTCATGGAGGGCGAAGAGACCGACAAGTCGATGATGGAAGAGCCGGGGGAGCGTGTCACCTATAAGCACGTGGCAGAGCTTGGTCTGGCTGACGCACTGATTCTCGATGACGGAAGCTGGCAGGTCATGGGTGTCCAGAGTGACGGGTTCGATCATGACATCGTGTCGGTGACGCTGGAGAACGGTGAAAGCTACGACCTGATCCGTTCGTCTCTGGTGCGTGTGGTGTGAGCGCACGGAAGTTTGCAGACGGCGACCGGGTCATTGTCTCACAGACGGTGGACGACTCGGACAAGCAGTACTCCGGTAAGATCGGTACCGTGACCTCCCTAAGCCACCGGAACAGGGATATGGATGTCTACTACGTGGCGTTGGATGATAGGGCGGCGGAGGGCTACGAGCTTGCCTTCTACGATCAGGACCTGCTCCCGTATGACGGACTGGAAGCACTCCGGGAAGAGCTTGCACAGGCAGAGGCCAAGGTGGTATCCTTGAAAGAGGCGATCAAGCTGAAGGAGCGGAACGCCGCAGAGCTTCCCGTTGCCTCTGTGGTGTCCTACAAGGACACCTATGGTCCTGCGGCCATGACCAAGCAGTCGGATGATATCTGGCTGAACATCTTCCCGACCCAGCACGGTAATGCGAATACGGAGTATCTGAGCGACTACAAGGTCACCCAGTTGCTCATCAACAATGCGAGTGCTGTAGTCCGAAAGCCCTAGACAAAACCACCGAGAGGTGGTAAACTAGAGAATGTAAACGAAGGAACTTATCGTTAAGCGAAGGGAGGAATCATGTAGATGAACTGAAACCGCTGGAAAGACTGCATGGCGCAGGGGCGGAGCAAGACAACTAATAATAGGCTTACCTTAATGTAACGGTTTGACGGACGAGGCACCTAGGCTAGTGGAATCCATGGCCTAAGGTGCCTCTCCCATTTGGAAGGAAGAGGATGAAGAGAAACACTATTTCAATGTTGCTGGCAATACTGCTGGTTATCCCTATCGCACCAGTACTGTATGCACTTCTGGGTGGCGGATTGGTGGGAAGCGTGGCGTGTCTCCTGCTGGGTGTAGTGACTGCCGCATGCATGATCAGAGCAGTCAACGGGACGGTAGAGGTCTATAACTGGATCAAGCACCGTAACGTACACATAGAAGAGCCTAAGCCTATGCCTGTACCCCAGCACACTGCCTATGAGATCGACTGGACAAAGATCACCAAGGATGATAGACTGTAGTCATGGAAACAGTAGACAAGAGGACCGAAGAGCAGGAAGGCTTTCTTCACCTTCAGGAACCGACCAAGTTCGTTGTGGATGACCGCGTGAGCATGTTCGTACAGGATGGGGAGGTTACCTTCATCGACCACGAGACGGGTGATTCCGTCACCATGTCCGAATGGAACTTCTCGGAGGTTGACCTCGCCTATCTTTATGTTAGGCTTGAGGAAAAGAATCCAACGCTCAAGGCCAACCGTCTTGAGCGCGAGGCGTACGAAGCAGAACAGGAGCAGAACAATGATTAGTGCATCGCGCAAGTATGAACTGGAAATGATCGCGGACAATGAGATTCGGTACCGAGGATTCAACTCCGGTGAGGCGTACCTCAAGAAGACCTACGCCATCTACGACCTGACGGACGGAGAGGCGCAGGCTGTCAGCTTCCTCATCCGGAACGCAGTCATTGATTTCCCGCCATTCCCCCAGCACTTGGTCTGACAACCGCCCACAAGAAAGGTATTACATTTAATGGCAGAACACCTATTGACAGAAAAAGAAGTAACGGGATTCCAGACGGGTGACTACGTAGAGTCCTACTACAACGGCTCACGGTACACAGGTGTGTTGGGTGAGATCAACACCCAATGGATGTTCGCACAGTTGCGTATGTCTCCGGGAGTTGATATGATCCTCCCGCTGAGTACGATGGCCGTCATCCCGGAAGAGGAATTTGATGAACTGGACGGATAGCGAGAAGAAGCATGCCGATGAGGTAGCATGGGACATGGACCTCATGGAACGGGCACGTAAGCTTGTGGACATGGACGATACGGCTTACGACACGCAGACCGTGTTGGAGACAGTGCACGAGACTTATCAGGGTGGCATTGTCCAGTTCCACTTGCAGAACCGGTTCTAATGCGTTACCTTGTAAAGAGCAGGATCGTAATAGTAGACCCGTTCGAGGACACGCCGGTTATTGCATCAGCCCACCGGTTCAAGTTCTCAGCCCTAGCACAGTCTAGGATGATGAACAAGCTCAACAAAGAGTTCATTATCCAGTGGTACGTACTTGACACAAAGACTATGAAGAAGTATGTTTAAGTAACAAGCCAACGCAAAGGAAAGGGACATCATGTTCGTAGCAGGAGACGTAGTAAAGAACAAGCTCAACAGCAAGCTCGCCACCGTCACTGACGTACTGAAGGGTGACATGATCCGGGTCCGGTTCGATGGGGACACTGGCACGGTCGAACTCCACGCGTCCCGGTTCCAAGCACATACGGGTCCGAACTTCGAACAGCCGTTCGAACACGTTGATCCCGAGACCTTCAAGAAGGGTGACTACATTCAGGTCACAGACGGCAATGGGGTGACCGTCAAGGGTGCCGCTCTTACCGAACTGAACACGTCCGGGTATGCGACCTTCGACCTGCTGACCGATGACGGACGGTACCTTGACTTCAACAACAACTACGTCAACGTCAACGTCTTGTTCCGTGCAGACATCGCACGCGGTCAGATGCCTGCGTACTGAGGTTACAAAAAGCGCATATGGTATCATGGTATAAGCCTACTAAGGAGAACCATGGTACGACACCGCGCAAACCTACGAGACCGAGTAAGGACATGGTGGGACAAGAAGCCTGTGTCCCCTGTAGTTCTTCCGATTGTAGGAGGGGTATTGTCAGTCCTGTTGTTGATAGGGCTGGCATTAACCATTCCTCCGATCATCCACGACATCATCACGCCCAAGGTACCGGAGAAGACTACCCAACAGACGACGCCCACACCGGAGCAGAGTCTTCCGCCTGTGTTGCAGGTGCCTACTACACAGCCAAGCCCTAAGGCCACACAGGAACCTGTACCTGTTCAGGCACCACAACCGGTAGCACCGGGGCCTCAGAACATTCCAGAGCCTGTAGCTCCACAGCCAGTGCCCGTACAGCCGGTGCAACCCTTCCAGCCGCAACCTGTACCGCAGAAACCACAGCCGGTACCTGTACAACCACCGCAGGTACCACAGGTGCCACACCTACCACCGCTACCGCCTCTGTTGCCAGTACCACAGCCACTGCCGTTGCCATTACCATTGCCAAGTCTTCCAGAGGTCCTAGAGCCTGTTGTACCACCTATCCTAGGTCCGGTATTGGAGAAGCCACTGGACACACTAGATAAGGCTGTGGGAGGCACGCTGGACACAGTTGATAAGACAGTGGACGGTGTCACCGGAATCGTCGGAGGATTACTTCCATAGTTACAAGAAACGCTTAGAGGCATCAGCTTGCGTAGCTGGTGCCTCTTTGCTATTCTAGAGGCATGAGAACGAAATGCGTACTTTGTAACTGTCGGATCAAAGACCGCCACGCGGAACGTAAGACCTGCTCTACCGAATGCCGAAGCTCGTACAAGTGGAAGATGCGGACCATGGCTAAACACCACGACCGAAGCACTTCCGGTCAGCGCCCCAGCTTCAAGCCCGAAGACTGGACAAGCATCCTGAACAGGCATGGCAGGCGTTGTGCGTACTGCGGTACCAAGAAGGGGAAGATGACAATGGACCATGTCCTACCGCTCTCACGTGGCGGACGACACTGTGTCTCCAACGTCGTCCCTGCTTGCGGCCAGTGCAACAAGACCAAGGCTGACATGACCCTCATGGAGTGGAAGCGGAAGAACCTGTACGATCTGCGTCCGTGGACCATGACCACCAACGGGATCAAGATGAAGCGAGCCAAGTCTGGTAAGCTGAACTCCACTCCGCTCTTCGAGCAGATGCTGAGGGAGATGGCTGACAGGGCGCTTCTGGAGAAGTACCCGCTGACAGTTGACTACACTGACATACTGGTGTAAGCTGGAGGTAAGACTAGAGAAAGGACAACTTATGTTCGGGCGCAACAAGGGTAGGGGTTCCTATCCTGACCCGCCACAGGAGGCACCACGCCAGCGTATGCGGGCCTCATTCGGTGGCAGTAGGGGAGAGGATGTAATCTCCCGTAGGCTGGACCGACAGGACCCGGTACCGACTCCAGAAGAAAAGTCTGCGGCACTGGAAGCAATCATCAACGCTGTACGTACAGCACAGGAACTGGGAGCATCACCGCACGAGGTTGACTCCGCTGTTCGTGGGTTCAACGTAGCAGTTACAAGAAACGCACAGGAAGGATATAACAATGGCGGACTACTACCCGAAGAGCCGTACGGATCACATCGCCAAGGCGATGAAGCTGGACCCCATCAAGGAGGAAATGGCTTCTAAGATTTACGCCGAACGGTACTCCGACTGCTTCTGCCGAGAGGATCACGACATCAATCCGCCGTGCGGGTCTGTGGTGTGGGCACGAAAAAAGGTGGATGAAATCTTGGCAATCGCAGAGAAAGCTGGTATGCTGAAGTCATGAAACAGCGAGTAGTAATCCAAGACCTGCACAGTGCCACCATGCCAGTGATCACAGAAATGATCGTGTCTGACGTCCAAGCCATAACAGGAGACCTGATCCGGTTCGAGCATGATAATGGTAGCGTTACCATCATCAACATCGCTTCGGGCTGGAATGTCTCCATCTCCGAATATGATGAAGACTGATATGAAGATCATGCGGAGCAACTACGACAAGGCGCACCGTTGTCCCGGATGGGCAGGCCCAGCCCTCAAGGGCATCGAGCCGTCCATCTGCGCCAGTGGGTCCTTTGCCAAAGAGTTCCACATCCAGCAGTACTGGTATAACAAGGACCCGTACTGGCGCTTCCATAAGTGCCGCACGTGTGGTACGGTTGTACTCCCCAGCAACTTCCGTAAGTTCGATCCGGTGTGGTGGAAGTTCGCCGCTCAACGGAAGTGGGACAACTGGAAGTACGAACGAGAACTTGACAAACGGAACAAGAACAACCTAGAATAGGAACATGATGAAGAAACTTATTATTGCAGGCGTTATCGCCATTGCCGCTTTCTCGCTGACCGGCTGTCAGAACCTCGTCCAGAACGAACCGGTTGTGTGTACGGTGGTGGACAAGGACCGATCAACCGAATCCTCGAAGAACGGTTCCAAGTCCGTCTTCCGTATCTACACCGAGAACTGTGGTGAGGACAACGAGACGCTGGGTCTTGCCGACAACATCTTGCAGGGCAACTTGCGCTCGTCGGACATGTACGCCAAGATCAAGGTAGGCGAGACCTACCGGTTCGAGACCGTAGGTATCCGTAACGGAGCCTTCTCATCCTTCCGCGAGATCGTACGGTTCACCAAGGTGTCGGCACCAGTGCCGGGAATGACGGAGCCTGCCAAGTGACCAAGCTCCAGAAGATCATCAGCCTTACGGCGGCGTTCGTCCTCATGGTAGGCTTGAGTGCCTGTGCCACTGACGGGACAGTATACAACGCGGACAAGACGTACGAGTTTACAATGACCATGAATGATGGTACGGTTGTACCATGCATCAAGCACGAGGACTTCTACGGGTTCGCTTGCAACTTCGACAAGGCAGTCCGGTCCAACACACCGAAGCCATGACCGAAGACGGGACTTTCGAAAAGGGAGACCGTGTCAAGATCAACGCTCCGAAGGAGACCTGCCACGGACGGACTGGCGTAGTTGACAACTACACCGAGTCTGGTAAGCTCATCTACGTAACCACTCAGACCGGCAGGGTCTGGGTGTATCCGTGGGAGATAGCCCTACACAAGGAGAGGTAGCAATGTACAAAGAAGGCGACAAGGTCCGCATCATTGCCAAGGATGATTCCGAGTACGGCAGGGTATGTCCTGTTCACGGTATGTCCGGAGACCACACCGTGTGGGTCAACGTAGGGTTCGGTATGGCTTGGCGCTACCGACCCGATGAAGTAGAAGCAGTAACCGACAACCAAGAAGGAGAATAGACAATGGCACGATTCAATGGTAAGCAGTACAAGGGTGCGCAGAAGGCACTCAAGGAAATCCGCCGAGAAGAGGCAGAGAAGCGTGACGCGCAGACCCTGCCCGAGAACCGCCGTCAGGCGCGTCTTACAAAAGACGCATAGCTCGACCTCATGCGGCTACCGTGTTGACAGCAGCACGGTGGCCGTATAAGCTTTAGCTACAAGATCAAATCAAACCGAAAGGGAAGATCATGAAGTTTGCAGTCGGAGACAAGGTAACCATCAAATCCGCGAGCAAGACGTGGAGCGGGGTACGTGCCGTGGTTAAGGAGCATGATTCCGAAGAGAAGATGTACCCGTACACGCTGACCCTGATCGATGATACCAGTACCGGATCGTACAAGAGCGGCGATACCGCCGAGGCATTCCGAGAGGATGAACTGGTGGCGATGGCTGACGTGGTTGCGGCAGACATCGAGAAGGCCAAGCAACTGCTCCAGAAGCACGGTATCCCCTTCCGCATCTACTCTCGCGAGGACGTGGACAAGATGCTGAACGTGTACGAACAGGACCCGAACGATCCACTGGATACCCGTACGTTCCGCAGTGAGATCGCCGCCTTCATCATGGAGGGGCAGGACTGGAAGAATCTCTCTGACAAGGGGCAGGACGACGAGGCCGCTATCTGGGACATGGTAGAGGGTGCACGTAACGATCACCCGGAATGGTTCGTGAACTGATGGCACGGATGAGTTTCACGGTTGAGGCCGTGGGTGAGAAAGTACGACTAAAGCAGGAGGACGGTACCTACACGGACTTCTCCCCTGCTCCTGCCAACCAGATGGCAGGAGGTTTAATTAAGGCGGCGATGGAAGCAAACGGGCAGATACCCCCGAAGGCACTTACGATCACGTTTCACTTCGAATAGTTACAAGAAACGCATTTGACACCCCCGACCGAGGAAGGTAGGCTGTAGGTATGAAGACAGACGGAACACCAGAGACCGAGTTCGAAGAGGCCATGCCGCTGCTCGCCGCTATCGTAGGGCAGAACGCACGTGACCTCCAGTGGACTAACGACCAACTGCTGGCAAGCAAGGAGCGACAGCTTCGCCAGATGCAACAGGACTACGTGAAGCTGTACGCGTCCATGCAGAAGGTGGCAGAACGTACCGACTCCGCCACTGCCTACAGCGCACTGGACAGGTTCTGGCACGTGAACGAAGATGCCAAGAAAGAACTTGCCAAACCGGATGATGTGTACTAGACTGGTATTACACCAAGCGAAAGGAAAAGAACATGTGGCAAGATAAGCTTAAGTTCAGCGTCGGAGACACCGTCAAGATCGTCCGGGACAACAAGGTCTGGAACGGATCGGTGGCAAAGATCGCGGCAATCACCAACGACGCACGGTACCCCTACCTGCTTCACTTCATTTCCTCATCGCGGCCCAACACCGTGGGCGAGAAGTTTGAGTGGGACGAGGAATCGCTCGACCGCCATGACATGAACCAGCGTGTCAAGCTGGAGCGGATCATTGCGGAGAAGTTCTCCCATCCGGTAGATGTGTTCTACTCACCGACTACCGGCTGTGCGGTAGTCATGGCACCGAACGGATACCTGTTCCGTATCCTTGCCGATGGGACCATCGACAAGTGATGTGTAATGAATGCAAGTTAGACAACGGCTGGCACCACGTAGAGTGTAGTCAAAAGGTATCCATACTCTGGACCACTACACTCACCAAATAAATAGAACCGACCCGAAGGGCCATCCACTTGACAGTGAGTGGCCCTTTGTGTATGCTAGAGATATGAAGAAAGCATGGCAGTACCGTAAAGGTGTAGTCCTCATTAAGGGAGACACCGACCCGCTGTTGTCCGCTACGCTGACCAAGGTGGGCTGGAACAAGTGGCGGCATCACTACTACAGGCAGACCGACCCCAACCTAGACGGCTGGGAGATACGGACTGACAAGCATGTTCAGACACTAATTGACAACAGAGCAGTGGAGAGGGTAGTGTAGAGATATGAAGAAGCCAAGCAGATACCGTGTCGGATCAGTGTTCATCTACAACGCAGGTCACCCGATGTTCGAAGCCACTTTGTCCAAGGTAGGACCGGACCACTGGATGAAGGTCAACCACAAGAGCAAGGTCCGCCAGTACTACAGTAACAAAACGGTAGAGGACCTGTTCGCTACCAAGCTGTTGACTCTGATTCATGACTCTGGTAAGGTGGAGCGGTAGGTTGACAAGGGTGCGGTAAGTGTGTATATTATCTACTTCCAAGGTTTACGGTATAATAGAGGTAGAAGCACAATCCTCTAGATACTAAAGCACTAGGAACTAAGATGTCAGAAAATCCCTTCCTGTCACCCCCACCGCCCCCTCCGTTCAACCCCGAGGACACTACCGTTGTGTCCCGAAGTGCCGGAAAGAACTCTGCCGCAGAGCAGGGCCAGAACATCCCAATGGGATGGAAACCGACAGCCGCAGAACCCGTTGCCGTAATTCGTTGCACCGGTACCGCCAGCACTACGGGTGAGCAGTGCAAGCGTTGGAGCCTACGTGGCACCAACGTCTGCACTAAGCACGGTGGACAGCTACCGTCAGTCCGTGAGCACGCCGAGGCGGTGGTGGAATCAGCCCGCATGAGGTTGATGGGAATGGCTGACGATGCCGTAGACGGACTGGAAGACCTCATTGCTATCGGCACTGCGCCACAGATTCGGCTTGCCGCTATCAAGGAAGTTCTGGACCGCTCAGGCGTGAAGGGTGGACCCGACCTATCCGTTGAGGTCACGCACTCCGTATCATACAAAGACGAAATCTTCAACCGCCTCAAGGAAATCAAAGAGCGCAAGGAAGCCATGGAGAAAGAGAAGGCTGCAATCCTTGGAGAAGATATTGTTGATGCCGAGGTAGTTGACGAAGCCGAAGAAACCGAGTAAGCTGTAGCCATGGAAGATAATGTAGAGGATGGGACCGAGGGCGGCTACACCGCTTCTGCGGAAATCCCACCAGAAGAGCTAGAGAAGATGCGGCGAATGCGCCCGCAGTTTTTCACCGACAACATTGACGAGCAATACGACGAGGCCATGGAACTCTTCGGAGGCAAACCGATCCCCAAGATCGGAGAGCCTGCCGAGTACATCATCACCGACCGAAACATGGTGCCGTCCCTCTCCGAGGCCTACCGTAAGGCCCTCATCGAGAAGTACGGGCACATCCCCGAACTGAACGAAATGGTTGCGGTGGACGAGGAACCCGACGACTAGTTACAAGAAACGCACAGCGGCTCCACTTGACGGTGGGGCCGTTTGCATGTAAGCTGTAACCATGAACACATTCAAAGAAGGCGACCGTGTCTCCCACCCGAACTACGGAGAGGGTACCGTTACCAGTCCTTACCCCGGAACCGGATGGCCTACCGTTCGGTTCGACACCGATGGATTGATCTCGACCGATGCTTCCCTGCTGACACCGGTACGGGCAACTCCTGCCCCACTTTTCAAGACAGGCGACCGCGTCATTCATCCGCTCCATGGTCCCGCTGGTGTTCTCGGATACGATGCGGCCCGTAAGCTGGTGGAGATCGTGCCGAACACGTACGGTGGGAACTCCACTCACGTCCATCCGTCCAGCTTGACACTGGCCGAACCGCCCACTAAGTTCAAGGTAGGAGACCGAGTCTCCCACCGCATCCACCGTGACGGTACCGTGGAAGACATACAGGCCAACGGGTTGCATGTCGTGAACATCGGCGGTAACCGTGTCTACATGGCACTGGAACACCAGATCAGCCATGCGGTACCGGAACCGACCTACCACATCTGCATCGAAGAGATTACCGGTGCCGCTCATGTTCCCGGTAGCCTTACCGCAAAAGAAGTTGCCAACTACATCGAGCATGCGCTAGACTGGCGGGTAGCTAAGGAAATCACGATCACCAAGGAAGGAAACTAATGACCGTCTTCCACAACCCTCCGAAGCCCGGAGACGAGGTCACCCTGCTGGCCTACGTCAACACCGCCATCAACGACTTCGAACTCTCTCCCGGTGATACCGCTACCGTGTCCCGTATCGACGGGGACGAAATCTACCTTGACGTGGTCTACACCTCAGCACACGCCAACTCACCCTATGCCGGTGAACATGAGGACTGGTTCACGGTCCCGTTTGACGAGGCCGACGAATACTTCGCAGGCATCATCCGGATCGAAGAGTAGAGTTACAAAAAACGCATAGAAAGGAACAGCATGGAAAATGAATTTGGAGAGAACCCGTCCTTCTACATCTGGCCCGAGGGCCACGAGGAAGGCACCGCCTATCCGGAGGACTTCGATGAGCGGCTAGCCCGAGCGCTCGCGACTGAAGGTCTGGACTACGAACGGGTCTAGTTACAAAAAACGCATAGCGGTCACGGTTTACATCGTGGCCGCTTTTGTGTATATTAGAGGCATGGAGACATTCAAAGTAGGAGACAGAGTTATCTTCCGTCCGTCACAGGGCGAGGCGCTAGACGCTACCGTGACAGATGTATTCGGTACCGCCGAAGCGTTCGGCGGATCATACGGAATCAATCTGGACGAACCGTGGGCGGTCATTGGTGGCGAGACCGAGACAGCCGCTCACGGTATGGAACTTACAAAAAACGCATAGTTGACTTAACCGACCCGAGAGGCTAGACTCAAACCATGGACATCAAGACAACCGCAGTATGGATCAATCCCGACGACGAGTTCACCGATGAGATGGGCCACCGCCACAAGGCGCTACGGATCGACCGTGTCGAACGGACGGACGGGTACTACGTCTACGTGGAAGGTCAGGGCTACCCTGAATTCTACCTGCGCACGCATGCGGTCACCATCCACGTCCCCGATACCAAGTTCCAACCGGGTGACTGGGTCACCGCCCGATCCGGTAAGGGTGACGTGTACCAGATCAGCCGTGCCTTCAAGGATCGTTGGGGGAAGACCTACTACGTGTTCGACAACGGATCGGTGGATATCCGCAAGCGGAACCGCTCCGGTTGGCACGAGGCAGAACGGGCCAACAAAGGTTACAAAAAACTCTTAGACTCGTAAGTTGCATTCCACCGACCGAGAGGGTAAGCTAGAACCATGACACATTACCTAGACCCTACGGGTGCCGTGTACTGCGGTGCGGTACTGGGACCGGATGACACCCCGGACACCATTGATTCTCCGCTTCCCGCTCACGAGGTCTGCCGCGAGTGCGACCGTCTAGCCTCCGCTTAGTTACAAAAACCGCTTAGGAAGGAGCAACATGAGTAAGAAACGGGCACCGTTCAGTCTGGACCTGAACCTGAAGCTAGCAACCGTCAACCGGGATACGGATACGTCTATGTCCATTGACTTCTGGGACCGCAACGATGAGCAGGTGGCTGTGATCAATTCCAGCCCCGCCCAGCTTCAGGCGTTCGCTCTTCGCATCCTCCAGCAGGTCCAGTACAACCTAGAGGACCGGGAGAAGTAGTTACAAAAAACTCTTAGACCGATAGGGTTGACAAATTTAATACGGGTGCCGTAGTGTTGTCCTCATCAACCGAAAGGATAGCACTACCGAAAGGACCCCGAAATGTCAACTCCACTCCCTCCCCAGTACGCACCGTTCCAGTCCCAGCCTCAGCCTCCCGCACCGAAGAAGCGGTTCAACTGGAAGCTGGCGCTGGCCATCTTCGCCGCCGTCCTCATTGGCGGGGTCATCGGGTCCGTGTCCAATCCCGCACCGCCCCCGGTGGTGCAGGTACAGGAGAAGGAAGTGGAGGTGGAGAAGGAAGTCACCCCGGCCTCCTGTCTTGAGGCTCTGGACCTCAACGAGGAAGCTTTCAGCTACCTGTCCGACTCATTGAGTTCCACCGCAGATCAGAATTACACCGCCGCACGCCGATCAACCGACAAGGTGGTGGCACTGGTACCCAAGGTCAACGCCGCAAAGGCCGCTTGCCGAGCCAAGTAGTTACAAGAAACGCTTAGCTCTCCTGACTTGCACCGACCGCACCGATGCGGTAAGCTGTAATCACAAGCCAAACGGAAAGGTTCACATCATGTCAAACACCACACCGCAGGAACTGAACGAAGCCTACGAGGCAATCACCGCATCCGACAACCGTGCCAACGTTGGCCGTTCAGACGCGATCTACCACGTCGGGAAGCTCATGACCGGAGATTGGGCACCGGAGTTCGTGTCCGACCTTCAGGCCGGGATCGCGGACACCGCCGACTACGACTACGATGCACGGTACCACTACGGCTACCTGACCGCGTGGAACACCGTCGCCGGTCTGCTCAAGGGCGAACCGCTCAAGACCATTGCCAAGAACCACGGCTAGGGGAAACCGATGCTTATTTCCAAGGAACTCGAAGGGGCCACCGTAGAGCGTATCTACTGGGCCGTACCGCCCAACACATGGATTCCTACCATCGGTGAGAAGTTCGACAGCTTCCGGGAGGCAGGAGACCACGCGCTCAAGATGGTCGATGGAGGCCGTGACGCCCTTATCATCAATCGTGTGGTCTTTCGGAAGCCGAACGGTACCACCGTTGACATGGAAGTCGGACGGGAACGACGGTTCGCGTAGTTACAAAAACCGCTTAGCTCACAGGACTTGCAGCCGAACCGCTGATGCGGTAAGCTGGTAACACAAGCCAACCAGAAGGAGAAACAAAATGGCAAATCTCAAGTTCACCCCCCAGTCCCACGAAGAAGCTGCTAAGGTCCTGTCGTTCCGGGACTCGCTGATCATCGGCCACAACACCGAACTCCGCCGTCTAGGGGATGGTTCCATCGTTGCCACGTACCACGGCAACAGCATCGTACGGTACACCACTGAAGGTGTGTTCGCCACGTACGCAGGATGGGCCACCTCCACCACCACGAACCGCCTGAACCAGCTTGCACCGGCACGGTTCAACATCAAGAACCGGGAGCCGCAGATCAACGGTAAGACGCTGGAAGACTGGTCCGAATGGGTCAAGGTCAGCTAGTTACAAAAAACGCTTACCGTATCCGTTTGCTTCCCGCTTACGGATGCGGTAAGCTTGTTTTATCAGCCCAACCGATCCGAAAGGCACACAATGCAAACCGACACACCGTCACCGTTCACCGTAGTAGGTGCCGCCGTATACGATGCGGCTACGGATACATTGGAGGAACCGAACCGATGGGAGTCAGCCGGTAAGCTTCCCGCCGACCGTGCCCTCCACGTCACGCACGAGTACCGGGACACGCTGTGAACCAGAAACAGCGGGACGAGTTCTGGAAGGATGCGGCAGAGTATACCGGAGCGATACCGTACTACCGTTTCCACGACGAGTGGTATTACCTTGTCACCGATAGCGGATACACGCCGGTAGACGAGTACACGCTACGGGAGGCGCTGGACCTGTTCCACGACGTTACGGACGGCGAGAACTGCGCCGTCTACCTCTACCGTGGCGGTGACCATCTGGCCACCTACAACGGCGGACAGTCCGATCCGGAGGGTGAAACCACCTACCACGTTACAAAAAGCGCATTGCCGGAATGGCTTGCGGCGCTGGCCGGAAGAGTGTAGGCTGTAGGTATGAGGATAGGAAAAGCCATCCTGAAGGAACGGATCGAAACCAAGATCGAAGAGTACCGTGAGTCTAGGGTACAGAACTATGATCCCTATCTGGATGGCATCATGGACGGTCTGGAATTGGCTCTCGATATTCTCGAAGAGTCCTGACTACTGAGAGGTAACACCATGTTCAAGAAAAGCAAGATCACCATCTGGACTGACGGACGGTTCGCACGCACGGAGTTGGGCGAGTTGGAAAGCGTGGAGGACGTACAGTCCGACATGACGCATGACCGCCAGTCGCATGCCATGTACCCGTCTACTCTCGCCATCGAAGAGACCGCTACCACTCTCGTTGTGGTCAAGGAGTCCGGGACGGTTCACGTCTACAACTGGTCCAAGGACTAGTTACAAAACACGCTTAGCATCCATCTTGCATCTGGTGCGGATGGGTGCTAAGCTTGTGTTAACAGCCAATCGAAAGGGCATCCAATGATCCGTCCAGTCGCACCGTCCGTTCCCGCAGACTCCACCAAGCCGGAAGACATCAAGGCATGGGACGACTACTACGCCGCTTGCGAAACCTATGCGGACATGTTGAAGCCTTGCATGGATCGTAGTTGGGATGGCGGCTGGTAGTTACAAAAAGCGCATCACCGCTAGGTTTGACAGCCTAGCGGTGATGCCGTAAGCTTTAGTTATCAGCCAAACCAACCGGGAGGAAAAGAAATGATGCAGTTCTCGAAAACCACCATCCAATCCGCAGCCGATGACGTAGCACGATCCGCAGACATTGAACTGGTGTTCAACCAGTCCGACCTTTTCGTGATCGCGGATAGCTCGGAAGCGATCAACGAGTTTGAGACGCGTCTCGCGGCTCACACGGTAGTCTGGGAGGGTCCGACCGCCTTGGACGCCGCAGGCATGTTGCGGACGCTTACGGACTTGCAGGGCGAGCGTGCCGAGTTCCGTCCCCGCCACACCGAGGGGTGGCAAGCCCGATACAACATCGTGGCCCGGTAGTTACAAAAGACGCATAGCGGATCGCCTTGACAGGTGGTCCGCTGTGCCATAGACTGGAGTCACCAACAAGCCAAGGAGGCCACAATGTCTTTCCCGTTCACAGCAACCGCCGTAACAACCGTCATCATGGGTGACAACATACCCGCCCACGACGAGACGCTAGACCTTGCCGAGACCATCGGCCAAAAGCTGGACGAGTTCCGCGAGTACATCACCAGCGTACGGGACGCGGAACAGGCCCACGATGCGGTAAAGGAACTCCTAGCGGCTCTGCTGGAAGAGGCCAGCAAGTAGTTACAAAACACGCATAGCGGTCCCAGTTGACACTGGGGCCGCAGGTGTGTATACTGGTAGTAGATGGTAAGCCATTGATATCGGCCCTGTAGCGGGGTCGGGGGGAAGGCCCACCCTAAACGCGTTTCGGCCCATTATTTTTGGGGTCTCCCGGTGACCCTGCCCCGCTCCTTTGCGGCTCCGCTTCATACCTTGATTCTTTCACATTTTTGCGCCGGATGCAAGTCCGGAGCGTTACAAGAAACGCATTGTGATTTGGGTTTGCATGTGGCGTACGTATGCCGTAGAGTATTCATATCGGGTTCATCCGGAACCCCTCAAGCCTTGGAGGTCTCCCGTGGGCGCACCCCGTATCGGTAACGTTCTGAACGTTCCCACTAAGCGTGTTTATGCCGCTAACCCTAACTCGGCCCGTATCGTGGACGTATGGCGGCAGGCTACCGTCTCTGAGCTTGTGGAGGGTATGGAATGGTACAAAGACGCGCACGCGCTCGCCGTCCGTCTCTCCCCTGCTGATCCGGCGCAGGCCGCTGGCGTTATCGCCGCGCTGTCTCCCATGATGGCATGGGGACAGAATGTCAATCTCGCCGTACGTGCCTATGCGGACGGTAAAGCATCCGGTGCGCTCTTTAGCAACGTTGCTAAAGCCAACCGTATCCTGTCCGGTGAGCGTCCGGAGGACGTACTGGGCGGCGATAAAGTACGCGCATTCTATGGCGTGATCGCTAACCCTACGTCGGATGCGGTTGTCGTTGACCGGCACGCGTTTGACATCGCTGTAGGCCGCGTGACTAACAATGAGACGCGGCAGGCACTGGGCCGTAAGGGTGTCTATGAATCATTCGCTAGCGCCTATGTGCGGGCAGCTAAGACCATTGCACGTGAGACTGGCATGGATGTATCCGCCAGTCAGGTGCAGGCCGTTACGTGGACGGTATGGCGCAGGCTCAAGGGACTGGCCGAGTAGTTACAAGAAACGCATAGGCGGCAGGACTAGACACCCTGCCGCTTATGCCATAGACTTTATTCATCGGAACAATCCGAATCACTTAGGAGGCCACCATGGCAAGCATCGCAGAAACTCTTCTCACTCGCACGGCACGCGACGGCGGCGTGACTGTCTCACTCGTTAGCGGCGACGTTGCCGCCCACACATCGGGCTTCTACGTCGGCGGACGCGTCACTGAGACGCTGGTGACGGACCCCTCAGACATCGGTGACTACCTGTCTGCCGTCTCCACCATTACGCGGCGTGCTGGCGGCGTAGGCTACATCGGCGCATGGAAGAACCACGAAACGGGTATGGTGCACGTGGATGCATCGGATCACGTGGAAGACTTCGGTTCCGCCGTACGGATCGCGCAGGAGCGCGGCGAACTGGCGATTTGGGAGATCGCTGGCGGGACCGAATTCCGGCTCTAGTTACAAGAAACGCATAGCGGGTTGGCTTGCGGACGGTAAGCCAACCTGCTAATCTTGAACCATAAGCAAGGCCCAACAAACCAAAAGGGAGTTACAAAATGCGCGTTGTAAAAGAAACTGCACTCATTGGGGAAGCCATGTTTTTTCTGGCCGCTCGCTCCAAGGCTGTCGGCGGCGTTACGGCAGGCGTGGAGTCTGCCAGTAACGACAAGGTACCGGCCAAATTCCACGGCGAGTACGTGGTGACGGGCAACGGCGGACGTTGGGAGTGTACCAACCTTGTTCGGGCCGTGGTGACGCTTAGGAGCGTCCGGAATGCCGAGAACCTGTGGCAGATCAAGGACGGCAAGCGGACGCGTCTGGCGTACAGCTAGCGGTTACAAAAAACGCATACGGGCAGGACTAGACACCCTGCCCGTATGCGGGTAAGCTTGGACCATACCAACCGAAAGGAACACAATGAAAGACTTTTCTGAGCTTATGGTTGCAGTTCTTGCCATATTCCCCGAAGCTACGGTGGAACAGGATCGATACGGGCAGATAGTGATCCACACTAACCTTACCGAAGACGGTAAGGGTGGTTTCGCACCGTTTCAGGTACTGGAAGAGTACGGCGACTAACTACAAAAAACGCTTAGGGATAGGACTTGCATCTAGCGGTCCCATCCCCTAGAATTGAAGTATCAGCCAAACAACGGGAGAGGAACCCAAAATGGATTGGATCACTGTAACACCGGCTTACGGACGCGACTACAAGAACCAGAAGGACGCGGCGGCAGACTGGAACGCCAATCTCGATTTCCGCGAAACATCCACCGGCCAGTACACAAACAAGGCCGACTGCCAGCGGATGGGAAAGAAGGTCATCATCCGCTACGGGAAGCTCATGAAGACCATGCAGGCCCCAATGAAGTAGCCGACTTACAAAAGACGCTTAGCCGAAAGGCTAAGCGTCTTTTGCGTGTTGCGGCCTAAAAAATAAGGCCAGACTCGGCCTTCCCCGCCACCCGTCTCAGGGCGGCTATCATGTGGGCCTTCCGGCTTAATACAAGCTTAGCACCTATCGGATGCGGATGCAAGCCTACAAAAAACGCATTGGGTGTTGCGGATGCGCTCGCATGCGTGTACGCTTAGGGTATGGCAACCCAACTAGACATGGTACAGCGTATGTTCGCTAATGGCGGCGTGACCTGTCCCATCAGTGGCGACAGGATCGCTACGGCTAAGTCTGACCCTCCCAAGCTGTCAGAGATAGTTGACTGGGAAGCGGATTCATACTACCGTGGAGTAGGGCAACCCAAAGAGACAGTTAGGAGCTAGGACAATGGCAAACTACACGCGGACCCAGTTTACTCGACTCGGAGACTTCGGAGTCTCGGAGGAATGGCGTACGGAGACACAGCCCAGCGCCACGCTGGCGTACGTGGATCACTACAACGGCGCTATCAGTACCGCGCAGGTTTTCGACCCCGCTACGGGTCACACGCGGACGTACCCGTTCCGTTCCAAGGATCGGGCAATGGCCATTGTGGAGCGTCACCTAGAACGCAATGGTTACAAAAAATGCGTAGAGTTCCGCGACTTGACAGGCAATGTCTCGGAGTACTAAGCTCTAAGTGACAACCACCTAGGAGGCGGACCATGGCACGCAAACCACGCGCTAGCGAAGTAGCTACAAGAAACGCATTCTTGGATTATTTGGAGTCGTTGGAGACTCGCGCCACGGATGAGATTTGCGGCGTCTGGTACAACCGTCTGGGAGCCTCTAAGCATGCGGCAGGGGAATTGTGCCAGTGGGATATGTTCAGCCGCCCATGGTGCCACGTAGCGCGTTACGCGTCCGAAGAGCTTACGGAGTGGTTCGCTCGCAATGGCCGGATGACGTTTTCCGAGTGGCGCGAAAGTGAGCGCGAATTCATGCGGGAACAGTTTGACATGTACGCACAAAGCGCGTAGTCTTTAGGTATCAGTTCAACCAACTTAGGAGTCGGTCATGGAAAAGGAAGAACCCAGCTACATGATGTTTGCAAGGGCAAACGTGCGGGACGGGTACCAAACGTCACCCCGAGTAGTCCGCGAACTACTCGCCCGAATTGACCGGCTCGAATCTACAAAAGACGCTTAGGAGAAGATCATGGACACGAAAGAAATGGGCACATCGGACCTTGTACGGGAGTTCGCAGACATCAAGTGCGAAGGTGTACGGCGAGCGTTCAAGGGTGAACGCGTGACCAGCGCCGAACACTCTCGGCTCTGTGATGTTGTCCACGAACTGCGCGTCCGTGGTGTGCTTGACAGAGGCACACCTGCCCTGTAGGCTCTAGGTAACAACCAAACACAACGGCTTAGGAGGCCACAGTGAACCACGATCTTACCACCGAAGAGGGACGCATCGAGGCGGCGAAGGAAGCAGGCCGTAACATCGCGGCCTACGAAATCCGTAGCGGGTACACGCTACTACGTGACTGGAACAAGGACGACGTACAGAACGCACGCGCATTCTCTCACCTTGCCGCCGTTGGGTTTACCCGTGCGGGTACGCGGATGTTCTCGCAGACGTTCGTGGACGCCTACAGGGCTGAATTCATCCGCCTGCGGCTGGAACACCTGCGCGGAATTCTGAGGGCTGAGAGCATCAGCTACGGCGAACTGGTGGAGCTTCAGGGACTGGCTGAACACATCCAGCCGGGAGACGTGGAACTGTTGGAGGCGGCAGGGGTTCCGGAGTTCCCGGAAGACTAAGCGTTTTTTGTAAGGGAGCCGGTGTTGACAGCATCGGCTCCCTTGCACTAGATTAGGTATTACAAACCAACTAGTCCACAGGAGGACATCATGGCAAAGCTCATCAAGCTGGACAACCAGACCATCAACGAACTGTTGGAAAGCCTGAAGCTCGTTGCGGGACAGAGCGGAGACTGGCGCGGAGTGCTGGACGGCGCAATCGACACCGTGGAGTCGTGGGCTGAGGCCACGGACGTACCGGAGCGCGTGATCTTCCGGAAGTTCCCCCACAACGGGGAAGTGATCGCCCTGTTCCCCGACCAGTACAACGAGCGGAACGGTAACATCGGGAGCTACATGCACAACGGACAGCACGCGGAAACGGCTCCCGACTTCGGAGACACCAAGCCTGCGGAGGCGCACGAGTACTACCACCTACAGCAGGAACTCATCCGGCAGGGATACCACAACCTGCGGATCGTGAAGCGCTTCGGCAAGCTGGGCAAATAGTTACAAAAAACGCATACAGTCTAGGATTTGTGTCCTAGGCCGTATGCGTGTAGTCTTTAGGTATCGGTTCATCAACGGCTTAGGAGGCCCACCATGGTACACATGCTCACCATCAAGGATTTGGAAACCCGTTCGGACGGTACCTACTACACCGGACCACTGGAAGAGGCTAAGGCTTTCATCCACGACTGGATCGCCTCAACGGAGGCCCGATACAGCGACAAGAACGGGGAGGACAAGTACACCGTCCTGCTGGCCTACAGCGCTCCGAATGGCGAGATGGTGGAGACTGCCAACTACGACGAGTACGGGACCGGGAGGACCATGGAAGAGGCGTGGCGGTATGCTCTGGGCGCAGAGTTCGGTCCTGCCGACGACGAGTTCAACGCGTTCCCGCTGACACACGACAAGCGTGAAGCTGTCGCGGCCATGGTGGAACACCACTTCCCGGAACGTCTGGACACATTCTACTCGGAGAGTACGGGACTGGCCGCAGTCGAGGACACGGATGGGAACATGTGGCGCGTATGGCCGGATGGGGACATTGAGGTCTACCGGCGCTAGGTTACAAAAAACGCATATCGGGTGGGATTTGCATCCTGCCCGATATGCGTGTAATCTTTAGGTACAAGGTAAGAACAACGGCTAGGAGGCCACCATGAACAAGGCAAAAGCACTCAAGGTTCTGGCAGAGGTTGAAGAGCAGTTCAAGCTCTACATCGAAGCAGGGTACCCGCAACCGAACCTGCGGGACGCGGACCATGAGGAACTGCCCAAGGGTTCATGGTCCATCGATTGGGAGGACGGTCCCGACGAATGGTGCTACGCAATGCCTGCGTCGAAGATTCCCGGTGTGTTCGTGGAACCGATCATGTCGTTCATTCTCGGAGTCTACGACGACTAAGACACCCTGAGAGGCCCTAGGAACCGCCTAGGGTCTCTCACTACCTGAGAGGCTACACAATGTCCGCAAAGACGCTTACAAAGGCCGTAGCGATACGGGAAGGCTTGGCAGACTTCCAAGAGCAGGAACGGGAGGCGTGGCGGGCCTATGAAGAGGCTAACGCGTGCCACTGTTGCTGTTGTACCGGAGAGTGCTCCTACGCGTTCCAAGAGTCCACACCGGAGGAACAGGAAGCGTGGATGCGGAACTACTGGGACTGGTGGGAGAACCGATAGTTACAAAAACCGCTTAGGCCGGTGGACTTGTGTCCATCGGCCATAGCGGGTAGAATCGTAGTATCGGGAACAAAGGGTTCCCCTGAAACCTTAGGAGGCTACAATGGCAACACCACAGCATGCGGTCAAGGTAACACCGGCAGTAGTGGCACAGCGTTTTGCAATGGTGGAAAACGCGCCCACGGCTCCCACAATCAACGGAAACCCTGCCAAGGTGTCCGGGTTCGCAAACCGGTTCGCGACGGTCACAGACAGCTTCACAGGCCTCTCTGCCGAGTGGTCTTGGGAGTCCGTCGAGCATGTAGTGAACAACCGGTTCGCGGCGTTCAAGGCATGATCACGGTCACGGTCACATTCAAGGATGGGTCAGTAGACAACTGGTCTACCACCTTGGATTACGCGGTACATCTCACCGGCCAGTTGCTCATCGATCCGGACATTGTGGACGTGAGGCTATCGCGTCACGGATAGTTACAAGAAACGCATAGCGGCTAGGACTTGCACCTAGCGGCTTTTGCGTGTAACCTTGAGGTATCAAGTCAAGCACTCAAGGGAGACACAATGAACTTCGAAGCCGGAACCAAAGTCGAAATCCTCGAACGCGGCGCATGGGTAGGCCCGTTTGTCGTAACGCCTCATACGGCACGTACCGCCGATCATCTGGTACTCACCGGACCTAGCGGACTCTTCGAAGTCTACAACGACGCACCGTTCAACATCCGTAAGGCTTAGTTACAAAAACCGCTTAGGCCCTAGGACTTGCACCTAGGGCCTTAGGCGTGTAATGTTGTTCTTAGAGGGAGAGAGGGACTCTTCCGGATAGGGCACCATGGAACTCTACAAGATCACCACAGCGGTCAAGGTCACTGAAAACCTCACGTGGGACCGCGTGTGTGACATTCTGGCAGTCTCCGACGATGGAGACGCGTGGGGCGCTCACGAGTGGCTCGAAGAGCGTGGAGAGTACCCGTTCCTGTCCGCCTACGGCGACCAGATGATCCTGACTCGCATGTAGGTTACAAAAACCGCTTAGGGAGTCGGACTTGCATCCGGCTCCCCTAGCGGGTAAGCTTTAGGTAATGGAGCAACCGGCTCCCGGAAGTCCTAGGAGGACACAATGGGTTACATGGAAGAATCAGACCGCCTCGAAGAAGCAGCGAACAAGAACCCGCTCAAAGAAGGCGTAGTCGGAAGCAAGCTCGTTGCGTACTTCGAGAACCTTGACGGACGCGTAGCGGTCGATGCCGAGTCCATCGAACACGTGGGCGTGGCCCAGCACGACTACAAGATCACCTTCGAGGGTGGACTCGTTCAGGCCTACCGCGTGACGTTCGCGGACGGCATGAGCTCCGAGATTCTGGACGCAACGCCGCTCAACTAGTTACAAAAACCGCTTAGGGTCCGGACTAGACATTCGGACCCTAAGCCGGTAGACTCATCACAACGGAACAATCCGGAAACCAAAAGGAGCAAGTCATGAAGTCGGTAATCACCAAGCTGGAAGTCTCGGAGCGTCTGCTGGGCGTGGATCGCTACGAACTGGAAGTCAAGGGCCAAAAGGCCCACAACACCATCGTGGAACTCCACACGGACATCAACACCGGAGACCGCCACGTCTTCGTCCAGACGCCGGTAAACGGCGGCCTGACGCCGTCCACGGCTGATGCAGTCGCTCGACGCCTCATCGACGGTGCACGGAAGTACGCGGGAAACCACGTGACACCCGCCAGCGTGGTACGGGTTGGACGCTACGCGGCCAGCTAGTTACAAAACACGCGTAGAGCCTCGGACTTGTGTCTGAGGCTCTTTGCGTGTAAGCTCTAAGTATCGGAACAATCCGAAGACGAAAGGCAAGACAATGAACATCAAGCTCATTCACAACATCGTGGACATGACCCAGATGCACGGATTCGGCAACGATTTCTCGCTGGTCTACGGCTTCGATAACGGCACCAAGATGGCCGTATCGCGTAACCCCATGACAGGTGGACACAAGGCCGGTTTCATGGCCGTCCTGCCCTACGACAAGGCCGGTAACCAGATTGACGAGCGTGCCGAGTCGTGGCTCACCCCGCAGGAAGTCGCGGAGAAGATGGAAATCCTCGCCAGCGAGTAGTTACAAGAAACGCGTAGGGCCTAAGTTGACTTCGGTCAGCTTAGGCCTTATGCTTGTAGTACACACCAACGAAAGAGGAAACCATGGCTCGCTACTCCACTCCAGCAACTCGCGCCTACGCTCGTGACAAGGCCGAAATCATCGGCGCGGCTGAGCGCGTGATCTACGGCGAAATCCTCGACTTTGTCCTGCGGGTAGGCAGGCACAAGGCTACGCCGTTCCTCGCCGTACTGGGCGGGTTCGCGTACATCATCTTTGGTCACGGGCTTGTGAACTCCATAAACCTGTGATACAATAAACTCACAGACATACACTGAAGCCTCCGGAGATGACCACCAAATCTCTCCGGAGGCTTCGCCAATTGTGGGATAGTTGGCTTACAAAAAACGCGTAGCGGATAGGTTTGCATTCCGGCGCAAAGGTGGTAAGCTTAGAACATGGAAGGGGAGGTTAGGAGCCTCCACCCGCCAGACTAAGAATCTGGGGGTTCGGGAAGTGATCGCCCACCGATCACCGGCAGGCCAGTCCGCAACTGGCCGTATAACTCAACAGTGAAAGGTGGACACCATGGTAGAAGTTCCCATGGAAGAGGCTGACGTTCTGGAACAGGTCAAGGCCAAGACGGGAGCGGTAGACGCGAAGGTGTCTGGGAGGCCCACAAACTGGGTCTGGTCGGTCCTGCTGGCATTCCCGGATGGTCCGGACGCCTACACGTTCCAGACGCGTCTGGTGGACGTAGAAGGCCCTGAGATTCGGTTCGTCGGCTTCGACTTCTAGTTACAAAAAGCGCATAGCCTGTCTTCGGACAGGCTATTTGCATTTGGGCGCAAAGGTGGTAAGCTTATTCCATAAGCAGTTCACAACTCCACAGAGAAAAGAGAGACCAGTGAAGGTTTTCTTCGAAGCACTTGTCGATGGACAGTACGTCAACCAGAAGCGCCTCGCGGATATCCCGGATGAGAAAGCTTACGCTAGGGCGGCTAAGGCCTACCCGAACGATCCGGACTACGTGGAGGAAATGCTCGACGGACGCGGCTACATCACCATCAAGGGCCACAACTGCCGGTTCACTTACCAGCAGGACAGCCTCTAGTTACAAATAGCGCATAGGGCCTCTACGGAGGCCCTATTTGCATTTGGGCGCAAAGGTGGTATCGTTGAGTTATCGGCAAGGGTTGCCGGTGAGAGAGGGAACCATGGACAAGTACACGACTGAAGCTCTGGAAGCTGCGAAGAACAGCACTAGCTCGATGAGCGCGGGGGATCGCAACGCCGCTCCCTACCTGCTCAAGCTGGACACTGTGGAGCAGCGTAAGCGTGCTGTAGGGGACGCGCACACTCGGATGAACCTCATGGGGTTCCGCTACTCCGAAGCTGTCTACCACTCCGTTAGTGACCTGCTGAAGAACATTGCCGCAGGGGAAGAGGACAAGCCACTCTATGGCGAAGCCACTGCGAAGAAGTACCGGGACGCGGAAAACGAACGCCGGAAGCTGGAACGCGGCTACTGATACAAAAAGCGCTTAGGCTCTCATCCTCCGGGGTGGGAGCCTTTTGCTTTGCCTGCGGGTGGCCCTCTGTGACGTTCTGGGAGCCTCTGAGGCTCGGGGTGGCACTCTCACCCACGCGGGCGATTCTAGGGCCTTAGACGGGCACGTAAGGCCTGCGGTAGGTCTACACGTGCTGTGCGACTCTGGGCGGCTGTTTAAGGGCCTAACTGGGCGCAGACGTACAAAGACCCCCAACCTTTCGGTTGAGGGCCTCTGTGGGGCTGTGAGGGCCTAGAACGGCGGTTCAAACTCTGGGAGGTAAGTCCGGAGTTCCGGAGCGGGAAGTTCGGGGACTACGTGACCGTAAGGGCAAGCGTTGTCGTAGTCGAGGTAGTCGTGCTCTTCGCAGTAGTAGGCCTGTTCATCCGCGAAGTGATCGACGTTGTCCGCCGCCATTGCTTCGCGCCACGCGGAGTCATCCCGGTTGTAGTCCTGCTCTTCCTGCCACTGTACCTGAGACATTTTTTCCTCTCGTGGCCGGTGTTTCCGGCTCATGTACTGAGCTTAGCACGGCAAACAGAAAACGCGCAACCCCGAAGGGTTACGCGTTTTTTGTAGGCTACAGATCGTTCCGGTGTTCGTAATCCGAAACCAGCTTAGCCTCGATAGCTTCGTCAAGCTCTTCCCGTGTCACGAACGGCTTGTTAGGGTGTTCGTGTGACTCCATGGCCTCGCACTTTTCGCAAGTCTCGTACAGGTCCGGGAGGTAGATTGCGGCAACCCAAGATTCTTCACCGGTAGCCTTCGTCCACTCGGCAGCGGCTTCGTTGAACGGGATGAGTGATGCGGACATTGGTTTCTCCTTGGTTGTTTTTGACCTTGTACCTAAAGCATAGCACGGTTTGGTGGAGCGTGTCTAGTCGGGAGGCTGTGCGTTTTTTGTAAGTCCCATTTTTATTTTATGGGTCCTCCGGTTTCCCTGCTGGTGGGCTTCATGGTTCAAGTCTAAGGCCTGTCGGCCTGAGTGTCAAGCCTACGGCAGACACAAAAGAGGGGAGCCTTTCGGCTCCCCTCTTATGCGTTTTTTGTTACCATGCGAAGTAGCTTGAGGTCCGCCAGCTACGGAGGATGGTGTAATCGGTAAGGCGTTCGGCCTGTTCCCACGTGGTGGGCTGTACAAGGCCCGTAGCGGGGTTCAGAATGGCTGGCTTGACCGCGTGTACGCCGATGAGGATTGCAGGCTCTCCTTCGAGCGTGAAGCGCTTTGCGGCGATTGCCTCGCGGCGTTCCATGCTCACGATGGTGAGCGGCTGAGTGGCGAGGATTCGAGCGACTGTGCGGAACATTTTGACTCCCTGACTGGTGGCTTGCTGTTGGTACAAGCTTAGCATAGGTCCGGTGCTGTTGCCAACACCGAACCTATGCGTTTTTTGTAGCTAGTCGATGTCCACCGCGACACGTGCCAGCGATCCGGTACCGAAGTAGTCCACATTCAGCAGGTACTCCGCGCCATTCCAGCGAGCGCGTGCGCCGCTCCTGTAGCCGTTGTCGAGCATGTGATCAGCGATGGCCTCGCTGGATGCGTTCTCGATGGCGTAGGCCTTGCCACGGACGACGTAGCGGCTTCCGGCCACTCCGCGAACTGTGCGCTGGGTCTGGTTCTTCTTGATGGTCTTTCCCATTGTCTTTGTGCTCCTTGTGAAGTGTGTTGTTGAGTTGCCCTAGTTGGCATTCCCGCTTAGGTGATACTTGAGTGTACCACCTAAGCGAGCAAACCGCTAGGGGAGTTCCAGTAGCCAAGTGTCTGAGTAGACATTCTTTCGGATGATAACGGTATCATCCTTTGCCAGTTCTTCCAGCTTCCGGGAGTAGTTCCGGATGTTTTCCGGAGTCTCCGCTATGTCGTGGTAGGAGAGGACATTCTCTACCGTCTTCCGGATGAGCGTTGCGCGATCCTGTGAGTGGGAATCGTAGAATCCATCGTGCCATTCTTCGATGTACTGGAGGATGTTTGCTTCGCGTGACATGTCCTGCTCCTTTGTTCTCGGCTTGTTCCGATAACTAGAGTCTACGCTAGTCCGGAGAGTTATGCAACCCTCCGGACTAAGCGTTTTTTGTTAGTCTTCGAGGTCTTCGATCTCTTCCGCCTCTGCGGGCTGGAATCCGTGCTGGTCTTCGAGTTCTTCGAGGGTGGTGTAGAAGAATCCACCGATCCCATCCGGAGTGATGAAGTACATGTCATCCTTGCGGATGTAGTAGGCCGTGTCCACGGCGAGTTCGGAACGCGGGGTGATGGTTGCCTGTGCCATTGTTTTTTCCTTTGTTTGAGTGGCTATGTATCTAGCTTAGCCTAGGTGAGGGAGTCTTGCAACTCCCCCACCTAAGCGTTTTTTGTAACTACGCTTTACCGTAGTGGCCACCATCCGGCAGGCCAGCTGTGCAGGGGTAGAAGTGGATCGGCCACGCGGCATCTTCGCCACCCTCAGCGAGGAAATCCGAGTTGTAGTCGAGCCACAGATCACGCTTGGAGTCGAACTCGTCGTTAAACCAGTCGTGGCCTTTGGTGGCCTTTGCAACGTCTGCACAGTCTGCGCGGTGGACGCTGACGTCGTAGTCGTTGTTCCCGTTGCCGTTAATGGTTACCAGCTTCATGATGACTCCTTAGGTCTCGGCTTGTTCCGATATGACTAGCGTACACGCAAAAGGTCCGAGATACAAATCTCGGACCCTATGCGTTTTTTGTAGCTAGCCGATGTAGATGCTCACCTTGTTGGCAACATCCCAGACGGCGAGTTGTTCGCGTTCCTTGGCAACGAGAATGGCCATCTCGTAGTCTTCGAACCACTCTGAGGCCTCTGCGTAGACGACTCCGGACTCTACCCATGTTCCCATGAGTCCGAGGCCGTCAGTGGCTGCGTAAGCCATTCCCAGAGCGAATTGGTAGTCTCGTGTGTCCGAGTCTGCGAGATTGAACATGTGGGGCTTGTGGAGGCCTGACACGTAGTAGCCGTGCGTGTGCGTGGCGATTGCCATTGTGGGGCTGGAGAGGTCCAGCGTTACGCCACCGTTGGCGTGTGTCTCACGTGAGAGGGTGACGCCGCGAATCTGACCATAGGTCCGGAGCTTCGGGGTGACGCCGGAGTTTTCGTTACGCATGGTTTCGACGGTGACAGTCATTGTTTCCTCCTGAGTGGATCGGATGGTTTGATATGAAGAGCATACCACTACTTTAGGAGATGATGCAAACTACGCGATTGTTACGTGCGTTTTTTGTAAGTTGCGTGTGAGCGCGGATGCGTGTATGCTCAGAGTATGAAGCAACCGATTGAAGCTGGGTCACTGGAGGACCCCTAAAATAAGTGGGCCGGAAAGTAGGCATCACTCCATTCTCTCATAGTTTTTGGGTGGTTGTCAAGCTGCCGGAGGGCAAAGAAAAGGGGAGCCTTTCGGCTCCCCTTCCCTCACCTTAGAGGGTTTCGTACTTGCCGTCCGCCTGACGGTACTTGATGTACGTGCAACCCGCGTCATGCGTGGCCCAGTCGAGCGGCTGGAACGCGTCCTCCGAGTCCGCGTCACCATAGAAGTAGCCGGTGAAGTAGCAGTTGTCGTCGTCGTCGTACAGCTTGAAGTGGGTGCCCTTGCCAGCCTTGCCAGCCTTGATCGCGTCACGCTCTGCGGGGCTGGTGCCGTACACGCGGGGCTTCTCCAGCTTCTCCAGCTTCTCACCGAAGTTCGGGTTGTTCTCTTCGATTGCCGAGTGAGTGATCGTGAATCCCATTGTGACTCCTAAGTCCGTTTCTCAAGCTCCCTGCTTGATGACTTAAGTCTCTCATACATTCCGGACGGATGCAACTCCATTCTGACAATGCGTTTTTTGTAAGTGTGGTTTGTGGAGGTTGGAGTTTTTGGGGTCCTCTGGTTTCCCTGCCTCCGGAGCTTCATAGTATGAGTCTAAGGCCTATTCGGCGCAGAGTCAAGCGGCGCTGTGTGGCGTTCTAAGCCACGCAAAAGGACCCTACCGTAGTAGGGTCCTAGTGGCCGGTGCTAGTCGCAGCAGTGGCGGCTGGTGCACGTGTGGTTGTGGATGTTGCACGCGCTGTCCGTCAGGATTCCCTCGGTGGACTCGGTACGCTCCACTTCCTGCATCTCGGAGGGGTCAGCGTATCCGCCCAGTTCCTGATCGCACTCGGTGCACTCGGTGTTGCTGGTGGAGTACTCGCCACAGTTGGAGCAGGCGAACAGGGTGGGGCAGTCGCACTCGGTGTTGGCCGGTTCCATGTTTTCGTACTGCCGCTGTGCTGAGGCGAATCCGCGCATCTTGACTCCTAAGTCGTATCGGCTTGTTCCGATGTACTAAGCCTAAGGCATGCGGTGAGGGATTGCAACACCATGCGGTGAAGCGTTTCTTGTAACCCTATGCGGTGCACTCTGGGTAGCTCCACAGTTCGTCGTATTCGAACTGGTGAGCGTAGGCCTCAGCCTCGCACTCGTTGGCTCCCATAGTGTGTGCAAGCTCATGGAACAGGATGTGATTCCCCCACGCTGTGTAGGCAAGCTCAGGGGAGATAAGGACAGCGTACTGTCCATTGTCCATAGGGACAGTGCATCCTCCCTGCCCAACAGTGGAGAGTTCAGCGCCACAGTTGTCTTCATTCTGGAACAGGAACACCACGTTCTCAGGGTAGTCTACGCCACCATCAGCAAGGGCCTCACGCGCCCAGAGTGAGGGTAGCTTGAATGGTGCGAGGGATAGGGTGGTGGAGTAGTTGGCAGTCTCCCTAACAGGCGCTGACGTGGGCGCTGGGGCCTGCACTGGTGCAAAGATAGCTGACAGTGTGAGCAGGATGGTGAGCATGATGTTCACTGTGACTCCCTTGTGAGTGGTTGACTAAGTCAATCCTCTCATGAGTTTGTCTCATGTGTCAACTCGAAACACTAAGCGTCTTTTGTAAAGTTTGTGCCTTGTTTCTACACACGCGCACATGTGCACGCGATTGTCCTCTATTGTTTGGTGTTTGTCAACATGCTGGCCCTAAGAGTTTTTTGTAACCCTCGTGTGGGAGTGCGTGATTATCCTCTAGTTTTTTGGGATTGTCAATGGGTTTGGCAAAGAGTTTTTTGTAACCTCGTGCGCGTGAAGCGTTTTTTGTAACGTGTGGGTTGTGTGGGATGGGTTGCGCGATTTGACACGGTGTGGTAGGCTGGTAACGGATGCGGACCATTCTTCGAAACTTTCCGGGGTACCCCTTCCCTGCATACGGTTACCCCTCTCAAAAAATATAAGGTTTTTTGGCTAATATACACAGTTAAGTGTTAACTAGCGTCAAGTACCGCTCTCACTACATCATTCATGTCCTGCTCCACCCAGTATTCGTGCCCATCTGTCGTGGTTACCTTTGTCCGGAAGTAGTCCTTGAATTGAGGCTCCCCGTTAGGGAACTGAGTATCCATAGCAGCCTTTAGGCTTTCCATCTGATCAGGCGACCCCTTGGCCCTTTCGATATCCCTCTTCGCCTTGAAGTGCGAAAGCGAATCTCGGCGGTACGCTTCGTGATCCATCATGCAGTCCACCGTAACGACATGCCTCACCACGATCTTCTTCCCATCAGGTGTCGATAGCAGCTTCATTTGCTCTCCTTCGGTTTCTTGATCGCTACCTTCTTAATCGCACACGGCCCGTAGTGCCCCTTCCATAATCCACAAGTCCCTTCAGCACACGGACCTTGCCGATCCATCAACTCCTGCTCACGCATAGCCAAGATGCGCTCCAGAACCTGAACACGCACCCCCACACTCTCCCGGAGCCTCTTGTCGATCTTCTTCTCCGCAGCATCGAAGCTCGGAATCCCGAACGATTTCCCGTCTGCCAAAACACCCTCCCTTTTTCCAAATCCCAAAAATAAAATAGAAAAAATTCTACATAACCATACACACTTACGTGTTAACTTCCATCCGCGAGTCCAGCAGCTAGCTCATCGGCTGACAGGATATCCACTGTCACACCGACCTCAGCCAGTATCGCCTTTAGGTCTGCAATGTTCAGGCCGTCACCACTCCGGAGGTTTGCTGGCGCTGTACACGTCTTGCATTCCTCCACTAGCGGAATCGAATAGCTGTCAGAGTAGTCCACAGTCACTACGTCCTCCCAGCGTCGGAATCTGCCGCAGATATTACACTTGGCTGTCATACGTTCACCACACCCAGAAGATCGGCTTCCATGAACCTCGGAGCAGGCTCCAGAATCCACTTCTTCCGTGTGAACTTCACCGTTTCCGTCACGCCGTTCTTGCGCGTGAAGGAGGTACTCCCCTGTGTAAGAGCGCGTCGGACCAAGGTTCCTTCCCGCACCCACGGAGCAACATGCTGGTAGTTCACCCCGATCTCGTCCAGCTTACGGATGCGCCCGTACGTGGACACCCCGTCCAGTTCCTTGTGCGAGAAGTGGTGCGAAGCCAGCATGCTCACGCTGTTCTTGATCGCATCCCCCTGCCGCCAGTCGAGGTAGGCCCTCACATCCCCAAGAGTATGCAAGTGATGGACTCGGGCGTCAAACAACGCCACATCCCCACTAGGCCGCAGGGAATTGAACTTCGCAGTCGCCATGGCCGCAGTGATCGAGACGATCTTCTGGGTCTGACCGCCGAACCACCAGTCCGTGTTCTCACCAGCAAGATCGGAGAACACCACGGAGATTTCATCCGACTGGGTGTATGCCAGCACAGCCCCGTCAATATTCTCACACAGGTACCGTGCAGTCTCCTGCATGTCCTGAGTGAATTCCGCGTCGAACGGTTTCTTCAGCTTCTTCGTGTACTTGGAGAAGCCCTTCCCGTCCACGCGCACCACGGCGTAGCTCTTCTTGGGGAGGTACAGCCTGTACTCCTTCTCCAAATCCTTCATTACGGTGTTCTCGTTATTCATGCTTCTACTCTACACCTCTTCCCCATTATATGCAAGTCCAGCAGCCACCAATACCGACTTTAGAAGAAAAATCTCGTCTTCCATCTTCTCAATCTGACGCGCAGCGAACTTCGTCACACGTAGCAAAGCCTCCGGATCACCCTTGTACAACTCAATCGAATCCTCGATCTCGCTCAGGTAGTACTCGATGGATTCCTTGCGTGCCTCTATCATCTTCCGAACAGCGTCTTCAACGTTACCCATCCAGTAGTAGTCCCGCCAAAGAGTCAAGCTCATCCAGTTCGTAGAGGTTCGCCCACACGGCATGGTTCTTGCCCAGCACAGTCTCTACCTGAATCTGCTTGTAGTAGTCGTCGGCCCTCGTGATGTTTGCCATCACGTCCTTGAACGCAGCATCCTTGTTGTACCCAATTCCAACCGTAGATACATACTCCGGATTCACCCACACATCCCTTGACAGTCTGAACAGTTCATGTGCAACGGGGTAAACGTCTTCCAATCCCACGGTACTGCCCGACACCAGCCGTGCAATCTGGTAGTCTTCCTTTCGCTCTACCGTCACGATGTGGTCGAAGTTGACCGAACACCCGTCATCATCCAGCTTTACGCGCCTCATTATGCCCTTTCCAGCCAAATCTCTACTTCGGTACGGGTATCTCCCGCGACCCACGACACCTTGATCCGATCTCCGTCCCATTCCTTCATCATCTCCAGACCAGACCCGCGTTCCCACCAGTCATCAGCCAGAGCCAGAAACTTCCATCTAGCCACGTCATACGTGTCCCGGAACAACTCGTTCTCCTGCTCGGAGATCACGTTGCCCTTCTTCACACCCACACAGCGCATGGTGCCCTTGATGTACCCTCCATTGTCAGGTACCGTCACTCGGACACCCTGTACTTAGCTTCAGTCCGCACACGCAAAGCAGCGTACTCTGCCGCAACCGCATTTACCTGCATTGCCGCGTCCAAGTAGTGTAACCGCTCCGGAGAGTCATGCCGTTCTTTGTTAGCAGCCTCAACAAAGTGGTCCCACACTTCATGCAATACCTTCGAACGGAGCCTCATCGTTGCCAGTTCATCTGCTTTTCTATCTACTGAATCCATCTTTTTCCTCTCATCTTTATCACATCTGTGATAGCCTTTAGCAATCAGCGTGTCTGTAATCAGTCCCATTTTCGAGGGAGCCTTAGAAAACAGGCACTCCTGTACCAAGGCCATCATGTCAATGCGGTCATCCCACATCGTAGCCGCCTCTCAGGCCAGTAACCACGTATCCGACCAAGCTGTTTACTTCCTTGCCTCGCGGAACCATCCCACGGCGCTTCAAAAAGCTGTAGACAAACGGATAGGACCGAGACACGCTCTCATCTGAGAACATCACGGCGTCCGCAGCAGCCAGAACCCTTTCCATGCGGATTGTCGCAGAAGCGACGAGGTCCTGATCCTCCCATTCATCGATCTTCGGGTGCCCAGCTAAAAGAGCAGCCCTTAGTCTCGCTTCATCGTTCAAATCTTATCTCCTTCTAGAGTTGGTGCAAGCCAGCAGTTGCAGTTACGGCGTACGCTTACGGGACGCCCCCGGTAGAGTTCCCGGATTGGGAAGTAGACAGCGCATCGGTGGTCGTGCACGTCCCACTGCCGTTCGAAGGTGAGGATGATGGCTCGCTGGGTTTCAAAGTCCTCCGGAAACGGCTCGGAGAGCCAGCAGTCACACTGCGGGAAGATGTACACGTCGTACGTTTCGCCGGTTAGTTCGTTCGTGGGCGGGATGTAACGCTTCCGGGTGTTGCAGGAGGACTGGTGGAAGCCTTTGGCGTTGAATTCTAGTAGCAGTAGCTCAGCGCGTTCCTCAGGACTCACCTAAGCCCCGCCAAAAACTTATCCACCCTAGCCAGTCGCTTTCGGGAATTCCTGATCTCAGCCAGTGCCCGAAGCTCGCCAACAGAGCACTTTGCAAGATGTTTGTCGAAGAACTCCCGGCTCAGCACCATAAGCTCTTCATCGTAATCGGACCTGTAATCAGCCATTCTCTCTCGCTTTCTTCTTCAAATCAAAATGATACCAGCGCACCTTGCGCCAGAAGATAGACCAGACCGGTCTGGAACCACCGGGTTGAGTCGCAACATCGGCGTACCAAAGCTGCCCACACGTTTTACACTCGATGACAGCCCCGTGAGCTAGGCTAGGAGGCTCGAATGAGACGTAGAGGCCCGCATCACACTTGTGTGGCGGCTGGGGCTTCTCAGGGGCATACAGCGTGATCATGTCAGGCAATTTTACTCCTAAGAACCCAGTGATACCAGCGCAGCTTTCGCCATTTATTCTTTCTACAGTCTCCGTAATCCACATGTGCCCACCAGCGCTGTGCACACTGGTCACACTCCATGATGGTGTACGGTTCTACCGGGAGATACTGGTTCAGCACGTTTAGTTTCGGCAGCTTGCACCGATGCTCGGCTGCCGGGTTGTACAGCAGTACCATTTCGTTCTGGTCAAATTCTCTCGATTCCATTACTTCCTCCTTTTCTTTAGTCCACCCTCCATACTACCTGATTTTAACGACAAAAGCAAGCCCACCCTAGAGGGGCCAGCGCTTGAGGAATTCCTCGTCTGAGACGATTTCCCACTCCGGTTCCCCTGCCCTGCAAGCCTCACAGTAGTCATTGGGTTGAGGCCCAACTACCACAGTCTCTCCGGATACGTAAACGTCGAATTCGTTGCACTCGGTGCAGATCGACCGGGAGCCATCTGCTGTTCGTATGTGTGTCATCTTTCCTCCTTCCTTACAGGTCTTTGGCGATGCCACGGAGACGGTATGAAACATCCCGCATAGTCATCCGCAGTCGCAACATGTTCGTTTCCGTATTGGCGTCAGTCTCAAGCCTATCGGCAAGCTTGACAAGCTCAGCAGCAAGGCCCGGTTCTACATGTTCGGCGTTGATGTCCGTGTAGATGGCCTCATTGATCTGAGCGGTAAGAACCGCTTCATGTTCTGCATCGGCAATGAGTTCCAGCGTGTCGTACGTCACCAACACAACCTTATTCTTCTCCCGGTCGAAGACCACATCCACCTTGGACGGGTCAAACTGGTCGGAGATTACGGTACCGAACTTCTGCCGGTTGTAGAGGACCCGGTCGCCCTTCTTGAACCTCATGAGCCTAGGCTTTCTGAGCACTTGGTGCAGGTTACCTCGGTGACCTTGTGTTCCACGGCAGTAGGGTCCGGGACCTGCTTGCCACACAGGGTGGCCCACTTGTCCGTCTTGTAGTCCATGACGAACGCGGCATGGACCCTTCCGTGAAGGTGTACCGGGAAGATTGTTGTAGGCATCTCTCTTTCTCCTTTTCTATAGGCTTGATTGATGCCCCCTAGCATAGATGCACGGCCACCGTATGTCAAGCGCCCCGCACCGCATCGATTGCTACGCCGTAGAGTCTCCGCAACTCGCGAGCCTCAGCGGCTTCCTGTTTGGCGAGATCGCGGCTGGCTTTAATGGTGGGCAGACTCGGCAGGTCGTGTTCCTGATTAAAGATCATGTCTGCGTCGTACCGGTTCACCGTGGTGTCCCAGCGTTTTACCTCGGCGTTGGCTTGCTTCTCATCCGCTTCGAGGGCTATCAGCAGCTTCTCTTTGGGTGTTCGCTTTGACACGGTGACTCCTTTCGGACCAATAGGGATCAGAAGACCCTTCCCGGAGGAAGGGCCTTCTGTGGCGGATACCGCCTACCTGATACAGTATAATCCTACCGCACTGACCCGGCATCTGTCAACTCACCGGATCGGCATGATCCTTACCGGGTACGCCCCGGCAGGCCGTACAAATACTGCCTGCCTGTTCCCGTACCGTACCTGCTGAAGCTCCACAGAGTATACAGCAATCTTGTACCCGAGGTCCGCAAGCGAATCGTCATACCCGGCAAACCATTCCTCCAGAGCGCAAAGAGTAGGGAACCCGCACACCTCGTCCGGGTAGATTCCATCCAGCATGGGGTCGTCAAAGGGGTCCGGGTGTTCCTCATCCCCATGGACGGCAAACATGTGTGCCAGTTCTTCGTTGTCTTCGTTACCTGCATACGGCCCCGCACCGTGTGCAGACTCTACCCTAAACATAGAGACCTTCATTTTCCCTGCCAATCCATAATTACAGCCTTGCTATTTATGCCGGGACAAAAATATGGGCGCACCACTGGGGCACGCCTTCAACCCGCACCGTGTGTCCCGCACGGTGCATGTCTATGTAGTTGTCCGACCGGCAAGCTGCTTTACCGGATCAGGGTTACTTCTTCTTCAGGAGGGCCTTGCCGTGGCTGCTGCGTGTCGGCTCGGAGAGCCGTACCGCATCACCTATAAAACAGTAGGCCGCACCTTCATTCGTACTGACCCGCACCGTATCGCAGTTCAGTTGCCTGTCCTCTACCACGCCTTCAAGCCCCTTATAGGGTCCAGCCGTGATCCGTACCGCATCTCCAACATCAATAATGGCTTGGTTCATACCTAGAGCTTACCCGGCACTACTTGGTTTATCAAATCGATACGCATTATGACTACTTGACTTGACTTTTGGCACTACTTGTGTTTAGGATCAAAAACCCCGGAATCTAGCGGTTTTTAGGGTGCCACCACAGACGATTTCAAAAATAGGGGGTTGCATAGTGTTGCGTGTCGGCGTAGTGTTTGAGTCATGGAAAGCAGCCGACCAAGGAGGCCTACCAGACAACAAACAAATCAATCAAACACCAACCGAAAGGAAATCATATCATGACTACCAAGACCCTCACTCGCGGACAGAAGGCAGCAGCAACCCGTCGAAGCAACATCGAGAAGGCCGAGGCCATGGCAGCAGCGGTAAAGGAAGACGCGGCAGCAGCCCTCGCGGCGGAAAATCTTCCGAAGGGTTCAGCCGCTCCCAAGGTCGATCCGATGTTCTCGGACGAAATCGACCCCAACGAGAACATCGACACCGAAGGTCTTCCCGAGGAAGTCGAGGACGAACTGGACGAGGAAGACACGCCGGAAGTGCAGAAGGAATTCCGGATGCAAATCCTGACGGAGTTCGTCCCCGGTAAGGCGGCACTCGCCACACTGACACCGCAGGCTCTGAAGTCTCTGGCGTTCGTCTCCACCTACAACACCATCGATGACCAGTCCTCCAGCCCACGCCAGCACGGCTACCAGCGCGATCCGCTGGACGCACGGTTCCCCGCCATCGGTCGGTACTTCGCCCAGCAGGAGGGTGACGGGGTCCACACCCACGCACACCTGATCACGCCGATCATCGCGTCGGTGCGCGTCTACTCCGACAAGGAGCGGGAAGAGTTCGTCAAGCTCTTCAACGAGGGCGACATCCACGCGATCCACGAACGCTTCGGTCGCTCGGTGGTCTCCATCGTGGACGGCCAGCACCGAACCGGAGGCCTGTTCTGGGCTTGGGAGAAGGAACACGACTTCAACCCGGACGTGCCGGTGATGCTGTACTTCGGACTCCGCTACGCCGATGAGGCCACGCTGTTCGATGACATCAACACCAACCAGCGCAAGCTCCCCAAGGCGCTCATCGAGGCCACCAAGGTCCACATGGAGGCAGGCGAGAAGTCCCACGCCCAGACCATCCGTGAGGTTGCGTTCGACCTCGCACAGGACGGCGACTCTCCGTGGTACGGCCAGATCAACATGACCGGTGCACGCGACCCGGAGAAGCCCATCTCCTACGAGGGCCTGCGCCGTGCTACTGGCAACATGCTTCAGGAGAAGCTGATTGCCCGTCTGGAGCGGCAGGGGATGGCTCTGGACACGGTCGCCAAGAAGTACTGGGAGATGGTCGCTCGGGCCTGTGCCCCGGCATGGCAGGAGCGTCCGCGCATCGTCCGCACCGACGAGGGGACCGAAGAGGAACAGGTCAAGTACCGCCTGAAGGATTTGGCTGGCGTGGCATCCGTGTCGCGTGTCGGCTTCGACATCCTGAACACGGCACTGGATCAGTCCAAGACCGACGAGGACTTCTGGAGCGCTGTGGCCTCCATGGTCTCCAAGCTCGGCGTCATCGACTGGGAGAAGCGTCCGGGCAACCCTTGGACCGCTGCCGGGGCCGGTTTCGCAGGAATGACCGGCCTCTACAAGATGCTCTACGAACTGGTGTACTTGGACAAGTCGCCCGGTGTCTCTGCCGAAGCTGAAGAGTAGCCCAGTAGGAAAGGCCCCGGTCCCCCCAAAGGACCGGGGTCTTTCTCTGGCCAAAAGAAGAGGCCACCCGGCCCGCACGTTGGGGGACTAGTCAAACCGGGTGACCTCATCAATCGGGGGGTTCCGACACCCACCTACCGCAACAAAGCCGTTCGCTCCTGTGTTGGTGATAAGATTCTAGCAAGAGGTGAGTCACCTCACAATAGGTGTACGGAAGTTAATAGGAGGTTGACAAATGGCAAGGCGTCAGGTAGTACACAGCACATGCGACAGGTGCCACAAGGAAGTGACCACTCCGATGACCCCGAACAGACGGGGAGACGAGTTTCAGGTTCCGGATGGCTGGATACACATCTCGGCCAACGGTAGGAACACTACCCTCTTCGAGATGGACCTGTGCGACGACTGCAAGGGCATCGTAATCGAGGCGGCAGGACTGGCAGACCGGGTTCACTCCTAGAGGGAAGAAGACCCCCACAAGATAACCGGGGAAGGTTGATTGAGTGGGGGTCTTCCTGTGGGTAAGCTTACGCTGTCACTACCGGGCACGGAAGGGGTTGAGTTATGTACCAGCAGGTGGTACGATATGAATGCGATAGTTGTCACAAGATCGTGGAAGAGCCTATGGCTACCGGCTTCAAGTGGCGGGGCAGGGTTCCCAAGGACTGGCTACACGTGGATGGCTTCACAAACAGCCATAGTGTGTTTAAGCTAGACCTCTGCGATGAGTGCAAAAAGGAAGTACTGGAGTTCACCCAGAGCGACCAGAGCAAGAACGTCGAGGAATAGGAGGATACATGTTTGTTGTAGCACGTGTCAAAGCAGATCGGGTCCATGAGGTAGAGGCATACCTGTACAACGGCCAGAATATTGTCTCTGAGCCGGTGCTGAATGAGTTCGGTTCGGCCATGGTCATTGTGGAGTCCGCCCACGGTCTGGCGGGTAAGATGCTGGCTGACAGGCTGGCATCAGGCCTCATGGGAGCGAGTCAGTTCCAGACCCGCGAAGAGGCAGACGCATATATCCAGTCGGAGATGTGACGGGTAGGGGCCGGGAAGTCCGACCCCTACCGGTTACCCGATGAGACCGTCTCGTATCCGTTCATCGCACGTACTTCCTCAGCCTGAAGTGGTACCAGCGTACCTTTGACCAGTGTACATGGTACTCCTTTGGGTCTAGGTATTTGTCCTTACCTCCGGTGGTAAACACCGAGACCCACCAGAAGATGCCGCAGTCATTGCACTCGATGATCGTGCGGTCCTTGTAGCTTGGCATAGTACCGCCTGCATAGTTTTTAGGGCGACACTGGTGTGGCGGGATTGGGTCATCCGGAATGTGAACTGTCCTGTAGCGCTCGCTCATCGGTGCAGGTTCCTTTGCCACTTGAAGTGGTACCACCTGAGCGGAATCCACTTGTTGCTGTAAGAGGCGTCTTTGTAGGTCATAGCAACCCACTTTTGCGCACATTCCTCACACTCGATGATTGTTTGCCACCAGATTTTGTTGTCATCGTGGCGGTTGCGGGTGAGGTCCGGGAGATCGCACTTGTGTTCCTTTGCTGCGACTTCTCGCGGGTCATATAGTACTACATACTTAGCCATTATCTTCCTTTCCTTGTCGCTACGATGAACTGGAGCCGCATGTGGTACCACTTGAGGGGCTTCCACTCGTTCTTGTGGTCGTAATCTTCTCTGGCCCAGATAATGGCGTACCACTTCTTGGCACACTGTTCGCATTCGATCACAGCGCGGTACTCAAACTCTCCACCATCGTTCCCACTGATCTTAGGCGGGTCGCACTTGTGCTTTGCTGCCATCTCCGTCTTGGGGTTGTAGAGTGTCACATAGCTCTTGCTATTTTCCAACGATGGCCTTCCTCATCCTGTAATGGTACCAGCGTACCCGCGTCCAAATTCGTGTGTCATCGATCCACTTTATCCTCACGTACCAGTGCCTGCCGCAGTCTTTGCAGCACACGATACGGCCCTCTACGGAGTTCCCTGCCCCTCTTCGGCCCTTATCGAAACACCGGTGCTTGTCGAAGACCTCCTTACGATCTACGACAATCTCAAAGTCATCTAGGGTTCTAGCCATTGGATTCCTCCGCAGCTACAACTGCACGGCCATAGGAAATTGCGTTGTTCATGATCTCCATGATATTCGAGAAGTCAACTTCTGTCAACTCACAGAAAAACTCTACAGTGTCGATCCCGCCAGCAGACATAGGCGCACGCAGAGTCATCGCGAAAAGCTGCATCTCCATCGCCAATCCTGCGGCTCCGTATCCGCCGTCTTCGATGTCAAAGGTCTCGCGCCACAGTGCGGTCTCTCCACGCACGAGCGAGCGGGCAATCTCGACAGCCTTCAGGTGTCGATCCCATTGTTCCTGTTCATTCTCCATGTATTTCCCTTCCTTGTTCATAACACAAGCCTACCCTGACCTAACCAAATGTCAAATCAGGGTAGACGCTAACTCTCTCCGCGTTCCAAAGCAATCATCGAGACCGCCATTTTATGCATGTCAAACGAACTTACTCCTGCAAAGTCACAGTACCGATCCGCCATGAGGAATGCTGCACCCCAGTATCCGCGCTTCATAGCGTATGCCGTCACGTAAAGCTGGAGGGCAATACCAGTCACAGACACACCGTCTTCGTCAGATTCCAGATTTTCTTCTTTCAGAATCTCCTGTATGTCCTTCAGCACTGCCGCACACGCCTTCTGCCTTGCCAGCAGTTCTTCTCCCGACTCACTCATTGTCTACCCACTCGCTCGTTGTTATTGCCCGACTCTGTCTCTTCCTCGGCCACAGGCGTAAACTTCTTCGCCCGTTCGATCTCGAACTCGCGCAGAGTCATCTTGGTCTCAACCAAGTGAATCTTCCCACTGCGTAGCGTGATCTTCAGTCCTCGGTCGTAAGGGTGAGGGCCAGCATTCATGTAAATCTGGGGACGACGATCAAACCGCGTCACAGATTCAATCTCATCTACATTCAAGAGTACATTGTTTTCCTCCGAACTCACGCTCTCCAGAAGGACCATCCGGTCTGCTGGTAGTTTAATGTCCGGCGTACTCATCAGGCTCCTTGTGCCATGAGGTCCGCTCGGAACCCAATACCTCCAGAATCGCCGCCCGACGATAGTCAAACGAACTCCAGAACCCCGGATGCATCAGTTCCTCGATCTTGGCAAGCTTCTCTTCTGCCGTCATTTTGTCCTTGCCCTTTCCCTTGCCGCCAGTATCCAACGTGCCGCTGTATACCGGGATTCCTTTTGTAGTTTAGCTGCCAGATGACTGGGCGGTTTGGGGTCCTCATATTTCCGTCGATCCCAGCCGAACTTGATCTCTAGACGCTTATACAGAGGTGCCCAAGCCCATCCGGCCCATGCAATGTTGTCATGGGTAGAGTACCATTTACGGGCGCACTCCGGGCAAACAAAGGTTGAACCAAACGGAGTGTACGACCTTGGTGTGGGGCAGTCGCACCCCCATTCCTCGTCGCGCAGTGTCTCCCGTCTAAAGTACCACAGGTCGTAGAAAAAAGCAACCGCCTGTAGAATACTAAGACCTACAAAGCCCCAGAGTGCTAGGTTTGCGATGACCATTCCTTCTCCTTCCACATGTCGTCAAGCAGTTCGCAGTCTGCGGTGCTAGCTCTCCCGTAGAAGTCAAAGAACTCCCCCGAATAAATTAGTTCTTCAGTCTTCCAGTCCGTGGACAATGATGTATTCCCATTCTGCTAGGCTAATATCTGAATCTTTGAAAAGCTCTTCTTCCTCGATGGAAGTCAGCCGGAATTCATCCCAGTCCTGCGAGCAAATGGCGCACAGGTCATACAGTCCATCCGAATATCCGGGATCAGCAGGTCCGCCACACTTACAGCACTCTAGGTCCACTTAGAAATCCACTGGAAAAATCGCCGTAACCTTCAACTGCACGCCAAATCGCAGGCCATCCGGAGTCTCACCGTAGATTTCTACCGTGTCATCTTCTGTAATCTCCGACTCATCGAACTCAAAGTCCGAGAATCCTCCGAGGAAGTCCAGTTCTTTGAGGATTGTACGGGCATCAGGGAGCTTACGGTCCCGAAGCTGCTGCGGGGTCTTCACTAGGCGGACATTGTCCTTGCGTGCTGCAACCCAGCTATCCTGAGTGGTGTACCCGGAATAGACCTCGGAGTAATACTCCGGATCGTCGTTGAACGGGGCGTAATCATCCACGATGAACTTCTGACCGCTATAAACCCGGTCTCCGCTGTCCTCCAAGGCCTCTGACTCGATGACCTCAACCAGTGAGCCAATAGGGATGATGTTTTCTTTAGTCATTTCTTTGCCCTTCCTGTTAGAATGAACCAAAAGGTCACCCATTTATCCTTTTTTCTTCTCAATTTTTCCCAACCAATGCCTCGATTGGGATGTCGATGCCGCTTTTTGTGGCTTCAATCATCAGGTCGCGAAGCTCTGTGTTCTGTTTTTGAAGCTTCGCGGCTCTGGCAGTCGCATATTCAAGCTCCGAAATGGCAGTAGCAAGGATCGAGTCGTCAGACTGCTTCAGCTTCTCCATCGTTTCGATCTGATCCACTAATGCTCGGATGAGGTCTCCATCACTGCTGAATTCAGCCCTGACACGTGCCTCATGTAGGTTTACTGCCATTTTGTAGCCTTTCTTTACTTATATTTCGTCTTTATCCCACGTTGGAATGCTCGCCTAGAACGATCCTATCACTTTTCCTCCGGTTCGTCAACCCCCCGAGCCGAAAGTAGCTCAGAAGTCCACTTGATCTGGCTTTCAACGTATGCAACCTGACCTCTCAGATGCTCAATACCATGGTTCAGGCCGTGGATGTACCCCGACTGGTATGGGTCCTCTGTCTGGACATCCTTTAGAATGGCCTCGTGGTGCTCTTCAAGCTGGAGAATCCAGAGTCTAAGATGGTTGAGAACACTGGAACTCGCTGAATGCGACATTCGTAGGTATTCCTGTACCTTTTTGTCATCTGTCATTTCTTGTGTTCCATTCCTGCTCGGTACCCTCTGCTAAAGGCAGCGGAGTACTCGTCTATGTTTTCATCGAGACCGGCATTGTTCAGGTACGAACTTTCGGCTAACCCCCGGATGTGTTTAGTCAAAGCAGCTTCCGCAGCAGCAAGCTCCCGGTCCACCTTCTCGATGTTAGCAGCAAGCTCGCCCTTCTTCCATGGAAGCTCGACATCGCCTCTCTTAATAGTATACAGCAGCGACCAAGCACCGTCAACCAACTCGTAGATTTCCATCTCACAGCCGGTGTGCTTGAAGTCGTAGTCCCGCTCATCAAATCCGGTAACGTACTTTCCCCATCCCATCCCGCCGTGTCCCTCGTGGTACAGGTCTTCGCCCTTATACCCGATGAAGTAGTTGTTCACGGCGCTCTTGGCATGGTTCACCTGTTTGTGGATTTTGTCCATAGGGTGCCGAGATGGTATCCTGCTTAGAAACTGCTTGGTTGCAGCAATCGGCAGAGGCTTGGGATAGAGATCGCTCTCACTCATTGTCATTGTCTTCCTTCCAGAGGTCATCCAGACGCGCAGAAACCAAAAGAGCTTTGGCCGCGTCGTAGTCCATCATTGTCTTTTCCATTACAGACTCTACCATAGAATCGGTGATTTCCGCAATCGCCTCTGCTTCCATCTGCTTCTGCATATCGAGGATAACATCGAAGTTGGTGGACTCGATGACTCGGGCCATTGCGTCGATCTGCACAGCCAACAGACCCATACCCTTGCCTACCCGCCGAAGGGCCTTGTGGTGTTTACGGGATTCAGCACTGATTGTGCTATGATTGGTGTTATTCATCCGTCCATCGTACCTACGCAGGCCCTGTTTGTCAACAGGAGGTGTGCATGCGTTTGCAATCGGCGGCAGAATCTGGTAGGATAGAGGGCATGTGGAAAAAGAAGACAACACGTAAGTGGGACGAGACAATCGTACCCGACAATTTCTCTGTGGTACGTGTCGAAGAGTACGCCGATGATGGGCGGTCCTATGGTTCGCACATAGAGCCACCTCTGTCCTCCTTTGAGGGTGCGAATGATCTTGACCGGCTCCGCTGGAATGCAGCGGTAGTGAGTCATGATTCTGGTATCAAAGTCAAAGTAGGCCCTGCAAAAGAGTGGGTCAACGGTAAATCGGTTACAGGTGTCTATGACATCTATACCAAGAATAGTACACTGGGCGCAGGAGATTTTAATTCCTCGTGGAGTGTGCTTATAGGCATCTCGTTAGGCGCTGACGCTGCTAGAGAAGAACTTCAAGGACAGGAATCAAATGGCTATCAGCCCTAAGCAATTCGTAGCAACAACCGAGTTTCACCAGAAGAACCTCAATGCTCTACTGGAACAGTACATCGACCTGCCAGAAGCCCCCGGTATTCTTGCAGCAATGCTCTACCTCCAGCGCTCTATTCAGGCCGCAAAGACGGCAGACTCCGAAATAGAAAAGGACAAAAAGTGAAGAACCTCATTACAAACGCGCAGGCCGGATTCGACTCCCTCTCCGATGTGGACAAAGAGGCCCTACAGGTGGCCGCACGTCTTCTCGGGCAGTCCCTCCTGTTCTCCCTCACGAAGGTCACCATCGTGCACGTCATGGGCCGTAAAATCGCGCCTAACGTCTTCAAAAACTGGGGACGTACATTCGCCGTGGTTTCTCTCATTGAGGCCGCTACGGGCCGCTACAAGGTCTCTGAAGAGGACAAGAAGACCGTCGCCAACATCAAGGAACGTCAGGCAGAGCAGAAGCTTGCCGAAATCCGGAAGTTCGGCGCATGAGTGCCCTTCCGGTCCTGAAATCCTCTGCCGACTGGCAAGAGATGGTGCAGGACAGGTACATCGTACGAGACCCGGATGGCTGGGACCGGGCAAACTTTAGTATGTCGTGGGCAGAACTAATCACCTTCGAAGAGTTCGAGGAACGCGCCCACATGTCTACTATCCAGTTTACCCCCGAGTACATGCAAAAGCTACTCGAAGCACAAAAATAACCCTTTACCTAGACTATTCACATATTCGCGTGATAGAATAGAAAAACCCTATCAAAGGATGCAACAAAATGGCTACACCTACAGAAATCGCTAACCTTATCGCACAGGCATGGGAGCTTGACCCGGAGGAAAACTTCTTCGAGTTCCTGTACGACGTGCTCCAAACAAACCAGACCCTGTTCGCACTGGGTGAAGTGACCAATGACCAGCTTCAGCAGACGCTGAACGCGTACATCGCGGCTGGGGGGAACACAGATGACGGGGATACAAGCAGCGACTCTACAGGAGATTCGGGAAATCCGGAAGGGGATTCTACTAGCACACCATGACCACATGGTAGAATCCTTCAAGGCGAAGCACGAGAACGAACCCTACGAGTTTATCCACGGCTGGCTCGAAATACAGGAGCATGCGGAAAAACTTATCACAGGTGGAGAAGTTCTCTCGGGCTTGACAATGAAGGCGTACTGGCGTACAAAGGATGCACTGAAGGGCTAAGACTAGCCCACCTACTACCAAGAAATGACAAAGTTGCCTAAGAAGCAAAAGAAGTACATTGATATCCGTCTCCATCTCTCTTCAGAGATTGAAGACTTCGGCCCCGACGACACCTACGAACACTTCGAGATTGATGGCGTAGAGCGTATCAAGATCAAGGGTATCGAAGAGGACCAGCTTGACAACCTTGCAGAGACAGTGGCGCAGAGTGACCACTACCAGATTTATCTGTTTGGTGCCGTAACCACGGCCCTCGATACGGAGGGCGTCCATGAGCTTTGAGATCGTGAAGGGTGATCTTTTCCACCCTGTCTTCGAGTTTGACGGCATCTGTCAGGGAGTGAATACTCTGGGTGTAATGGGTGCAGGGATCGCTGTACCGTTCCGTGAGACGTGGCCTTCGATGTATAATGAGTACAGGCGTAACTGTAAGAGGTTCGGTGCGTCCCTAGCAGGGTCACTCCATACGTGGTACGACCGGGAATCTGACCTCGTCATTTTCAACCTGTTCTCGCAGATCGAACCGGGCCGAAATGGTGACTACATTCTGCTCCGCAGGGCTGCTGTACAGCTTGTCCTCGAAGCCGAATCGCGAAACCACGCACGTGTCGGACTGCCGTGGATTGGTTGCGGTATTGCTGGTCTTGCCAAGCACAATGTGGAAGAGATTCTACATGAAGTGTTTGACGACTCTCCGGTGCATTTTGTACTAGTGGAGCAGTAGTCTGACATTTCTCAAGATTCTGTCGAGTAATCACATTACTTATTAACTTCATGTTAACCTCAGAAGCCGGTACCTAAGCAGGTACCGGCCTCTGTGCTGCCCAATTACTTTTTAACACTACATATTCTCATAAATGCTATACTGGGTTGACCATCTATCAGAGGAAACCAGCATGAGAAACAACCTAAAGCGTGTTCTGGGGGATACTCGGAAGGTGATATCTACGCGTTGGTCTGCTTCAAACCTACATGTTCCGTCATGGGCAATCAACGCGGTTATCTATATAACTCTCATTCGATCCTTCTCGTACGGTGTTGAACTGTTTATCTTGGGTAACTCCGCCGCTGTATCCCCTCTGGCTGTCTACACAGCTATATTGGGAATCCATATTTGGGGGGCATTGATTCTTGTCGGTGTACTTGTACTGTCTACCGGTCTCCTGCTACGTAATTCCATAGTTGTCACTGTGGGTGTACTGCTGTGTGTCGCTGTGTGGGCTTCCCTCGGGATAACCCTCACTTTCGGGGCACTAGTAGTCGGCACCGGACTCCGGTTTGCGATTGCTGCACTGGCAACTGCTGCGACATGGGCAGTATTCTTTGGCCTACAGCTAAAGACGATTCGCAGAAATGGGGTTGAATCGTAATGAAGTTTTACAGGTACCTTTCGTGGGTTATTATCGGCTTCACAGTCGTTGTCGCCCTGTTAGGTACAGTATCTGCGGCTGAGGCGTCGGTAACCCCGACAACGTCCGTTTCACAGGTACTCGTACCCACCCCGGCCCCTACGCCTAATACGGCAAAAGACCCGTCCACTGTGGCACAGCCTAGCTCACCGGGAGTACTGGAGCAATTCGGTCCTCCGGGCGTTATCATTACTACTGTGTTGACAGGTGTCCTCATGATTATTAAGTCAATCAATGAAGGTAAGAAGATTGACGTAACTACATATAAGGAACGAGCGGCTGATGCAGAAGCCCGTTCCAATGAGGAAATCGGTAAGGTCCACAAGAAGCTCGGGGAGCTTGAAAAGAAGCTTGACGAAGTTATTGCAGACCGAGATGAATACAGGGACACACTAGAAGAGCGCAAGGCACACTTCACACGGCAAATTCTGGATATGGAACGTCGTCACCAGAGGGAACTCGAAGATATGCACTCTGCTCTAATGGTAGAAGTTCACACCCGTCACAGGCTCGAAAGAATCTTGGCGGAGAATGGAATAGCGGTACCACAAACACCGCCTCCATATACCCAATCCATGAAGGCAGAGGTCACAGTCCAAGACCGTGTAGAGGCTACAGCCTCCACAGCCTCCATGAGGGTACTACGAGAATCCGAAGAATCAGAATAACATCCCCTAAGGAGTAAACATGGATGCAGCACTACTTATTTTCCTAGGCCTTTTGGCCCCGTTCCTCACAGCGGCACTTAACCGTGTAGGCTGGACAGCTAAGACCAAGCACCTCGTTGCGTTTGGTGTGTCCATTGTTCTTGCAGTGTTCTGGTTGGTAGTTACAGGCGGCTTTGCCGTCTTCGACGTACCAGCTATTATTGCTGCAATGCCTGCAATTTACACCATCTCGCAGGCCGTATACGCATTCTTTGTCAAGAATATCGCTTCAAAACTGGAAGCAGCCACCGACAAGAATGCTGTTGTCATTTCACCGGCTGAGGAACCTGACAAAGTGATCGTGACATCCAACGACACCATTGAGGTCTCCAACGAAACTGGCGCACCCGCCAACGTTGAGACTTCTGCCCCTGTCAGGGTAGACACCGTTGAAGAGAACGAACCACGAGGCTAACACTAAGTGAACACAGGGGGCATCCTACGGGGTGCCCTTTGTGTTTGACTGGACCTGTAAAATCGGGTATACTTATAGCATGATGCACATTCGAACTGAAGAGGGGGTATACAGGATTGACCGATACCCTCACGACACAACAAAAATCATCGTTGTCTCGCGTAGCCGTGAGGCTCTGCTCTCTATGGTCGATAGCATCGAACTAGCGGGTACGGCTGAAGACGAAGACTTTGACGACCTCTACATCTATTCACTCATGGATGATCAACTGCGTTTGTGGTACGAACTGGTCCTCGACCGTAGCACCTTGAAACTGTGGTTCAACTTTGAACTCGAACACTATCAACATCTTGACGGGATTTTCAATGTTTAAAAAAGCTCTTGACTACCTTAGCGGCCTGTCATGGTTCCTGATTCTGGCCTTTGCACTCATGGCAGTATCCGTAGGCTACATGCTCTTCGGTTTACTTGGTTTTGCATTCTACTGGTTGCTGCTGGCCCTGTTCATGCTCGGTGCCTCGTTCCGCGAGCCGCCTAGAGTCATTACCAAAACCGCACAGGGCGTGAAGGTTACCACTAAGAAGTGAGAATACTGATTACTGGCTCCCGGACTTGGACAGATGTGTCCTGTATCATCGAAGCAATCACCGATGTAGTCCGGGAGTCCGGTGTCTCCAAGGAAGACACCGTGATCGTACACGGAGCCTGCCCTCGCGGGGCAGACGCAATCGCGGATGCACTGGCCGTCCAGTGGGGAGTTGCAGTAGAAAGACACGCCGCTAACTGGCGAGAACACGGGCGCAGAGCAGGTTTTGTCCGCAACGCCGAGATGGCCGAGCTTGGCGCTGACGTTTGCCTCGCTTTCAACCACAACAACTCAAACGGCACAAAGATGATGGCAGACCTGACTCAGAAAGCAGGCATCCCTACTAAAATTTACAGGAGATAGAATGGACCCACTAATAGCTCTCACGATACTGGGAAGTGTCGTGGTGGCAATAATGCAGCACTATGCTTCGTGGAGTCGCGCGAAGACGGAGCAGATCGAACAGGCACAGGTACAAGAAGAACCCATCGAGGATATCCTAGACCGGTATCGCAGGTCTCGCAGGCAGCGTAGGGTTGACCAGAAAACCGCATGGGACGAATGGTACTTTCTTTCCCTGCCTATAGAGGAACACCCTGAGTATTTCGAGTTGAACCTAGCAACAGACAATGTCGATTCCTTCACCCAGAAGAGTGCCGATGGTATGATCTGCGCACAGTTTGAATTCAGGTCGAACAGCCGAGGACAGGCATATAATCTGGAGATCGACCACGTAACCCAGATGGCAAAGGTAAGCACAGGAAAAATCTCTTGGGAAGTTCCGCTCCATCGAGTTGACAACTGGAGACAACTCACGTAGACTATAGTCATGATCACATACAAGGCAAAGACAAGTAACGGAGAGATCATCAAGTCCGCTCTCTCCCCTTTCACCTTCCCAGCAGGGGAAGCGCACACAAAGCGCGAAGAGCGCCGCGAACTGGAACCCACCGAGATCGCAATCCTCCAGTTCTCTCCCGAATCGATCCACGATGACCTGTTCCAGCTTGCCATGTGGAGCAATACGGTCTTCAGTGAATCCGGTAAGATCAAGCGTGTTGCAATCATCCCTTACTTCCCCGGTGCACGTGCCGACCGTGGTACTCCTTTCGGCGCTGAAGTCTACGTGGAGTTCGTCTACTCCCTGATGCTCGATCAGGTCATCACCTACGACCCACACTCTGAGGTCTACGTTAAGCTTCTCCAGAATGATCCGGCCCTGACGGTCACTCCCGTCTACCCGCACGAGACTCTGGGGACCATGACTGCACAGATCACTATGCCCAACGTCTATGACGGTGTCATTGCACCCGACAAGGGTGCAAAGGTGCGTGCAGGCGCTGTGGCTCGTGAACTAAATCTGCCTCTGTACACTGCCACCAAGACTCGTGACTTCGAGACAGGCAAGCTCAACGGTTTCGGTATGGAGCAGACTCTTCCCAATGATGGTCTTTACCTTATCGTGGACGACATCTGCGACGGTGGTGGTACCTTCGTCGGACTGGCTAACCACCTTCAGGAGACCACAGAGAACATCCGACTTGACTTGTACGTCTCTCACGGTGTATTCTCTAAGAGTGCCCTAGAGAACCTCGAAAAGGCATTCTCCAAAATCTTCACCACAGACTCCTATGACCCGCATCGGAGCCTGACCACCCGAGTTTCCGAATTCCAAGATGACTCTACGTGTTTCCACCGTATTGACATCATTCGGCCCCTACTTCAGAAAGTGAACTAAGACATGTTTCTCCTTAACCCGCTTCTCGCAACCGACTCCTACAAGCTCTCCCACATCTTCATGTACCCGGATGGTCTGGAACATGTAGAGTCCAACTACACCAACCGCAAGTCCCGCGTCGAGGGAATCAACCATGTCGTCCAGTTCGGGCTTCAGGCGTGGCTGAAGGACCTGACCGAGTCCTACGAGCGCTTTTTCGCTGCGGACAAGGACAAGGTCATCAACGAATACAAGGACAATGTGGCCACCTTCGTCTCCCCCGGCTTCACGCTGGCACACGTCGAGGCCCTGCATGACCTTGGCTACCTCCCGATCCAGTTCTCCGCAGCCCCGGAAGGCTCCCTTGTTCCGATTGGCGTTCCGTCAATCCTGATCAAGTCCACGCACAAGGACTTCGCATGGCTGGTAAACTACCTCGAATCCGACCTCTCGGCAGGTGTGTGGCACCCGTCCACCGTTGCCACCCTTGCGTGGAGCCTTCGTCGCGTCTTCGAGAAGGCCGCACGAGACACTGGCGGAGCCATGGAAGCTGTTGACTTCCAAGTCCACGACTTCTCCTACCGTGGGCAGGTCAACCGTGAAGCTGCCATGGCCTCCGGTGCCGCACACCTTCTCTCCTTCAAGGGTTCAGACGGTGTTCCGGTTGTGCCTTGGGTTAATTACTACTACCCCGGAGAAGACAACGGCGACATCGCGTACTCTGTTCCGGCAACGGAACACTCTGTGATGTGCCTTGGTGGCGAAGAGGACGAACTCGAAACGTTCCGCCGCCTGCTGAAGCAGTTCCCGACCGGTATCCTCTCCATCGTGTCCGACACGTGGGACTTCTTCAAGGTTCTCACCGAGTACCTTCCGGCACTCAAGGACGAAATCCTTGCTCGTGACGGCAAGCTCGTCATTCGCCCGGACTCCGGCGATCCCGCAGATATCATTTGCGGTACGGTAGGTATGCGTTTCCCGCGTCTCTCAAAGGATGCGACAGACTCCGCAAAGGAAGCTAAGGGTGCCATGGAAATCCTTGCAGACCTGTTCGGTACCACGACCAACGAGGCCGGATTTGAAGAACTCGACTCCCACATCGGCCTGATTTACGGCGACGGCATGTACAAGGAGCGCATCGAGGACATCAACGCCCGCCTCAAGGCCAAGGGCTTCGTCTCCACCGTCTGGGTTTCCGGTATCGGCTCCTTTCAGTACCAGATGAACACCCGTGACACCTTCGGCTCGGCTGTCAAGGCTACCTTCGGCATCGTCAACGGAGAAGGCCGCAACGTCCAGAAGAACCCGAAGACTGACGATGGCACCAAGAAGTCCGCCAAGGGCCGACTGGCTGTCCTGCATCAGGCCAACGGCAACCTCTACCTCGTACAGGATGCCACGGATGAGCAGATTGCGAACTCCGTCCTCAAGCCCGTATGGGAAGACGGCAAGTTCCTGAAGGAGTACTCCTTCAACGAATCCCGCGAAAACCTGAAGCGCACCACCGGAATCCTCGAAAGGAATGGCAGCATTTAATGGAATGGCTCAAAACCCTACTCTACGGCAAGAAGCTGACACACAACAGAGTCTTCTACATGTCCAAAGCCCCTAACCCCAAGAAGGGGTGGCTGAAAAAATCAGCCCTCATGGTCGGTGACCTTTGGTTCGACACTTCCCATACGCCGCATGTGTGGGCAGACGGACGCTGGAAGAAACTGGGCACTGACTAATGGCAGAACTATGGCTTGACAGCTTCCCACCACCTAGGAAAGAATCATGGTGGCGAAAAGTTTTTGTCCTCAGACCCGGAGATGTATGGGAGCAACGGGTCAATGAGTGGGGAGTGTGGGACGAAGACGCTCTAAGCCGTTGGGTATGGGACGGTAAAAAGTGGGACGAACTTGATACCGACTAGTTAACGCTGCCCTACAAGGTGGTATAATAGGAAAATGAATAATCTATCCTCCCCACCTAGCACAGGACTGCCCTCGCTGTCTGCTGCCACCGTAGAGACCCTAAAAAGCCTACGAGCAACAGACGCGAGGGCTTTCTTGCAGTATGTCCGATCTCTTCGAGCCAATAAATGGCCCCACAGAGCCATTGCAGAGGCCCTAGGAGTCTCCAGAACTGCCTCCCTGAACTGGGAGAAGGCTGCGTCAGTTTCAGACCCTCTCGTGGACACTGAGCGCTTCCCTGCGTCCCCTCCCAAGCGTGTACGCACCCCCAGACATAAGTACACCTTCACAGATAAGCAGATCAAGGAGCTTAGGCATCTCGCCCACGAGGCTTCCAAGGTTCGTAGGTTTACTGATGCGGATGCTGACTCCCGCAAATCAGCCACTAAGCTTGAGAATCTACTACAACACTACGCTAAGGCAGGGGCATCGCTCGGTCAACTAGCGGCCCACTGCGAGGTTTCCCGCTCATCTATCGCTCAAAGACTGAGGAAGTATCAAGATTGAACGTAACACTAGACTTTGCCCCATCAACTAAGTACATCAAACTTGATTTATTCCCTGCTAGCGTGTATACTGGTAGTATTGGTGCGACAGACAATGAGAGAATCTTCTCTGAAGTTCGAGCTATCGTGACCAATGACTATATCTACTTCGTTGCGATGGGTCCTGAAGGCCCGTATTTTGCAGTCAAAGAAGAATTAGTCCAATATGACCTTAATTCCACCGGCATCTCGCTGGCGACCGGAATTAACGGGACATACATTATCGAAAGAGACGGCAACTGCGGATGCGGAACCCGTCTACGGGGTATGCGTCTGCTTCCCGGTGTGCCAATTACGGCAAGAATCGTAACACTAGAGTAAAGGCAAAGACATGTCATCAAGAATCCCTGATTACAGCAGCTTGGTACAAGGTTCTGTACATCTACCCGGCCACGACACCCAGTTTGGATGTGTCTGGTGCGTCAGGGACGACAGTATAGACGGACCCGCGAAAGGCGGAGTCATCTATATGTACGCAGGAACAACAACTTGTGCCACCCATTTGAAATCTATATTAGAACAGCAGGCAATAAATGTCACTAATCAACCTACTAGTTGATATCGCAGCAGTCTATCGGCTGACTAAACTTGTAATTGAGGATGAAATCCTAGCGGACATCCGTGAAAAGGTGTGGGAGAAGTTCCCGCCAGAGAGTACCAAGATTGGGTATCTCACAACTTGTCCATGGTGTGTATCAATTTGGATGGCTGGACTGGTATTCGCATTACGCAAGCTAAACCCAGAACTTGCCACCTACATATCGTCTACACTGGCTGCATCAGCCGCTACCGGAATAGCCTACACCCGAGGCCTCTAGCTAGCATGGTAGAATTAGACTCATACCATTTTATATTTCCGGAGATGTCATGCCCAATATTTTCCAAAGAGCTACTGTCGAGGAACCAAATGACAGAAGACAAGCTCTCCCCGCGAATACTCCGAGACCAATCACAGCATCGGCTGTTCGAATCAATCTCAAAGAAAAGAAAGAAGTCGAAGCTGTTGCCCTTAGGCGACTAGTTGACAAGTGGCAGGAAGAGGCGTGGGACTACTACGACTACATTCCTGAGGTAGCATCCTCAGCAAATCTTGTTGCCAATGTTCTTTCCAGAATTAACCTTTACGTTGGTTTTGTTTCCGACACATCACAGGCACCCTCCGACATTTCTAAGGTCGAAGGACTGGACCCCGATCTCGTTGACACAGCCAAAGAGGTACTCTACCTTCTTGAATCTGGAAATGGCGGAACATCTGGTGTCCTCCGAGATGCGGCACTGAACTTCTTCATTGCGGGCGAGTGCTACTTGGTGCGCGAGCCTGCCCGTTTCTCCAACGGGATGCAGGAGAAGTACCAGATTCGGTCCATCAATGAGATCGTTACAATCGAAGCCAACCGTAAGCTCACAGTGGCTATTAAGCCGCGTAGAGACTCAAAGCCTGAAGACTTCATCAAGATTCCTGCAAACGGCGGATACTGTGCACGTATGTGGAAGTCTCACCCGCGTTACGGAGATGAAGCGGATTCATCGCTCCGTCCGTTGCTCGAAACCTGTGATTCGTTGCTTCTACTTGAGCGTACCATAAACGCGCAGGCAAAGGCAATGCTTCCAGCCGGTATTTTGTTTATTCCGGATGGTCTGTCTAACGGTTACCAGTCTGACGGAGACCTAGAGCCAGAGTTCGATGAGAACGGTGACGAGATCGCGCCACTCTCCGACGATGAATCTGAGTCCTTTGAAGAGGCCCTACAGCGTGCGCTCATGTCTCCTTTGACAGATGAAGCCAACGGTGGTAGTGTTGTACCGTTGATTCTTCGCGGCGCTCCTGAGCTTGGCGAAAAGATCAAGCACATTAACTTGTCCCGTCCGTTCGACCCGTCCCACAACAACATGGCTCAGGCTAAGCTTGACCGTATCCTCGGTGGTCTGGATATTCCGAAGGATGTTGCCGCTGGTTTCGCCAGTGTCAAGTACTCCAACGCTATCCTCATCGAAGAGCAGTTGTTCAAGGCACACATCGAACCGCTCATCCTGTCTATCTCGGATATGCTTACAACGGCATTTCTACGACAGGCACTGCGTGAGCAGGGACGCTTTGACGAGAAGGACATCAACAAGGTTGTCGTATGGTATGATCCGTCTGCCATCACAGCTAAGCCTTCTCGCGCAGAGGCAGCTACCACCGGTTACGAGATCGGTGCAGTGTCTCTGGACGCATGGCGACGTGCAAATGGGTTCTCTGCTACAGATGCACCTACCGAACTTGAGCGTCTACAGCGATTTGGTATGGAGAAGGGTATGCTCAATGAGGCTACAACCGAAATGGTCATCAACTCTCTCATTCCAGAAGAAATGCAGCAGAAGCTCCGCCAGAGTCAGCTTGCAAACTCTGACCCAGCCGCTGTAGAATCCCTCGGAAATGCGCTTGGAGATGAAGAAATGCAACCGGTGGAGCCTTCACCAACACCAGCAGCGGATTCCCCTACTCCGGTAGAGGCTCCGCCTAACACACTATTGGAGCCATAGGATTGATGAACATTAGAACAGAAACAAAGGAGTCCTAGATGGCTTGGGGTAAGAATCAAAACTGGAAGTGGCAGCTTCGCGATAGCAAGGGCCGCTGGATTGAAATGGGCCGTGGGGTAAAGTGGTACTCCCCGTCATTGGGCCGCGAGGTCTCCGGAACAGTCGTAGGGCAGAAGGGTAAGAACGCAATTGTCAATCTTACCTCTGAGCCTGCCAATGCTAAAACCGGTAAGCCACAGCAGGTATCCGTTAAGGGTAGTGACATTGAGGTCATTCAGAACAAGGCTACCCTGAACCCAACAGCCGACAAGGCCATTAGTGCCACCGATGCGATGCTGAAGCAGGGCCAGCGCACGGCTGGTCCTAAGGCCTCAGTACCTACTGAGGTAGAGAACGCGCCTGCGCCTGTTGCTAACAAGAAGTACAACGAAGCAGGCCTGACTCCTGATGAGCAGAAGGCTGTTGACTTCCAAGAGAAGAAGGCAAAGCAGGCGGCAGACAAGGGCGACCTTGACGCTGCTGACCGCTATGAAACTGCCGCTGCCAAGACCCGTAAGATCGGTGAAGACCGCATCAAGAACGGTGAAGGCGACACTCCTGCCGAGGATACACCCGCCGCTGGAGAAACACAAGGGCCAGCTACGTCTACCAAGGCACCTACACGTAACGCCGACATTGAGCGCGACCTCGGTCTTCTGGAGCAGGAAGCAGAAGACATCAACAACCTCGCGGACGAAGATGAGAAGGCTTCTGCCCTCGAAGCTGCACAGTACGACCTAGTCAACGACGCTGGCGACGATGTCACCATGCGCCTAGCTGAGGGTGACGACGAAGGCAGCTATGATGTAGCTGTGGAGGACGCAGACGGCAAGGAACTAGGTCGCGTACCTATGTCAGAGAGCGCTGGCGAGCGTATCGACACGGCTAAGGCTGTGCGAGAGCTTGCCAACGGTCGTACCCCTGCCAAGGCCACCATCAGCGACGAACCCGTAGACGAGTCTCCAGAGGCTTCGGAAGCTCCCAAGGCCAACGTACCGCTGGCCGAACTTGAGAAGCAGGCCAAGGCTGATGGGGACACTGTCCTCTACCACGGTGGTCTACCTGAGGGCACGACCCTCGATGGCATCGACCTCAACCGCAATGGAACCCAGCAGAACAAGCGTGGGCAGTCCTTCGGAGGTTTCTATCTCACTGACGAGTCCTCCAAGAGTTGGTCTGACAAATACGCCATGGAGCGTAACGGTGTCATGCACGGCTTCGCTATCGACAAGAACGCCCGAATCGATGACCGTGGAAAAGAGCAGATCGACCGCATCTCCGCAGAGGACCGTGCCAAAGCTGCCGAGACCTCCGATATCATCAAGGGTAGGGACCTTCTCGGGCGTACCCAGTATGTCATCCTCAACAAGGATGTCATCAAGGGTGTTGGTGAAACCAACCTCAAGACGGACAAGGCCCCTGAGGCAACTCCTGAGGTCCCTGAGGTGGCACCAGAGGCCCCTGATGCGGCTCCTGCCGACTCCGGACTGCCCGAGTTTGATCCTGTCACCATTGCTCTGCCTAGGGACGCGTTCAAGACAGCCGACAAGATTGCAGTCGGTGACCGTCTTTTGACCACTGCCCATGCTAATAACGGCAAGGAAATGCCTGTCAGCAGGACCGATACCAATATTGCCAACGGCGAGACGGTTGACCTGACCGGTAAATCTGCTACAGTTACTGGTGTGCAGAAGATCATGGGACAGAACAAGACCTCGCAGGGTAAGGTTGTCGGCAGCAGGGTTGCCCTACAGTACTCCGATGGCCGAACCGAATCTATGGACCTCTACGCGAACCGTGGCGGTAGTAACTCTAAGGGTGGTGTCTTCATTGACTCCCCTGAGTTCCGTGCTGCCCACATCGATAAGGCACCTGAAGAAGCGCCAAAGGATGAAGCACCGGTCGATGGTGGCAATGCTGGAAGCCCTGTTGCCAAGCCTGAACCTGTTGTGGCAGAGAGTGTTGAAGATAAGCTCAAGGCTGCTGGAGTTGCCCGCACCGAACCTGTCGCCCTTCCGGGTGAGAAGTTCGCTCCGACGCGCCAGCAGCAGGACATCATCGACTCGGTCATGGCTGGGAAGAACACCGCAGTACAGGCTCTCGCCGGTTCCGGTAAGACCTCCACACTGGAAGCACTTGCCAAGCGTATTCAGGCACAGTACCCGGACAAGAAGATTGCGTACATCGCATTCAACCGTTCGGTTAAGCTTGAAGCTGAAGGCCGCATGCCGTCCAACGTTGAGTCCAAGACTCAGCACGGTCTGGCATATGGTTGGGCACCGAAGTGGATGAAGGACCGCTCCAATGATACCGGCTCGCTTCGTCGTGGTGATGATGTTGCAGGGTTCTTGGGCATCCGCGAGACCATCCGTCCAAAGGATGGAGAGCCTATGTCTGTCAAGGAACAGGCACTCGCCGCCATGCGTACGGTTGACACCTTCGCAAACAGCGCTGAGGATGTTCCGGATGCCTCCCACATGCCTGAGAAGATCAAGGCTATGGGTCCTGAGGTTGAAGCTGCCGTTCTCGCGTCTGCTGCTAAGATTTGGGAGGACCTCCAGAAGCCTGATGGTAAGATGCGCTTCTCCCTTGACCACATGCGTAAGCAGTGGGCGCTGACCAAGCCCGACCTGTCCAAGGCCGGTACGGGTCTGTCCCGTCCTGCTGATATCATCTTCATGGATGAGGCTCAGGATACACCTAAGGTCATGGCTGCGCTCATGGACCACCAGACAGCCCAGAAGGTTGTCGTTGGTGACTCCAACCAGAACATCTACTCGTCCTTTACTGGGTCCATCGACTACATGTCGCAGGTCCAGAAGGACATCGAACTGCCGCTGACCAAATCATGGCGTTTCGGACCGGCTGTTGCTGACATCGGTAACCGTTTCCTCCAGCTTGCAGAGTCGCCTCACCGTGTAGAAGGCGGCGGCGAGTCCTCTATTGTGGAAGGTATGCAAGAGCCTGACGCTATCCTCGTACGCTCCAACGCAGGTATGCTCGGAGAAATCCTCGGAGAACTTGAAAAGGGCCGCACGGTTGGTGTACCATCGGGTACTAAGAAGGACATGATGTCTCTTGTGGACTCAGCCGCTTTCCTAAAGGGACAGGGTGACGCTCCTTCCAAGATGCACGATGACCTAGCAGCTTACCGCTCTTGGGATGAAGTTGTTGCTGAGGCTGAAGCGGGTAACGCGACCATGGCTAAGGTTGCTAACATGGTCAACACCCACGGTATCGGTGGACTCCGCAACATCCTGAATCAGGTCGTTGAAAAGGGCGGCGATGGTCTGGCTGGTATGGTACTCAAGGGTACCTCCAACCCTAACATCTCTGTTGCCGATGGTAAGACTTTCGGTAACAACAACGCTGATTACCTGAAGCAGGCTGGGTTCAAGTTCGGTGAGATTCCGGGCGCTGAGCCGATGAAGTCCGGTAAGAATAAGGGCAAGCCGCGTAAGGGTTGGATCGCCACTGGTGATGAAGACGCACGTCGCGCTATGTTCAAGAAGGCACAAGAGCTTGCATCCGGTGAAGCTGTTGACGTTACGATTTCGACTGCCCACAAGTCCAAGGGTCTTGAGTGGGATAAGGTCAAGATTGGCGATGACTTCCGTGGTCCGAAGCTCAATGAGGAAACCGGCGAAACAGAGATGCCATCTCCGGAAGAGTTGCGTGTAGCTTACGTAGCTGTTACTCGTGCGGCTAAGGAACTCGATCCGGGTTCTCTCGGTTATGTCTTTGATCATACCGATGAAAATGGTGGAATCCCTAAGCCTGCTGAAACTGGCGAACAGGATAACGCTAAGGAAGACGAGCGTCCGCTTCCGGGAACTCCCGACGATCCGGAAGCACCTTCTGATGAGGATGTCAATGAGCCTGCTCCTGAAGCTGGGGAGCCTGCTCCTGTAGAGGAACCGACTCCATCACCCGAGGCAGAGGAACCGACTCCAGCACCTGAAGGTGGAGCACCTGAGGGTGGGGCACCTGTAGCCGTAGAGGAACCAGTCCCTGACGACGAGCAGGAGCCAGAACCAGAACCTGATGAGGTTGTAGATGCAGGCGAGCCTTTGCCTGACCCTGCACCTTTGCCGGTGAAGGAAGAGGAACCAGCGCCTACGCCGGAACCTGAGCCGACTCCTGCGCCTGTGGATGAAGAGACACCGGGACCTGCTCCTGCACCATCTCCGGAGCCGACTCCAGCGCCTACGCCGGAACCGGAGCCTGCCCCAGAGCCGACTCCTGCACCTGTGGACGGAGAAACACCGGAACCAGAGCCAGCAGGGCCTACAGGGGGCCGTACAGAGCTTCCTACACCTGACCCACGCCCTGTGCACCCGGTCAAGCTGAAGGCCGCACAGTACCCTGACGGTACTGTTGTACGTAGCGCTCGTAGTGGCGAAGCGTACGAGAAGACCAATGGGCAGTGGCACGTACAGGGTGATGAGGCTACTACTGTCGATCCTATGGACTGGGAGACCCCGTTCGTATACGATATGCCGAAGCAGGACGCTGATAGCTTTGACGCCTTCGACGGAATTGACTCTGCCGAGATTGGTGATATCATCATTACTCGTAAGGGAACACAGGCCTCTGTTGTGGGCAAGCGTGACGGCAAGCTTATTGTTGCCGCACACAACCAGAGTGAAGAGCAGCGTCGTCTTCGTCCAGCACTTGTCGCGATTGATCCGGTAACGGTCAAGGGTATCAACAAGTTCGCTGGCGCTCCTGCCGCACAAGGACCTACTCGTCCGCCGAGGACTCGTACACCGTTCTCTGGCAACCGTGGTAACTCCAATGTTACTATCAAGGACGTTGGCGGAAACGAGATCAAGATTGGCGACACAGTCCGTACCGACATGGGTACGGGTAAGGTTGTCCGTGTTCGTCCTTCTGATGGTCCTAGTGGTTCTGCATTCATTGAGTTCCCAGACGGCACCATCAAGAGCTTCCGTTCAAACAAGATGCGTAACACTGCATTTGCTGAGGAACAGGCTACTGGCGGTGACGATCCATCCAAGATGGAAATCGGCTCCATGGGCGAGGCTGGAGACGGTCGAGCATTCATGGTCGGTAAGGGCAACAAGCCTATCTTCAAGGGAGACGTAGTCGAACTTGCAGACGGTACCACAGGTAAGATTTCCGGTTTTGCGAAGGGCGTTCAGTCTGTCAACATCCGTGTTGAAGGACGTGCGAGCGACCTCCGCAAGAAGGCTTCGGTTGTGGATGTTCCCGGATACAACGCTCCTGCTACTGATGCTGCCACTCCTGCTCCTGAAGAGTCGGGATCGGGCACAGCTTCTGATGGAGAAACAGCAGTCAGCGGTTTCGTGGTTGGGAGCAACGCAGCGGCTCGTGCATTCGTCCGAGAGATTGAGGACTCGGGGTGGACTGTTGACCAATTCGCTAAAACAGCGGAAAAGTCACTTGGGAACATGGGCCGTATTGACGGTAATGACCCACTGACCGCTATCTTGTCTGATGATGTTACGGACAAGCAGAGGGCCAGAGCCTCTAGTCTGCTCCGTATGATCGCAGGTTCGCACAAGATCATGGCGGACTACAACCCGGCTACCACGCCGGAAGAGAAAAAACGCCTTGAAGACCTAGACACTGCATTGTGGTTCTTCCACGAGAAGATGGAGAGAGTATGGAAGTCTCAACTCAAGAAGCTCAGGACCACAGAGGAAGCAACCCCGCTCTCCAAAGAGCAGTTGGCATCTTACGATGGTAAGGCAGATTTCTCTGGCTTCAACTACGACACTTCCCGCTTCAACCCCCTTTCCCCTGAGGGCCGTAATACGAATGATCCGGAAGATATTCTTCCCGGTACTGACATTCGTCCGGGTGTTCGTGTAGCTGACAAGAACGGCAACGTTCTTGGTATCGTCCTCGGGTCGGCTGCGGCTCAGTACCAAGGAAGTGACAAGGTTTCTGTTCTAAAGGCGGACTCCAATATTGTCAAGTCTCGCGGTGTTCAGTCTCAGGATTACGAATGGAAGGACTTGGTAGCAGTTGCTCCGAAGTGGGACACATCTACCGACTTGGACTTCTCTGAAGAGGCCACACCACAGCGTGTGGCTAACAAGTTGGAAGCGTCCTACCCCGGTGTAGCCTTTGGGTTCGAAGGACTTGACATTGAGACTTCTAGGGCGTATGCTCGAAGTGTATCAAAGATGTTCAACAAGTACCCAATGCTTCAGCAGGCACTTGCAAGCGTTTCCTCCGGTAAGAGTAAAGATGAAGGCTACCAGCCACCGTCAGGGTCTAAGCCCGTGTCAGACGACTGGTACGCCTACGCATCATTCCCCGGTGGAACTCTTGACACAACGTACAATGGTGTTAGGATGGTATTCAACTCCGGTGGACCTAACATTCGTGGGTACAACGGAACCGTCAGGTCGGTAAAGAATGATATCGACGCTAAGTTCCACCACCCGTCACCGGAGGGTCAAGAAATTGACTCGATTGTGATCCACGAGTTCGGACATGTTCTGGACTTCATGACCGGTAAGTTGGCTGAGGAAGACTTGTTCGATGTTTTTGCGACGGTCTGGGGTTCGGATGGGGAGACCAATCCGAACGTTGGTAAGTACCTACAGAATAAGGGAGAAATTTCGGGTTACTCGCAGATTGACGGTAAGATCAACATTACTGAATTGGTTGCAGAAGCATTCGAAGATGTGGAAATGAATGGAGTGAAAGCTACAGACCTCTCCAAGCAGATTCACGCAGAACTAATTAGAAGACTAGCTGAGCCAGATGCACTAGCCCCAAGGGCTAATGTAGCTGCCCCTGCGGTTTTCGCTCTGGCGGATGAAATGCAAGCGTCTTTTTCCAAAGGGGGGTTCACCCTCAAGGGTGAACTCCCCGGAGGAAACTCAGGTGCGTCGATTATGCTTGGAACTCTGTCGGATGGAAAGGAAGTTGTCATGAAGACTCATGGTGGAGGGAATGCGGATAAGGAGCACCTTGCCTCCCGTGTCCTGAACACTCTCGGAGTTGACAACATCGGCACGGTGAAGGTTGATGACACGACGACCATTACCAACTTTGTTCACGGAAGGTCCGGTCTTGAGTGGATGAATGAGTCTGAGTTCAATACCCCCGTTGAGATGCGGGACGCTATGACTAAGCTGAAGAACTCGCGTGAAGTCGGCTTGTTTGATTTCATTACCTCCAATCAGGATAGGCACGCCGGGAACTGGCTGCTTTCCGAGGACGGAACTGTTGCCCCTATTGACCATGGAGGGACATACTACAAGGCGTGGAGTCCACAGAAGGATGGGCGCTACCTGTTTGCTGAAGGCAAGTTTGCACAAAGCACTCTAGGTGTTAATATGGATAAAGAAACCTATATCACTTCGGTGGACGCATCGGTCTCTTGGACACGTGCCGAGCTTGAAGGAATCCGGGCGAAGATCGAGGGCCTTGCCCCCGACTACGCGGATCACCCCGAGTGGCATAAATTCATGCTGGATCGGCTAGACTATCTAATGGAGGGAACCCCATGGCAGTAATAAAGTTCTACACCGCAAAGGACGACAGGCTCCTAGGCACCGTGACGGCGACTGAGAGCACGCTCACAGGAGACACCAACGGGGTCCGCGAGATGGTGGACGCGTGGGGGAAGTCCGCCGCCGAGTTCATCGCCGCCTATGCGGACTGGGGCAACGGCTATCTCTACTCACGAGAAGAAGTTGACGGATCGGATGAATCGTGATAAAGTGGATCAACTAGATAACGTAGGAACCTCTAACAGAAAGGACGAACATGCTACTACCTAACACCACATGGGGACAACTCCGCGAAGAGTATCTTGCGGATGTTGAGCAAGGGGTTGTCTCATCTGAGAACCCGCTCCATGACATCAAATTCCGTCAACTGTCATCGGATAAGAAAAACGAGGACTTTGTCTGGCCTGAAGAGGCTAAGCTCTTTAATGAGACAATCGAACAGGACCCAGAGGCTGTCACAGCCTCTGGGGAACCTGAGGGAGAGCCTGAAGCCGAATGGGAACCGCCTTCCCCGCTATATTTCACTGTAGCAGAGGATGGCTCGGTACTCGAACTGGTGAAGATGGAAGACGATGGACTCTTCATCCGCATCGAGTCGAAGTGGGTTGACATTTCCGACGAGGAAGAGTTCCCCACAGTCTACGAGCAAGACATGCACTTCGCTAACGACGAGTCGGTGGGGGCATGGGACGCCGAGCTTGAAGATAATGACGAACTAAAACTCGAAGATATCCAAGACTACCTAATCAAATAGCGGCTAACACGGAAGACCAGCCATTATGGTATACTAGTACAAACACACTAACTTTGTACTTTATCCTGTGGCTGGTCTTCTCTGTGTTGCCACCAATAACGGAAAAATATTATGCTTGACAATAACTTTGTATCCGAAAGGCAAAAAATTGGCTACTAGAGCAAAGAACAGCGTCGAAAACCAGCCAAGGGACCGATTTGGACGCTGGGTCGCGCAGGGCGCAAACATCAAATGGCGTGCCGATGGCCGAAACAAGATCGGTATCGTAAAGAGCGCTCTCGACGGGATTGCCAAGGTAGAAGAAAGAAACCCAGACGGTACATCATCTGGGAATACCTATGACGTTCCACTTAAGGAAGTACAGGTTCTCGCCTCCAAGGCTCGCATTCCAGTTGCTGGAGAAGAGTTTACCGGAAAGTCAGACAATCTGCAAGATAACCTTGACGATCCTGCCTTCCAAGATGAACTAAAGAAAAAGGGTCGCAAGTATCTCACCATGCCTTCAGGCTACGCGCTTGAGGTCAAGGACGAGGATGACACCAACCCTCTCACCTACCAGCTATACGCACCAAATGGTCAGAGCCTAGGTATCTTCTCCAAGGAAGCACTGGCGGTTCTTCAGGAAATGATCGATATGGCAGAGAAGCCGGAAGATTCGGCTCCGGAGGATGATCAGTCAACTGAAGAGACCGTGGCCCCTGAGCAGGCAGCTTCTCTACAGACCCGTGAAGTACGGAACTTCCGCGTCCCGCCTAAGGTCAAGGAAGAGATTTCCGCCGTACTGGAGGCTGGAGCCACAAGCTTTTCGGCTGAGGACTTGACAAGGGCTAAGGCCCTCGCGTACGATGACACTGTGTCGCTCTCCGACATCAAGTGGATCGGGGCTTACTTCTCTGAAATTGAGGCAGCAGAACGGCTGCGTGGCGGCTACAATGGCCGTAAATGGGCCTCTAAGGTCCTAGCGCCTGTCGAGAGCGACCCCTTTGCCCCCCAGTCGTCGGGCATCGAGTACGGGCGTTATGACTTTGATGACGCGGTGTTTGATTACTTCGCCATCAGCGGTGAGGAAGGCTCGCTTGATTCCTTCGCCCTTATTGCTGTAGACTATGAGACAGGTGCGGTGTACGTCTGGAGGGATGAAGGCTTCGAGTTTGAAGAAGACATCGACATCTCCACGTTTGACGCACCAAATATCACACCTATCGATGTTGATACAGCACTGGAGCTAGCCAAGTACATCGACACCAATGTCGATGTTGACGGATACGATATCCGCGATTCCGATGAAGAAGAGCGAAATCTATTCCTCATGGCCGAGGCAGAGCTAGATGATGATGAAATGTACCGTGTGTACACAATTATCGCTGATGCTACAGGGTACACCCCACAGGAGCGTTCTGTCAACGCACAGCGCCAGAAGCGTGGACCGGGTGGTAAGTTCGGCGGCGGACAGGCTACGGGTGCTGCCCCGGCAGGCCAGCTAACGCCTCAGTTCCCTAAGGCCAAGCTTTCCTCCGAGCTTCCTCTTGTTGCAGACATCTCTGCACGAATCGAAGAGTGGATCGCATCTGCACCAGAAGCCACAGAAGGCGCTCTAACGGCCTCTGCTGAGTTTGCTGGGGAAACACCCGCACCTGTTGCAGGAGAGGCCCCAGCAGCCGACGCAGCCCCTGTAGGAGAGGCACCAGCCGAAGCGGCACCAGCCGCTGAAGGGTCAGCCCTCTACTTTGCCATAGTGGACGAGGTTGACAAGACTGCTGTGCTGAACGCGTTCGCTATCCTGAAGCAGGACAACGGGCCAAAGGCATACCTACGCGAAAACGCAAAATGGGCAGAGTCTCCGGATGTCCTTGCAGACATTCAAGGAACAACTCCGCCGCCTGTTGTTGAATTGGCCGTCCCGGAGCCAGCTAAGTCAGTCCTTTCGCAGATCGACCAGCACGACTCTACACAGACACAGCAGACTACAGACAGCGAGAACCAGCCAGCCGTAGTAACTGCCAGTGCCTTTGACGATGCGGGTGTTCGAGGGTACGCGCTACCTAATGGCAGCTACCCGATCTTCGATGCAACCGATCTGGCTGTCTGTGTGGCAGAGTTCTCCGCCAAGGGCGATCCGGAAAACTTCGAAGTAAAGCGCCATATCCGTAAGAGGGCGTTTGCGCTCAACCGCATGGACCTTGTCCCGGCTGAATGGCGTACCCCAACTACAGTCGAACGCGGCATCGAACTAGAGTCCGCTCCAAATCTCTACGGAGAATTTGGGGAAGTCATCCTAGCTGCTGGCGGACATCGAGGACACCGTGGCGGCAACGCTGCGGCACTGAAGCGTTACTGGACCGTTGGTCGAGGCGCAGCAAAGATTCGCTGGGGCACCAAGGGAGACCTTACACGTGCACACCGACACCTAGCAAAATACGTTGGCTCAGAACGCGCTTGGGGCTTGGTACAGAACTACCACCAGTCCCTGTTCGGAGTTTCAAACTACAAGAGAGATCACGGGTAACACGGATGAAGATTCCACCAAAGTTTGATGAAGACATCATCAAGAACTTCAACCTCATCGACCCTGTCATTGAAACTGCACTAGTAGCAGCAGCGACATCGGTTCGTGAACTACAAGAAACTATACCAGAGACGGTAGAGGATGTCCAGTCATCCGGAGCTAAATTCTTCATCCCTCTCGCGGTACCCGAAGGTGTATCGTCCGGTGACGAACGCATCTTCGATGAAAACTCTATCACCATCCGCGACCTACCGCTACCCCTACGCTGGCAAATCATTTCTGATGAGGGCCACAAGGGGTCTGTGGTGGTCGGACGCATTGACTCCATCGAAAGAGTTGAGGGCGGTCTTGGAAATGTGCGAGGCGTATTCGATGTCGGCGCATATGGCCGAGAATGTGAACGTCTTGTGCGGGGTAAGTTTATCCGTGGTGTATCGGTAGATGTTGACAAGTTCGAAGCGTCTCAGGCTCCTGAAGAAGGCGAAGAGCGTCAATTTGCAGACAAGGACGAAATTAAGAATCAAAAGATTCGAATTAAGTCCGCAAGGCTAATGGGCATAACAGTTGTCCCAATGCCTGCCTTCCAAGAGGCAATTATTATGATCGAAGAAGAGCCTTCACTATCGAATGGAGATGATGTTGTGGAAGACGGCATCTACACAGAACAGCTAGAGGGTGAAGACATGGAGTACGCAGCAATTCTTGCTTCCGCTGCCCCAGTAGTACCACCGCGTAGCTGGTTCAATAACCCCAAGCTAAACGAACCTACACCCCTGAAGGTCACAGATGAGGGGCAGGTCTTCGGACACATTGCCCTCTGGAACGCCACCCACATCGGTATGCCGAGTGCAACGAAACCTCCGCACTCTTCATCCAAGTACGCCTATTTCCGGACCGGAGAACTGCGTACAGACGATGGCGACGTACAGGTAGGCCAGCTAACACTCGTGGGTGGACACGCAGATTACAATGCGAGCGCATTTGCCGCTGTCAAGCACTACGATGACACCAAGAGCGCTGTAGTGGACGTTGTGGCTGGCGAAGACCAGTTCGGCATCTTCGTAGCTGGCGCTTTGCGTCCGGGAGTCTCACCTGAGCAGGTACGTGTCCTGAGGGCGTCATCGTTCTCGGGCGACTGGCGACCAATCAACGGCAGGCTTGAGCTTGTTGCTGTCTGTGCCGTCAACGTTCCGGGTTTCATGACCCCACGTGCAATTCTTGCTTCCGCAGGCGGAAAGGTTACAGCGCTTATTGCGGCTGGAGCATCCCCACTGGCTGACCTAAAGGAAAACCAGAGGTTCCGCGAAATGGAAGAGCGACTTTCGCGCATGGAGTTTACCATCAACTCCAAGCGAGCAGCCGAGCTTCTGTCCCGCTTCTCTGATCTTGAGGCGCAGGAAGAGGCTAGCCTGTCCGCGAGGGCAGCAGCCGCGTTCAGCAGATTTGAGCCGGAAATCCCATCTGAGGAATCCGAGCTATCTACTAAAATTGAACAACTAATGAGCCGATTTAACGATTAACAGGAAAGGCCACCTATTCACTTAGGTGGCCTTTTCGTGTGTCTACGAAAAACTAAACACACACACGGTAAAAATTGATGTGCTACAATAGATATTATTAACGAGCGAAGAGCCACCTACGAGCTACTTTCCCTCCGTTTCACAAATGACGTGCCTCCATGAGTATCTAAACTCATTTACCAAAACTTTGAAGGAGGGAACCATGGATAATATCCTATCAAGCCTAGAGCGCATCTCAGAACTTTCTGAGGACGAGCTAAAGAGCCTACAGGAATCCGTGTTTACCGAATACAAGTCGGTTAAGCCGAAAGACGAGACCGCCTACACCGCAGACACAGTAGCAGCCCTAGAACAGCTTGCAGATGCCAAGGACGCGATTACCGCAGAACTGGCAACACGCGCAGAGCAGGCTTCACAGCTTGCAGCAGCCGCAGAAGCAGCAACTTCCCGCCTAGACGCAGCAGAGCCAGACTCCGGGTCTGACGATGCCGTAGAGGGCGATCCAGCAGCAGAGGAAGCTCCAGCAGAGGAAGCTCCTGTAGAAGAAGCCCCAGCCGCTGATGAGGAAGAGAAGAAGAAGGAGGAAGACGACAAGAAGATTGGCGAGTTTGCAGCCGAAGAGCCTGTCGTTGAAGCTCCAGCAGAGGAAGCTCCTGTAGCAGCCGAAGCTGAGGTCACTACCGATTCCGAAGCCGAAGCAACCGGCAATGTCACTGAGGAAGAGAAGGCAGAGGAAACTCCAGCCGTCGAAGCCGAAGAAGTTGCAACAGAAGAAACCCCAGAATCCACTGAAGAGGACAAAGATTCCGCTTCAGATGCTACCACAGAAGAAAGCTCGGAGGAAACAGTGACTAACTCAAACCTCAACTCATTCTCTGCTCCAGAGGAAAACGCCCCGGTTGTTGAAGTTGCAAAGGCAACCACAACCATTACCGCCAGCGCTGATTTTGACCGTATCACATCCGGTACTCAGCTAACAAGCCTGCGTCAGGTTGCACAGGGTATCGTTACCAAGCGTAACGCCATCAAGAATGGCATGGGCGCTGACAACGAATACATCAACGTTGCTACCATCAACACCGAATTCTCCGCTGATCGCGTTCTTGAGCGCAATGACGCCGAGGGCAACAAGGCCATCATCGACGCAGTCGTCTCCCCTGAGGCACTCGTTGCTGCCGGTGGTCTGACCGCACCTGTTGAGACCAGCTACGATATCTTCGAGCTTGGCGAGACCGATGCACGTCCAGTACGTGACTCCCTCCCGAAGTTCAACGCTGAGCGTGGCGGTATCCGCTTCCTCACCGCTCCGATCATCGATGACCTTGACGGTGCCGTATCCGTATGGACCCTTCAGGACGACATCGATGCCGCATCGGCTGGCGCTCCTAACCCGGTCAAGCCTTGCCTCCGCGTTCTTGCAGGAGAGGAAGTCACCGTTCACGTTGACGCCATCCCTCTCTGCTTGACCTTCGGTAACCTCCAGACTCGTGCATACCCTGAGCTTGTAGAGCGTCACATCAAGCTTGGTATGGTTTGGCACGCACGTTTCGCTGAGCAGAAGCTGCTCACCGAGATCGGTCGTCTGTCCACTAACATTGCAGTTGGTGCAACTCTGGGTGCCGCTCGCGACATCTTCTCCCAGATCGAAGTTGCTGCCGCAGCTTACCGTAACCGTTACCGTATCGCTTCCAACGCGAAGCTCCGCGTAATGTTCCCAGAGTGGTTCCGTAACGCTCTGCGCTCTGACCTCATGAAGCAGCTTCCGGGCGACGGTCGTGACGGTACATTCAACCTTGGCGAAGCCGAGATCAACTCATGGTTCGCTTCTCGCGACATTGCAGTTACTTGGTTCATCGATGGCGAAGAGGGCCAGATTTTCGGCGCTCAGGTAGATGCAACAACTGACGGCGGCACTGGCGTTGTCACTCCTGCTGCACTGCTTGCCTTCCCTGATACTCTGGTATGGTACCTCTTCGCAGAGGGCACCTTCATCTTCCTTGACGCTGGTACACTTGACCTCGGTCTTGTCCGCGACTCCGCCCTCAACGGCACCAACGACTACAAGATTTTCTTGGAGACATTCGAAGGTGTTGCCAAGGTCGGTCAGGAATCCCTCCGTATCAAGTCTGACCTCTCCATCCGTGGTGCCTCTTCAGGTACCGTTGATGTTCCGGTGACAAACAGCATCTAATCTAGCTTGAACAACGAATACGTAGCTGGACTCAATTTACCCTAAGGATACCACATGGTACGCAGTAACACAACCATAGTAGCGACAGAAATGCCGTCAATGGCTCCTTTCGGTATTTTGAGTCCAGCTACTACTCTTAAAGAACTTGATGACTCTTCAACAGCGGGTCTGACATACATCATATCTGACGCTGGGCTTCTTGTCAACAACCGCACCATCAATGGTGGCGGCACTGAGACTGAGACAGTTGTCGATAACACTGAGAACAAGCAGACTCACGGATTCTACTACCCATTCGAGATCGAAGCGTCTTTGACATCTTCGACCATGGGTCGTCGTCCTGAGTCCCTGTATGAGGCCGCGTCAAACGCTCTGGACCTCGTAGCTCAAAAGGCTATCGAGTCTGAGTTCTGGCACGGCACTATCGCTAAGTCTCTGACCAAGGAAAACGACAACCGTTACCTTTCTCAGGACCATGCTCTCGATGTTACACCAACTGCTGGTACAGCGGTCAAGGTGCGTTACGGTCAGGCCCTCCTAGAAGAAGCTCTGGCTGAAACACCCCTAAGCGCTGTAGGCACCATCCATGCCCCGAAGCTTATTGCCAGTGTTCTCCAGACAGCAAATGACAACGGCGCTCTAAGGACTAACTTGGGCACCTACGTAGTTGCAGGATCAGGCTATTCGCACATTGGCCCAGACGGAGTACTTGCTCCGACAGGTCGCGCATGGATGTATGCGACAGGGCCAGTCACTGTACACCTTGGCAGTATCAATGTGGTTCCTGAAAAGATGAACCAGTCTATTGATACAGCTACAAACACCATCACGTACTACGTGAACCGACCAGCCGCTGTTACATGGTCCACCACACATCTTTACGCAGTACTCGTTGATCTAACACTAGATTACGCCTAGACTAGGAGAATAACCCAATGGCACAAGATTACGCATCTTCCATCATGGGTGTTGCGATTAGGGTCAGCCGACTCACTCCATCCGGAGCTATCGCAACAGGAGCAAACGCTTCATACGTCACTTCAAAGTTCGTATCCCTTTCTTTCACACCTGAATTTGAAGCCGGTGACGAGTTCACCCAGAAGGCAGCAGACGGTAGCGTTTGCTCGTCCCTCAAGGCTCCTGATACACTAAAGCGCGTCAACATCTCCATTGCTCTCTGTGACCCGGACCCCGAGTTTACAGAAATCATTGCCGGTGGTACCCTACTTACCGAGGTAGATGGCGCAGACACCAAGACCGTTGGTTGGAAGGCCCCTCTCGTAGGTGTCGATGCTACTCCTAACGGTGTCGCTATCGAGGTTTGGTCCAAGGCTGTTGCAGGCGGTAAGGTTTCTGGCATTAACCGCTACTTCCACTGGATTTTCCCTTACGCACAGATGCACATCTCCGGTGACCGAGTAATCGAAAACGGTATGATGGCAACTAACTTCGAAGGCTGGGCTGTCGGTAACGCCACATTCAGCACTTCCGTCACTGCTCTGACAGGCACCAAGCCTTCACCGGCATGGGCGTACACCACTGAATCCCCGATTGCCTACGCCCGAGTAGATGCAGCCCCAGCGGTTCAGGGTTACAACCTCGTTGGCACAGCGGTCTAATAGTAGCTCGTAGCTAAATAAGTTCTGGTCGATCCCTTAGGGGGTCGGCCAGACCTGTTTATGGGCATGATATAATTGAACCACACCTAAGTAACGGAGACAAAATGGCAAAACTGTGGATAAGCCCTTCGGACACCATTGATCCTACCGGTATGTACACGGACGAAGCAATTCAAACTGCCAGCACCGTTCTTTACAAATTGACCGGTGAGAAATACCCCGGTATTTCCACTTCAACCGATGCAATTACCTCCACCGCATACACAAACATGATGACTACCCCGCAGGTTATCCGTGGCCAGATGTACAATCTACCACGAGCAACCATGGGCGGTCAACGTGAACTGAATCTCAGGCAAAAACCTGTACTTGCAGTGGAATCCGTGTATGCCAATGGTGTATTGCTCGATCCTTCCCAATATTCCTTGCGGAACAACGCTTACATTGTCAGGACCGCACCGTACCAATGGATTCTAAGCCCGACATCCGAGATTATAGTGACCTATAAGCACGGTGCAAGGCCTCCTGTAGCCGGAAAAGCGGCTGCAACAAGGCTTGCTAATGAGATTATCCTGTGGTACCTCGGTGACAACCGATGCGCCCTTCCGGAGCGTATCACGTCTGTGGCCCGTCAGGGTATCTCGTATACCATTCTAGACCCTCAGGACTTCATTAGTCAAGGCAAGACCGGAATCTACTCCGTGGACTCCTTCATTGCAGCCGTAAACCCTGACAAACAGCGTAAGAAGCCAGCAATATTCCATCCCGGAACCAGAATAGAGAGAATCAACTAATATGTCTACTTCACACAACCCGTACGCACCGCGTGTAAAGGCCCCAGAAGCCGCTGTAGAAGCCGAAAAGACCGAAGAGGTCCAAGAGTCCGTCGAGACCGCCCCAGAGCCTCAGGGAGTACCTGACGGCCCTGCCGCAGAAGTTCTAGAATGGGTTGGCGACGACAAGGACCGCGCCAAGAAGGCACTTGAAGCTGAGGAAGCAGGCCAGCAGCGTGTAGGCCTCACCAAGAAGCTCAAGGAACTAGCAGAATAAGGTCACCATGCCTGAACTAAATGACATAATTGACATGGCCCAACACTTGTTGGACACAATCAATCGCGTCTACGCAGATGCAGGCCTTGAAGCCCCTGACCGCCAGTACTATGTTATTGGCGGTCAGGGACAGACAGTGCATGATTGTGAACAAGTAACAGTATCTTGGGACCAAGCATATTCGGGAATCCCAGCTAATGAAGCGGCAGTACCTGTCGTCTGCGATACCATGCACACAGCAAGCTTTATTGTGGAGGTTGTTAGAAGGGTAAATACCGCTCGAACACCGGAAGACCCGATGGCATTGCCAAATCAGCAGACTACAAAAAATCTCCCCGGAAGATACGCAGGCGGAACGCTTGGACAGGCCGAAGTACCTACGCCTGAAGACTTTATTAGGGAAGCGCGAGTACAAATGCAGGACGCGATCCTGCTTTTGAGGGCTGGGCTTTTGGCTGGAGAGTCTACAACTCTTGGTACCTCCATTGTTGATGTCTCCGCAGGCTCTCCAAGTGGCGGCTATCAGGCCACCATCATGAATTACACAGCAGCATTCGGCTTCGACCCGATGATGATGCTGTAAATCATGGCCACATTTCATCCTGACCGCACAGCGATGCGGCACATGCTACGTGGTCCGGGTGGGCTGGTATACAACGAGATACACAAGCGCACCCGACGCGCTAATACCTTTGCAAAGGCACAGGTAGGTAAGGATACAAGAGAACTTTACCGTTCCATCAGTTACAGAATTACCGCTGGATCAGGGAATGTTCTAGGCGTGGTAAGTGCAAATAACAAAATTGCGCTCATGCACCACAATGGTACGCGTCCGCACATCATTGCGGCTCGTAATGCACAAACACTGCGCTTTAAATCTCGTGGTAAAATAGTATATGCAAAGGTTGTTCGTCACCCCGGAACTCGTCCAAACCGATTCCTCACCGACAGCCTTCACAAAGTAGTTTAATTGACGCTAATTAAGGAATGACATGGCAGCACGCAGAACAGTAAAGTCTTTTACCTCTTCTAAGGAAAAGGCAGTTGTAGCACCGATTGAGTTCGAGCTTGAGGGTGAAACCTTTGAAGCTTACGGACAGGTTCCCGGTGCGGTACTCTTGGAGTTTATCGCCGCATCCGCAGGAGAGGACTCCAACGGAACAGCAGGCGCAATTCTCGCCTATCTGAAGAGTTCCATGAATAAAGAGAATCACAAGCGATTCGACACGCTAATCCATGATCCTGAGAAGGCCATCGAGCTACAGGTCCTTGCCGATATCGTCGCCCACCTTGTAGAAGAGCGTTCTTCGCGCCCTACCGAGTAGTCATAGGCGTTGGTCAAGATTTCTTGAGGTGGTGGCCGTATCATTACGGCCACTATCTTCTTGAAAAAGGTATTGACCTCTTGGAACTGTTCAACACACATGATACCCAGCAGGTATTCGATATGATCGATAGCCTGCTCATTACGGACAGTGTCTATGACGATGCAAATGAGGGTAGAGTTGTTAAGCGCCGTGCACAGCTAAACAAAGAATATGGTAGAATAGGTACTGCCATAGATGACGATTTCGCTGCAAAGAACGGCGCAACCGGGGCACTTGATGAACTTGAACCTAACGAAGACGGCTCCCTTCCGGGACTCGAAGGTATCCCCATGATGGGCGAGTTCTCTCCCCACCCCGAATAAGTCTATGATGAAAGTGAAGTGGTTTGGTTGGCCATTATCGGTAGTGCGTCTATCCAAATCCGCGCAGACGACAAGTTTTTTGAAGCGGATGTACAACGCGCAGTCAAGCGCATCAAAAATGTTGCTATCCAGCTAAAAGCTGACGTAGACCTCACAAAAGCCTCGAAGAAAATCCGTGATCTTAGGTACCGCATCACTTCCAAGGATGCGGTACTTAAGATTGACGCAAACGTAGCCAAGGCAGAAGAAAAGCTGGCACGTCTTCTCGCTAAGTTCATCGACAAAGACTTGAACTTCAATGTGGTCGCAAACACACAAGGCGCAAACACTGCCTTGCGCCAACTTGACGAACGCTATAGAAATAGAAGAATCCCCTTCACCGCGCAAGCTGACACTGCCGCTGCGCGTGCGCAACTAGCATGGGCCGCTCGTAACCGCAGTGTGGGATTCACGGCGCACCTTGACCCGTCCACACGCAGGGCACTCCAAGGTATGTTCAATACCTTGACAGGAACTCTTCCGTTTGAGAAGATCAAGGGTGCCATTACGGGTATGGCTGCTAACTTTGAAGGCCTTGCCGTCAAGGGTTCCGCAGCAGTCGCCGTGATCGGTAACCTCGCTGCTGAGGTTCTGACCTTGGGTGCCAACATCCTGAGTATCGGTGGTGACGTAACCCAGCTTGTGGGACTCGCCGCCCTGCTCCCTGCTGCCTTCGGGTCGATGGCCTCTATGATGGTCGTCAACAAGATGGCATGGAATGACTTTGGTGATGCCCTCACAGGGACCGGTAAGAAAGCCTCCCAAGCACTAGCTAAGCTCAACCCTATCGCAAAAGAAGCTGTACTGGGACTCAAGGGAACATGGACCGCGATCCAGAAGCCTGTCCAGAATGCCTTCTGGACCAAGATGGGCACCTCCCTTCAGGACACCGTTCATAAGCTCCTGCCGTCCCTAAAGACTGGTCTCTCCGGAATTGCAAGCTCCATGGGTGGGCTTACAAGGGAGACCCTTCTAGCATTCGGTAAGCTCTCTGACGGAACCCTCAACAAAATGATGGGGAACCTTGCCAAGGGTCTTTCCAATCTCCAGCCAGCAGTCCAGCCGTTTATAGGCGCACTGAACACGCTCGGAGAAGTCGGTACCACTTACCTCCCTCAGTTCGGTACATACCTTGCGGACGCCTCAAAGCACTTCGCCAGCTTCATCGACAACGCTGAGAAGACCGGACAAATCAACGTCTGGATTGAAACCGGTGTTAAGAGACTACAGGAACTTGGCTCAATTGCCAAATCGACTGCCGGATTCTTCACAGGTCTGACCAATGCTGCCCGAATGTCAGGGGCACCGGGACTCACCGAAATGGCAGCGGGTATGGAGAACCTTGCCGCCGTCGCCAACGACGAGCCTTTCCGTTCCCGTCTTGTTGCCATCCTTGAGGGTGCCCGTGAGGGTGCCGAAAAGCTGGGTGCAGGCTTCAGGACGCTGACCGATTTTGTCTCGAAGTCGGCACCGGCTATTGGGCTGTTCCTTTCTGCTGCCGGTAGGGTCGGCCAGCTTACTTTCGAGAACATCACCGGACTGTTTGACGGCACCGGCCTAGGCAGTGGCCTCATGGACGCTGTTGGTGGTCTTGGGGATGCCATGGAGTTGATGAAGCCCGGATTCAAGGACTTGGGGTCGCTTCTTGGTGACCTCGGAGAAATCGCGGGTGAAGTCCTCCGCAACATGGCTCCCGGCCTAAACCAGCTTTTCTCTACACTTGGTGGCGTAATTGCTGGTTTCAAGGACGGCGTCATGAACGCCATGCCTGTCTTCAACGAGTTCATTCAGGCTATGATGGGTCTGGCTTCTGGTCCAATTGTAGCCCTCGCAGAGACACTTGGCAACCTCCTTACTGGCTTCTCACAGCTTCCCGGAGGAATCCAGACTGTCATCATGTCCATCGGGCTATTCCTGCTCCTGAAGCCTAAGCTCATGAACATGTTCACCGGCTTCGCGGCATCAGCTTCCTCAGCATTCAAAGGACTCGCTACCACTGTGGATTCCGAAGGCAACCGCACTTCTACCGCCTTCGGTAAAAACATGGACAAGATTAAAACCGCGTGGGGGTCTGTAAGCACGGCCTTTAACAACCCTAGTGTAGGTAACGGTCCCGTCCGACAAATGGACAGGATTGCGGCAGGCGCGGGGCAGGTTAGGAGTGCCCTAGGGACCACAGCTAACCAAGGACTCCGTGGTGCCGCGAACGGTGCCATAGGTCTGCTTGGTGGCCCATGGGGTGCCGCGCTTGCTGTTGCCGCTGTCGGTATCGGTATCTTTGCCGAACATCAGGCAAATGCCAAGGCTGAAGTTGACGCCCTTGCTGGTGCTTTGAACCAGCAGACCGGAGCCTTTACCTCTGCTGGTAAGGGTCTGGTAATGGACAAGGTAATGGATGTCAAGGCGAACTGGTGGGACGACTTCAACCGTCTTGGTCAGAAGAACATGAAGGAGTTGGTGGCAGCAACTCACATGAATATGACTGATGTCGCCAACACGCTGGGTGATCCGAAGGGTAGGGACGAATATCTCAAGAACTGGGACGCGCTCGTAAATGCCGCCGGTGAGGGAAATGATGTCACCGACCAAATGGCAGCTTCTGTCCATATGACGAAGGAGCAGTTCGCAGGTCTCTCCGAGATAAACCTTCAAGACATCAACGGCCAGATGAAGAAGGGTGCCGAGCTTGCAAAGCAGGCCGAAGAGAAGGTCAAGGGTGTCGCTGATGCAATGCAGGTCAACACCATCGTTGCAGGCCAGTTGTCCAAGAACTATGACATCCTCTCTGACTCAACGTCAAGTGCGGATGCAAAGTTTGGTGCCCTAAAACAGAACCTCGACCTACTCAACGGTAGCCAACTCACCGCACGTGCGTCCAGCCGAGATTACCAGCAGAGTTTGGCGAACACTGGCGACGAAATCAAGCGCCTTGTCACCGAGAACCATGGAGTCATCGACTCCACTGGTAAGATCGATGCTGCCTTCCGTAACACTCTTGTGAACGCGAAGGGCCAGTTCTCTGACGCCACCCAAGGCTCACGAGACTTCTCCATTGCCATGGAAAGCTCCGCTGACGCTATCCTGAAGCAGGGTACCAACGCACTCCAGCTAGCCCTACAGGCAGGCGACAGCCTTCCAGACGCACAGGCCAAGGCGCTTGCCGCCATGGACGCTCCTATGGGTGCAATGCGTGCAAACCTCTCCAAGCTTGGCTTTGACACCGAGCAGGTCAATGGTATCATGAAGTCGCTGGGTCTTGACCCGGACAAGCTTAAGGGTGCCCTTTCAGTCGATACAGCCAAGGCTCAAATTGACATTGCCCGTACAGCACTGGCCGCTGACGCATTCTCCAAGGGTAACTACACCGCTGTACTGGCCGCTCTCCCTGACGAAGCCAAGAAGAAGATCGGTGAAGCTACCGGAACGGCTGAACTGTTTGCCAAAGGTGACTACGAAGGTATTCTTAAGGTTCTTGACGAGACTCCGGGTAAGCGAGAAGCTGCTTTGGCGGCATTCCTCAGCTATGATGGAACAGAGTGGTGGTCCTACCTAAAGGCCCACAACCTCATCCCGGATGAAGTCCTAAAGGCTAACAAGGACGTTGAAGGGCTTATCCCTGAGAAGACCCTTCAACTCAAGGCCCAAGACAACGCAAAACCTATCTTGGATGGCCTTAATGCCTACATTCTCGGTGACAAGAATTCCAAGCTCACCGTGGACGATCAGATTACTGCTGTCCTCGCAAGGGTGAACGGCTCGCCGCTTACGGATAAGGACAGCCAGCTAACCACTCGGGACCTTGTTTCAGGGGTTGTTGATCAGGTCAACAGCAAGGAAATGAAGGGTAAGCTCAACACGCTTCAGACTTCGGACCTTGTTTCCCATGTGATGGATATTGTAAACGCGAAGACCCTTAATGGTAAGTCGAACACGCTTACCACTAAGGACCTTGCAAGCATCGTTGTTCACGCCGCTAATGAGGTTGTTCTCAAGAACAAAGAGAACACCCTCAGCACTACTGTCCGAACCATCTTCCAGACATTGGGGCAACCACCATCGGGCATAGCTAGAGCCGCTGGTCCACAGGCAGCCGAACAGGCTAATGGTGGTGTTTGGAGCGGTGGCGGTATCCAGAGATTCGCCAATGGTGGATTCAGTCAAGCAGTAAAGGCGTTTGCAAGGGGCGGACGCGAAAATCACGTTGCCCAAATTGCAAGAGGCGCATGGCCTGCACGTGTGTGGGCCGAACCGGAGACTGGGGGAGAGGCCTACATACCTCTCAGCAAGGCAAAGCGCCCCCGCTCTTTGAAGATTCTTGAAGAGGTCGCCAAGACGTTTGGCATGTCTCTCTTCAAGATGTCTTTCGCTAACGGTGGAACAACTGGTGGAAGCCCAGCCTCATCGGCTGGATCATCCTTCAGTGCTGCCTCCAATGGTAAGGTACCTGCTGCCCTTCTGTCAAGCATCTCTCACAGCCTGCTAAACAATGGCGGCGGACTGAACAACATTGGTCAGAACATTGTAGATGGTATAATTGGTGGTGTCAATAACAGGCGCGGTGATGCTGTTGTTGCCATGGAAAACCTCAGTGACGACCTTGAGAACACCGTACGAACCAAACTCGACATCCACTCTCCGTCCAAGGCATTCCTTGCACTCGGAAGGTACATCGTTGATGGTCTTGCTGTTGGTATCAAAACCAACGCTGGCATTGTCTACAAGAACATGGATACGCTGATCAACCGAATCTACATGGCTAGTTCGGACGTTGCCAAGGCAACGGGACGAAGCACGGCCAGTTCTCTAGCCCTGCTCAGGTCCCAGAGGACGCTCAGTGCAGAGTGGTCAAAGATAGCTCCGAAAACGTTCACGGACGCTATCGTAGACTACTACCAGAAGACTGGAAGCACCGGAAACCGCACACTAGCTGATATTGTCCGCGCTCGTGATGACGTTACCTTCCGTCTCGGTCAGGCTAACGAGCGTCTGAAGACTCAGAACGCGGACTACGCCAACACCGTCAAGGATGTCTCATCCAAGATGAACAGCGAGTTCAAGCTGGGAACGAATATCCTCTCGGACAGCCAGCCGTACGTCCCTAAAATGAAGTTCGAAGATGTCAAGACGTACGCCACTGGTGTGCTAGGCCGTCTCCGCTCCTTCAACTCCAAGCTCCAGAAGCTTCGCAAGGCCGGGGTCGCTCCGGCCCTCATTAACGAGGTCGCTCAGCTAGGGTCCGCAGAAGGCAGCGCCATGGCTGACGCTCTGCTCGACGGTAGCAGCAAGGACATCCAAGGTCTGAACGCGGATGTAGCGGCCATAGCAGGCATTTCGAACCAGATTGGCGTCTCTACCGCAGACGGCATGTATAAGGCCGGTCTGGACGCCACCAAGGGTCTTGTAGCGGGTCTTCTGAAGGACCAGTCCTCCTTGACTCAGGCGGCTACCCAGATCAGCAACAGGCTCATCAACACGGTCAAGAGTACCCTCGGTATCCGTTCTCCATCCCGTGTGTTCGCTCAGCTTGGGCGATACACTACAGAGGGCTACATTGTCGGTCTAGACCAGATGCAGCCGGTTCTCGACCAACGTGTGTCGGCGCTTGTCAATCCTTCACCGCGCAGGAGTAGCTTCAACGGATTCAAGGGTGCCACAGGTACCACACCCGCTGTGGCCCCCACAGCACAATCCGCAGCGGCTCCGACCATTGTCACCAATGTTTACCCTTCTCAGGGTCTGAACGAGACGCAGGTAGCCAACTCCGTTTCGGAGAACATCTACTGGCGACTATCTACCAAAATTTAGGAAATTATGTACCTCAAAACTGACAGAATCATAGTGACGCTGAAGGGCATCAATTTCCGTTCCTACCGTTTGGGCGGTACGGGCGAGTATGTACTCGACCCTACCGCCCTTACGGGGTGGGACGACGGAGTGAATGTCCGCAGAAATGCAACTGTACGCCCCGTCTCAAATGGTGACTTCAAGGAGCCATACACTTTTTCGTCCCGACTTATTGGTATCTCGGGTACTGCAATTGCCGCAAGCCGTGGAGAGCTTCAGAGAATGCGCGATGCTCTGGCTGGAATCCTAGCTGACGGCGAATATGCAGATATCAGCGTAGAGACCAGCGACTCAACTCGGTACGCTGTTGTGGGCCTTGAAAAGTCGCTGGAGTGGACACAGCAGCACGATAGGGTTGCGGTGTTTCGTCTGGAGCTTTATGCTCCGGACCCGCATATCTATGGTTCGGAGAGGACTGTAACACTCGGCGCTACAAATGACGTGGGAGGCGGTCTGATCTACCCTATCTCGTACCCGATAAGCTACAATCCGCAAGGCCTACTGGAGTTCTCTCCTGCATTGCGTAATACGGGTAACGCTTTTGCGTGGCCTAAATTTAAGGTTACGGGGGATTACTACTCTGGGTTTACTCTCACCGATGGTGGGGACAACAAAGTCACCTACAGTGGCATGGTCAGTAGCGCTGCTCCGGTGGAGATAGATATGGGTAGGGGAACTGCAATTCAAAACGGTACTGACAAAACGGTACTGATCTCTGAACGGGACTGGTTCGGTATCCCACCGGGAGAAACAATCAAACCACAATTCAATCCGCTTCAGAGCGGTGTTGGCTGGTGTGATATAATCATTAGAGATACTTTTATCTAGTAGAAGGAACGACAAAATGACTTCAGGTTGGGGCGTAGATGCCACTGTCTCAGGCGGTGTAGCGACATCTGGAACAACAGCATCGGATGTTCGCAAGGTATGGGGTGCTCTTTATTCGAAGGGTATCGTCAGCGGGTGCAAAATCACACGAAGCGGCTCGGCTATGACTTATACAGTCAGCAGCGGGGTAATAGCTATTTCGACATCAAGTGGGCAAGTGGTCATGGCCCCCGTCCAAGGCGTATCGGTGACCGCGAGTAGTCCGCCCGCATCAGGTACCCGCGTGGATGTGGTATTTGTTACTCAGAACCAACCGGGTGACGGTGACTCCGATGTTTCTGTACGTGTTTTGTCCTTTGCGACCACAGGGGCAGTTGTCCTGCCGGATTGGTCTCAAGAAATAGGACGTTTCACGGTGTCTGCGGGGCAGTCAGGCTCTAACGCAGCCACACAAATTGGAGATGTTATCTACTCCATCCCATACGGTGGCACTCTAGGTCGTCTCCATTACTGGCAGAACAAGTATGATGGGGTGCTTACCAATCCGCTGAAGCGAGAGGGCTACGGAACTTTTGATCTGCCTACAGATAGACTTGTCAGGTTTACCTACCGTGCAGTTCTGAGTGCCCAAAATGCGGCTGGGTTTGATAACAGTAAATACTGCGAGTATGGGTACATCTTCAACTCCGACCGCATCGGCGGCTCTGGAGACTTTATTATTCATACCACTCCGGGTCTACACCAAGCTTGGGGAACATATGAGTTCAACTCTACCATTATTCTCCCTGCCGGTAAGAACACAGTGTCCATGGCAGGGGTTAGGACCGTTGGTCCGGGTACTGTGGTACAGCATTATGGTACGGACGCTATGGGATATGGCCGTAATGGTGGCGAGTTTTCCGTGGTAGACCTCGGCCCTGCCAACTACGTTGGTCTCTAAATGTGGAGTGCATATCTTTTCCAAACGACAACAGGGCGGATAGGGCCAAGACTTAATTATGAGACAGTGGACTGGTCTATCGATCTAAATGATGTTGAAGGTATCAACCTAAGGCTCCGTAAGAGTGAACTACCGGACATTAACCTAAAAAAGTGGCTCTCTCCGTGGTGGGCTGGTGTGGTGCTTCTATGGAACAGAACGCCCGTTGTGGCGGGACCACTTATCAGTAGGCCATATGAGAATACTGATTTCATTACTATAGGCTGCGGAGGAATCCGTTCTGTACTGACCAAGAGGTTTGTAGTCGAAGAATTCTCCAACTGGGACGATCTACCAAGGAAGGGGCATCTTGGCTGGAAAGATTACAGTCTAGGTACCATCGCAAAGAAGGTAGTACAGGCTGCACAGGACAAACCGGGTGGTAAACTTCCTATTACATATGCCCTCCCAGATATTGCAGGAATCCACGAAAGAAACTATGAAGGTTTCAATGTAGCTAACCTCACTGCCGATGGCGTTCTGTCGAATTTGTCAGACGTTACTGGCGGACCTGATATAATGTTTAAACCAAGACTTTTGCAAGACAGTGTTTTGACATTTGATATGTGGACAGGCACTGACACCCAGCCGAGGATTTACCAGAAGCACACTCCTGTATGGGACGTGACCCCTGTTAGGGGTTCTGTCGTTGACATGAACCTTATTACAACTGGAACATACCAGACAGGTAGAGTGTACGCAGTCGGTACCGGTCAGGACAGAGGTACCGTAATCAAGGTAGAAACTGATCCTACCATGATTCAGCAGGAATATCCACTTCTTGAGTCCTATATTAGCTACTCAAACAGTGAAGACCCGCAGGTCGTTCAAGGACACGCCAAGGCGAGTCTGGAGGCCAACATCGGCCCACTGGTTGAGATACAGATGACCGTAAGAGGTGACGGAGATATTCCCTTCGGGGAATTCTGGCCGGGAGACCTCGTGAATGTAGCGACTAAGGGATGGTTGGCTATCCCTGATGGTATGACCCAGATGCGCCTTTTGAGCATGTCTGGAGACAGCAGCAACAACGTGAAGGTCAGCCTCCAAAGGGATGACCGTTACACGTAAGAGACAAACGATGAGGCAGTAATGGAAGTAAGACGAATTAACCCTGAAGCGGGAGTTGTCCGAGAGATCATTGACCTTCGAAGGAGGGTCAGGTCTCAGGAAACTAGAGCATCCGGTAATATTGTCGTCCGCGAAACACTAACGGCTGTAGACCCCGATACCGGTGTAGAAACCATCATCGGACTCCTTCCAGACGGCACGTACGGCTTCCAGCCGTTCGTAGGGGACATTATCCCACCTCCGGTGGCTACAGCCCCTACAGCGACCGCACAGCCCGGTTTGATGACCGTCCGCTGGGACGGTAAGTTCGTTGCCGATGCTGCCAAGCCACGAGACTTTGAACAGGTCAACGTCATCGGCCACAAGATCGTGGACGGCGTGACTGTATCCAGCGCGACCATCGGCCTGATCCGTAACAAGGATGCCGCTTCCTACATCAACGAAGAGGTCATTGCCGAGGATGAGACATGGCAGTTCTCCCTTGAATCTGAGGACTACAACGGCAACAAGGCTGCTCTGAGTGCACGCAGCCCCATAATCACCATGATCGGCATCATGTCCCCTGCCCTTGTCGAGGACAAGCTTCAGGAGCTACGCGACGAGGACACTGCTCTTAGTGATCGCGCCGACCAGACACAGGACGCCCTAGCAGACGCTCAGGCGCTTGCTGACGCCCTGCTTGCGAAGGGGCAGAACCTTGCCATCAACGGTGACTTTGACGTGCCTCTGGTGGCAGGAAAGCCTGTTACCGGCTGGCCTAGCTTTACGCTGTCGTCCATTGGGACCACTGCATCTGTTGCCCGTACAGGAACACAGTACCTTAGGGCTGCACCGCTGTCAACTCCAGCCTACGCCTACACCAACGATGTGTCTTCCGCCAGCGGACGCATCTACCGTGCCGAGTACTGGGCCAAGCTTGCACAGACCGCAACGGTCACCGATGGCACTACAGGCCTTGGGTTCCTCTTTACCACTACCGACCTTGATGGCACTGTAACCGCCAACGCGGTTACCGATACAACTGTTCCAGTCGCATCTCTTACCACTAGCACATGGGTAAAGGTAACCAAGGATTATACTGTAACATCTCCGGCCAACAAAATCAAGTTTGGGCCGAGAGTCACCGGTAACGGAAACGTTTATTACATCGACAGCTTCAAGGTTACCGATGTCACAGAAGCCCTCGCGGCCCAGCAAAAGGCTGACTCAGCCTTCGCCAACGCTCAACAGGCCGCTACTGCTGCCGGAACAGCGCAGACTTCAGCCGACACCAAAAACAGGAACTGGTATCAGGCAACTGCCCCGGCAGGTGTCTCCCACAAAGACGGCGACACTTGGTTCGATACTGACGATGATAACAGAATCTACATCTGGAATGCAACTGCTGGACCGCTTGGCACAGGTGCTTGGATCGACATGCGCGACAAGGCCATTGAAGCCGCAAATACCATTGCAACCGGCGCTCAGGCAACTGCGGACGGCAAGAACAAAAACTATTACAACGCCACCAAGCCTACAGGTGGCACCTATAAGGACGGCGACCAGTGGTTTGACACAGGCAACGGAAACAAGCTCTACCTGTGGAAGACAGCCAGCAATGACTGGATCGCATTCCAAGATGCAGCTATTGCTTCTCTGAACGTCGCTGTTACTGCGGCCAAGGCGTCCGCTGACGGTAAGACAACTACATACTACCAGACAACACAGCCCTCCGGTGGAACCTACATCAAGGGGGACATCTGGATCGACACGGATGACAACTACAAGATGTACATGTACCCCGGAACGGGGACCACATGGACTTCTGTACAGGACTCCAACGGTGCTCTTCTTGCTGCCAACGGTAAGAACAAATCTACCATGGCGGGTACGGCCCCGTCAAGCCCTGCAACAGGCGACATCTGGATCGACACCGCAAACGGTAACCAGATCAAGACTTGGAACGGTGCTGTCTGGTCCGACGCACGAGACACCTCTATAGCCGCTGCTGCTGCTGCTGCTACGGCTGCTCAAACATCTGCCAACGGTAAGAATAAAAACTACTACCAGACATCTATGCCAACTGGTGGAACCTACATTCTCGGTGACACATGGTTTGATACTGACGACGGGAATAAGGTTTACATCCACAATGGGTCAACCTTTATCGCTGCACCTTTTGGCACTAACGCTATTGCGAACCAAGCCATCACGAATGCCCAAATCTTTGATGCCACAATTCAGGCCGCAAAGATTGGGTCTGTAGACGCTGGAACCATCACCGTGGGTACTCTCAGTGCTAACCGCATTGGTGCTGGAACCGTTACAGCAGAGAAACTTACAATTGGTGTTGGACCTAACATCCTACTGGACCCTGCCTTGCAGGACGCTACACTCAACGCTGCCCGACTAGCTGTGTCAAATGCTAGCGTAACTGAAGGTGTGTGGAGCATTGTGGCAGGTGAGGCGGTTCTTACTTACACAGCAGGTACCCATACATCTGCCCAATCCGTATTCAATATGCGCTCAGCTAGCTCCGGGTCCGTTGCGGCACAAATACCTGTCACTCCCGGAGCGGAATACCGACTAACCACGGAAGCATTTCGTGCAACCGGAACTACCCCGCAGGTACGTTACGCGATCTACTACAAGAAAACGGACGGATCATTCGTATACGTAGGGGATAGTTCGGGAGCCGCGTACACGTCTCTGACTGTAGACGGCTGGCAGACAGTGACCCGTAAGTGGGTAGCCCCTGCTGATGCTGTCTTTGCGGGATTCGATTTGCAGACAAACCTTTCGGGAAACGCGAATGGCCTGAAATTCCGTAACCCTTCGGTGTCTATGAAGGTTGACGGTTCTCTAATCGTGGATGGTTCCATTGTTGCTGGGTCTGCCATTATTGCGGACGGTGCAATTGGAAATGCACAGATCACAAATGCCACCATCACTAGCGCAAAGATCAGTGAAATCGACGCTGGGAAGATTCAGTCCGGGTTCATCGATGCTCAGCGAATTGACGCAGGCTCAATCTCTGCAAACAAGCTGGCTGTCGGGGACTTCGCCAACCTGCTCGATGACCCGTCATTTGAAGCTGGCCCGGTCAAGTCACCATGGGTTGTTTCCGGTGGAGCAACGATCCAGACGGATTCGGGACGAAACAACACAATGGTTCTGCGCTCAAATGCTGGACGAACCGCTACCATCGTTGGTACACAAAACGGTGTACGACTCGCTACAAACGACTCCTTTGTTTTCCGTATGTGGCTATACATTAACGTTACAACAACGTCTGCTGGTCAAATTAAGGTTCTTGGGCAATACAAGAACAAGGCGGGAACTGTTGTCAATACGGTAACCCTTTATAGCATTCAGTCCGGAACAACTTCCGGCTGGAAGATGTATGAGTCCACTCCAATCAAGATTACTGACGCGTCCATTGAGACAATGACCGTTCAGCTTTCTGTAGATACCGCCTTCACTGGCCTAGCCATCTTCGATGATCTTGAGGTTCGTCGTCAGACCGGTGCCACCCTGATTGAACAGGGAGCCATCACCACTAACCATATCACATCCTCTGGGCTAGACGCTGGTGCGATTACCGCTGGGACGCTCACTGCACTACAGATTCAGTCCGGTGCAATTACTGCCGATAAGATGCTTCTGACCAGTTTCGACAACCTTGTGGAAAATGGTAGTTTTGAGTACGGCATGGCTAACTGGCCCACTACCACTAGCTGGAGCTTGGATACAGTTAATGGTAGAGTTACTCCGAACTGCTTAAAGGTTACTGGTATCACTGTAAGAGCCTTTGGCCCTACCTCAAGTGCGTACATTCCTATTGAGGCTGGCGATCAGGATGCTTACCGTCTTTCAGGGTGGGTGAAAACCACAGCCACCTCCGGAGATGTAGCAGAGCTTTGCATGTACTACTATGATGGAACCAAGACATTCGTCTCCAACTCTAACCTCTACATCCCAACAGCGTCCACAGACAGCACATGGAGATTCTTCTCCAAGCTGTTCTACCCACCGGCAGGTGTCGCCTACTTCAGAGTCCGCCCTAACGCTACAATGACCAACGCCGCTGATATCATGTACTTCGATGATATCTCGGTGAACAAGGCTGTAGGCGCTGACCTCATCGTTGACGGCGCTATCACAACCCAGCACATGACTTCCGGCACTATTGATGCCAGTGTCCTCACCGCTGGGTCTGTCAAGGCTGTCCAGTTGGGTGCCAAGTCGATCACAACAGACAAGCTGATCGTTTCCTCCAGCAATAACCTGCTTATTGAACCTGATTTCAGCCTCAACGGTATTTCATGGACCACTAGTGCGAACATATCAATCAATGCTACTGCCGGTCGTGGGTCAACGCCCGCACTCCGATTCACTGGAACAACTTCGGCCCTGAACAGCTACAACCTGATCGGTAAGGGTCCGGATGTCACCAATAAGATTGCAGTGGATTCTGACAACCGCTTTAGAGCATCGTTCTGGGTGAAATCCACTGAGGCACTTCCTGTAAATGCGGTCAAGCTTGCTATGCGCCGCTACACAACAGGCTCAGCACAGACTGCCACCACAATGGTTGGTAATGATGCTGTACTGGTTCCGAACGTTTGGACGCAATTCGAAGCGGTCTCACCTGCACTAGCTGCGGGCACTAATGGCGTTGGTTCCATTATTGCTCTGGATTTCTACCTGATTGTGGACAACCTCACAACAGGTGGTATCACCGATATTGACGCAGTTTCGGTGACTCGTGCCGCAGATGGTAAGCTTGTCGTGGACGGCTCCATCACATCCACCAAGCTGGAGACCAACTTGGTTCTCGCCACCAAGATCATTGCCGGTTCTGAGACAGGGACTCACGCGGCCATGGAGCCTACCGGCTTCAAGGTTTACGCTGCTGATCCGGGTGGTGGGGCACCTGTGGAAGTTGTCCGTCTGGGTGTTGCTGCCACCGATGACTACTTTGCCATCACGAAGTCCAATGGTGACTTGGCGGCTTCCATCTCACAGGATGGTGTCATGTCGGCTCTGGACGTGAACGCCTCACGCGCCCTATTCTACAAGGGAAACGAGATGCAGTCCCTGCTGGATGACATGCCTCGCGGTGTCATTGCAGCAGCATACCGCGATACTAACTCTGCGGTCAACGGTGGTACCACTAACGGTAACATCCCGTTCCTCCGTCTAGAGGCATATCTAGAGGCAGGACGAATCTACAGGATTTCAACCTCCCCTCTAAGAATCTCCCGTGACGCGGGAGCATCGGTTACCGTTGGAATCAAATACAACAGCACAGGAACCGCAACAACTCCTAACTTGGCGACAGTTACATCACCTGACCTTGCACAATCAATTGTGTGGGATGAGGCCAACTCCCCTGTGGTATCAGAACTGTTTGCACTCACTAGTGGTTCGTCCAAATGGGTGTCGTTCCTGATCTGGCTGGGAGCGCTCAGTGGCAATGCTGGGTTCCGCCCTTCCGGTGCATCTCCCGCACGCCTTATCGTGGAGGATGTAGGCCCGAACAGGAATACAATCGGTAGCGGTGTATCCGTTGATGGAAACGCGACCCCACCGGCTGCTAAGAACACCTACACCAAGCAGTACAACGCACTGGGAAGCTCCAGCTACCAAGGAAACGGTACAGTCTACAGCTTCGATGCTGGTAGAATGTACCAAGGGCTGTCCCCTGCCGGTTACGGCAACATGAAGTCACTTGCGTACTTCCCAAGCTTTACGGGAGACCTCAGTGGTGCTATCGTAAATAACATCCGAGTATACTTCATGTTTGACCACTGGTACTACAACTCCGGTGGTACCGCACGAATCACCCTGCACGGTCAGTCCGGACTACCGGCCACGTTCCCGACCACATATGGAACGCCTGCCGTATCCTCCGGTGGATGGCCGAAGCCGGGTGACCGTTGGGTGACCATCCCCTCCAGCTACTACGGAGGGTTCGTCAACGGGACCTACAAGGGTGTTGCTCTTGAAGGTGACAGCACTTATGGTACGTACGGTATCGCCCAGCGTCCAGTCATTGAAATCAGCTACACGAAGTAAGGAATCAGATGTCTAATCTACTGAAATATGCCCGAGCGCGAGATGACCAGAATTTCATCTGGCGAATCGCCGCAGCCATGATGGTCCACGCGCAGGAAATCGAACACTGGGAGTTGTCTAACCAGCAGCGAGCATTGGTCACATGGGTGTTGGCTAATCCGATGGTAGCACACCAGACGATGGTGAACCATGTCTCCACCAACACAGCCATTGCGGCCAACGTCGTCGTGGAGAACGGGGCCGTCACCACCGATGGCGTCCCCGATGACGACATCCAGTATGTTGTCAATACGGCTTGGGAGGCCGTAGCACTTAGCGCATTTTAGAGAATAGAAGGAGTGCTGTCAACTTGTGGCAGCACTTCTTCTTTCCTACGGTATAATAGAAGTATTACGAAATGACATCGACGAATAGGATACCTATGTCAGATTACCCAGAAATTGACTACTCAACCGTGGCTAGGTCCATGGCGACAGAATATTCCAATGAGGTTTTCATAAAGAAGCAGTATGAGAATATCATTGAAACGCTTAAGGCGCAACGTGACGCCCTCCAGAACCAACTAAATGACGCCAATGCGAGGCTTTCGGCCATCCCCAACGATGAGCCAATCTCCGGTGAGATCGTGGAAACAGATGAACCAGTATAGAGTAAAGGCTAGGGGAACTTCCCTTACTTTCGAGGGCATCAAGATTGCTACGGCTTCAAGCCGTGGAGATGGGCCACGTTGGATCGAATTTACCCTGTACAGGGCCGCAACCGGACAGTACGTGGTGGAGCGGATCGGAAAAACCACTGTTTTCCACCGATACGACTGCGAAATTACCCAGAAAAACGGCCTAGATGCAGTAGAGTATGACGAAATCCCCCGAGGATTTGCCCCCTGTTTCAAGTGCAAGCCTTCCCGTATCGATCCTGAAGGTCTGTTCCCCGAGAAGGACCGACCTTTCTTCCAGACTTGCGATAAGCCAGAAGGTGTGGTAAAGTTCTTGGAAAGAAAGGGCAAGTACGACGACCTTATGTACCTGACGAATGTAGCTCGCGACCTTCTATCGGAGGCCTCGGAACATGACGCAGGCATCTACAACGTCTACATCGACCAAAGGCTCGAATAGACAAACAGGCTGGTTCGTGGTAAGATTGGTGTATGAAACTTATCCTTGACGAAGCCCCCATCGAACTGATTGAGTACATCTATACTCATTTGCCTGAATCTCTTCAGGCCAAGGTAGAGATCGTTTCGCTCGATGGGATTGAATACAATGATTCCGCTCTCGGGCGCTGGACCCAGCTAGTACTGGCTGGAGAAGGTGCCCGTTTGTGGTCTAACACGGCAAACAAGAACTCCCCGATCTACGCAGGACCACTACCCTCAACGGGGCGAGAGGCTGACCTTGTCATTGCCGATCTGGTCTACACTAAGCAGCAACTTGACTTCTTCAAGAGCTTTGGTGTAGTATATATCGGACGTGTTGAGGTTGACCCTCGAAACCTTCTGGTCATTGACCACAAGAAGGCCAAGGAGCGCCATGACGTACATCTCTCAGAGCCTCTGGGTGCCCTTCTAAGCGCCTCTCCTGCCGACTGGTGGGGATCGCTCGGTGTCGTGTCTGCTGGCTCTGTAGACAAGCTTCAGGCCTTTGTGGAGGCCATGCCAGATGTCGTACCGCTTGTGTATTCCACAGGTGCAGCAGCAAAGCTGAAGTTCTTTGGGCTGGAGTATGTCCACTTAGATGAACCCAAGCTTCTGGAAGACGGAAACCCTAACCTCAGGTATGGCCGAGATATGCGCGGACGAGCGAACAGTCTGTTCATGCAGCCTACAAAATAACACAAAGCAGTACCAAATGCAAATCAAATAAAGGAAAACTATGCCGCAACTACCGGGCGATATCAATATGTATCTCGTGAACAACATCGAGACCGCTTGGGCAATGAAAAGATGGCTGGGTGAGCGGAGAGAGTTCAATGTCATGGGTCTTGACACCGAAACATCGGGTCTTGACGCTTGGGCACCTGACGCAAGGCTCCGACTTATCCAGATCGGAGACCACAAAACCGGCTGGGCCATCCCGTGGGAAGGCTGGGGCGGTGTCGCGATTGAATGTATGAACGCATGGGAGGGTCAGTGGACCCTCCACAACGCAGCATTCGACTACAAGTGGCTCAAGAAGCACGCAGGCTGGGAAATGCCGTGGCACAGGACTCATGACACAATGATCATGGGCCAGATTGAGCGTCCCGGAGACCGTAACGACCTGAAATACCTCTCTACACAATTCATCGACCCGCGTGCAGACGCAGGACAGAAGGATTTGAAGGATGCCATGGCCAAAAACGGCTGGGGCTGGGGAGATATTCCGGTTGATCTGGAATCGTACTGGGTGTATTCTGCCCTTGACCCGATTCTTGCCGCCCACATGTACACTCATTTCCAGACCGAGAAGAAATTCCCGGAGACTTACGACCTTGAAATGGCCGTACGCCGTATCTGTACCAATATGGAACTTGATGGCATGCGTGTGAACCTCGAATACTCCCAAAAGAAGTTCGATGAACTCAACGCTTACGTCGAAAACTCCAAGAAATGGGCACAGGACACCTTTGGTTTCTCCATCGGCTCCAATGTCCAGCTTGCGGACTACTTTGCTAACACGCTGCATGCCAAGTTTGATGTCTTTACCACGACAAATAACCCTTCGGTAAACAAACAGCAACTGGACATCTTCCAGCATTCTGATGACCCGAGGGTTCAGGAGATGGCTAAGTTCGTTCTTGGTGTGCGAAACTATGATAAAATCTCAAACTCGTACTTCAAGAACTTCCTGTCCATGCAGCGCGACGGAATTCTTCACCCGTCCATCAAGACTATGGGCGCACGTACCGGACGTATGTCCGTGACCGACCCTGCTTTGCAGACTATTCCATCCAAGGACTCCCTTGTTCGAGGTGCGTTCATTCCGTCTAATCCCGATGAGTCTATCGTATCTTGTGACTACTCGCAAGTGGAATTGCGCCTTATGGCACACTTTTCTCAGGACAAGGCACTGATTCAGGCGTTCAAGGATGCTGACCGTACCGGAGAAGACTTCTTCTCCAACTTGGGCAAGCAGATTTACAACAACCCTGATTTCGGTAAGAAGGACCCACGCCGTAAGCTCGTGAAGTCCACCATGTACGGCTTGATCTATGGTGCTGGTCCTGAGAAGATGGCCGAAACTGCGGGTATCCCTGTTCGGGAAATGCAGGAAGTCGTGGACGCTGTTCACGCCACATTCCCCGGAATCCGAAACTTCATGATGGAGATCGAAAATACCGGCAACAAGCGGGAGCGTGAAGAGGGCGTAGCCTACATCACGACCGGCACTGGCCGTAAAATCCCTGCGGACAAGGGTCGAGTGTACTCCCTACTGAATTACACCCTTCAGGGTAATGCGGCGGAGATCATGAAGAAGGCTGTTGTGCGTCTCGATGCAGCGGGTTACGGCCCGTACATGAAAATGGTCATCCACGACGAGGTCGTATTCAGTATTCCTAACCACATGATCGAGAAAGCTCTTCCGGAGATTTCCGAAATCATGTCCGTCACCGATGGCTCTTTCGCGGTCGATTTGTTGGCTGAGGCCGAGGGTCCATATTCGGACAACTGGGGAGAGAAATATGCCCAAGCAGCCTGATTATCTATTATCAGTCGATCCCGGTTTAGCGACCGGAGCCGTATTGATTGACATGCATGACCCTGAAAACCCTGTTCCGGTATGGGATGCTGAATTGACTATTCAGGAGTTCTATGCTATGATAGAACATACTATTGAGAACTACGGAACAGAACTCGCCATTGTATGGGAGGATTTCCATATTACCGTAGAAACGGCAAAGAAAACTCCCCAGCCATGGAGCCTGCACCTTATCGGTGTGATGCTCTACTTCTGCTGGAAACATGACATCCCGTTTGCCGTACAGTCGCCAGTCCGTAAAGGATTTGCATCCAATGACAAACTACGCCATGTCGGATTCTGGCATAAGGGAGATAACGGCCACGCAAATGATGCGTTCCGCCACGCAATGATTTATCTCGTAGACAACCACCCAAATTGGGCGCGGAAGTTGATTCTTCCTACAAAATAAGGACAACGCTGAATGCTAGCAGATATTGATCTAAATGATCCATCCAAAATTGTCATCGATAAGTTTGAATGGAGATTTCAAGAACTGCTGAAGAGCCTTCCATCTGCCAAATACAAGGACCAGAAGTATTACTTCAACCTGTCGTGGCAGATGTGTCTGGCACTTCGGTACACACTCAAAGAACACCTCCAGATCGGCCCGAACCTCTCAGCTTGGGCCGAAAATGAATACCAGACAGTAATTCTTCCGGCCTTCAACCTGCGTAATGCGCCAGATGCTGAAGGTTACCCGCGTCTATTCCCTCACCAGAGAGCAGACGTGAAGTTCCTGTCAACCGCAAAACGTGCTATCCTTGCTAATGGCATGGGTAGTGGTAAATCCCAGTCAGCGTTCTCCACCGTTCGCGCCCTGTTCGAAAAGGGCGTGGACGTGTTCCCGGTTCTCGTGGTTGCCCCTAACTCCACCAAGGGCTCGTGGGCACGTGAGATCGAGGAAGTCTGGCCGGGACTGACAGTTGCTGTCATCGACGGAAGCGCTGTAAAGCGCCGTAAGCTCTTCGAACAGCCAGCACACGTCTATGTGATCAACTGGGAATCCGTGCGCTCTCACAGCCGTCTACAGCCGTTTGGCAGTACAGCGCTGAAGAAGTGCACGGAGCATGGCGGTCTCGATAAGAACGTCAAGCCTACCGCCTGTGAGGCCCACGACAAGGAATTGAACAACATCGATTTCAAGGTCGTGATTGGTGATGAAATCCACCGCATCAAGGACCCATCCTCGAAGGTGTCTCGTTCATTCAAGGCAGCTACGGGGGATGCGGAGTACCGCTTTGCCATGTCTGGTACCCCGATTGCGTCCTCTCCGGAAGACTTGTTCTCGGTATTGAACTGGCTCTACCCACAGGCCTACCCGTCCAAGACGAAATTCTTGGATAGATTCTGTGAAACCCACTTCAACTCCTTCGGTGCCCGTATTGTTATCGGCATCAAGAAAGATATGGAACAGGAATTCTTCGCAGGTCTTGATCCATTCCTCAGGCGTATGCCTAAGGAAGCTATTCTCCCATTCTTGCCGCCGATTATTCGGGAGCGAAGAGATGTGGAAATGGGGGCCAAGCAGAAGAA